AGCTCTCTGTTAAATAAGAAGCTGTAAAATCTTGATAATGACGGGCAACTATGCCTAAACGATGAGGTTTAGCACCTAAAAATTTGTGAAAATCCTCATAGGTCTTTGTAGTACCCATTGTAGACTTAACAGTCGTTAAATTAAATAATTGCATGTAATTAACTTGTTTTAAAATTAGTCATGGTCAAAGTCCATAATGTCTTTGAATTTAGTTCCATTTGACTGTTTTGGTTGATCACGTATAAAAGTTTTTCGAGTGGTATCAACTTTACCAAGAGCTTCGTCTCTACCTTTATCGTAAGAAGACTTACGAGTAATATCTATTTGCTTTTTATAATAATCGTGTAATATGTTAAAAGCTTCCTTACCCTTAGTAGCATACCAAGCAAGCTCAAAAAGCTTATCAGGACTGTCTAAAGATTTTATGAATTGACTTACGCCATTCATATCTTTATCTAAGATGTAAGATAAGATTTCTTCTTTATCCTCATTATCTATATCTAAACCACCTATGTCTTGTACTGATGTAGCAACAGAAACTAAACTAGCTTGGAGGTCATTATATCTTTGTTCATCAATTAACTCTTGTTGTTGTTGTGCAGCTTGTAGTTGCGTCACTTCTATCTCTTTATAGTCTGTTCTTAGTTTATCTACCTTCTTCTTAAATAGATCTGGATGTTCTAATTGTTTTTCAACCTCAATAGCTATCTCATCATCCGTTAAGTTTTCATATCTAGCTTTAAGGTCTATTGCAAATAATTGCTCATCTGTATATTGATCTACTTCTATTCCAGCTATATTTTGAGCATTTATATACTCTTGTATAGCTTCACGTTTAAAATAATCAATAGCCTCTTCAAATGTTACTCCATTCTCACGTAAGAAATTAATAGCATTGGTTTCATCTTCTTCAAGACCAAAGTCTATATCTTTTTCAGAAGAGTTTATGATATTAAGTTGTTCATTTTTAGGTAAGTCGTAAAAATTTACATTCTCTATTTCACCCTCTTCATTCTCAAACTGAATAGTTTTATCTTTAATTCCTTTAAGTGCAAGTATGTCGTTAATTAAGGCATTTTCCTTATAAGAAGGAATAATAGGTTGATCATTGTCATAATCTTCACCATTACCCTCAAATGACTTTATTTCAAAATCATCATGCTCATGCTCATCATCATTTTCATTTTCATCTCCTTCTAAAGAAAAGGGTAAGAGATCAGTTCCCCCATTATTTTCATTATTTAAATCATCTTCAAAGATTGAGAGATCTTCTTCATTTTCTATCATATTAATTCATATTTAATTTTACTATTGTCTATCTTTGAATCATTAGTTAAACTAATGATTCAAAATACTCACTAAAGTCAAGAATGTCCTGATGTTTAATAGCCCACTCAGAGGTTTCTACAAGTTGAGCAAGGTGCTTAAATTCCTCATCTGTTACCTCTATAATTTCATCCGCATCTTCTAATTTATCTATTAATTTTAGATCCCTACGCATTTCTTTAAGTGTTACTGTCTTTTGTAACGGTCTATTAAGAAGCGAGGTTAATAGATCAGCGTAGCTTGCTACTGCATCCTGTGTTTTAAGGATGGTTGTCATTTTGTTTTCGATTGTTTTCATTTGTTCTTATTGTTTAATTTTGCAAATATAATACTATTATTTGATTTAACCAAATAAAAATTACTTTATTTATACAACATCTTATCTTTTAATTTCAATAGTAGAGCCAAGATTATATAAAATAGTACCAGAACCAGAAACTGTAGTAGATACCTGAATTGTAGTACTAACTAAAGCTCTAAGATCCATTGTAGGGAATGAATATGAAGTTACTGTAGACAATGTAGTACCAGTAGAAACACCTTGTGGATAGAAAGTCTGAGTAATAACATTACTAGCTGGATTAGTAAATGTAACTTGAACTATGATGGTACAGCTACCACTAATACTTAATATGTCTAACCAAGCTCCAACTCTAAAGGTATTATCACTTAATGAGGGATTATTATAATGTCCTCCATCAGTAAGACTTCCAGTTTGTCCAAAATAAGCACCATTAAATACAGCTGATAAATCAGATAATCTTACAACATCAGTTGACAATACTGGTGCATTATTAGCTCTTAGAATACCAGTTGCTATAAGACTTCCTTCTAAATATACATTATCAGAATATAAACCGTATTGTTGTGTAGTTAACCCTAAGGCTATAGCCTTAGAAGATCCTAAAATATTAGACAGATCCCCAATCTTAACTCTAGTATTTATAGGATTAGTCCAACTGTTCTCTATAAAATTAAATCCTAAATTATCAGTATCTTGTTCATAATAATAATTATCGACAAAGGTATTAAATGTAGTTATGTTACTAATTAGTTCTATAAAAGGATTTAAGTTTTCAATAGAGCTAGATTGTAAATAAGCATTAGTACCACTTGTATTTCCTATACGTATTAATCTAGTACCTGCATTAACTATACCTCCATCATAAATATAAATAAAATAACCATCACTAACAACTAAAACTACTTCAGCTCTTATTGCATCTAAGTAATTACCATTGTAATCCCACATTTTATAATATAATAAATCACCTACATAAAGTGTAGATAAAGTTTGTATAAAATAAACAGATATTGAATTAATTTGAAGTAATGTACTACCACTAATAAACGATTGAGTCATACTATCATAATCTATAGTACCTGTTGGAGTATAATAACTAAGATCAGAAGCTTGATTATATGTTGTAGAAGTATCAACTGTAGAGTCATTATAAATATCACCAATACCATATGAAAGAGGTATAATTTCATAAGTTTGAGTAGGTGCATCAGTATTTAAATTAGCAATAGGTATATGTACAACATGCGCATTTGTAGCACGAGTAGATAAAACTCTAACTGTACCTATATTGTCAGAAAACTGACCAGAAGCTGTTGCATTCATATAAATAGGAAACCCCTCTATAAAATCTACATTAGTTATTATAATATCTTGACTAAATATTTGACTACCATCTAAGCCTATAGTTTGATATATAGGATTATGAGTTAATTGATCTCTTACAATAATATTATCAATTTCTAATGTCCATAAATTAGAACTATCCTTTGTAATTCCAAATCCAGTCTGACCCTGTAAGAAGTTAGATGACTGTGTATTGCCAGTCTGAGTGAAACTTCCAGTTAACATAATTGGACCACCTACATTTAAACTATAGTTATAATTTAAATTAGTATTAATTGCTATACTACTATTACTTATAGTTAAAAGATTATTAGTGTTACCTAACTTCGTATTAGTTATAAAGTTAAATGTAGATTGATAGTTCGAATTAAGTAGTTGAAAGAAAACATTACCGTTATTAGTCCATGTAGCAAGACCTGAACTATAATCAGATGCTCCAATTGTAAAAAGAGTAGTTGGAGCTTTAGGTATACTAAAAATAGTAGGTGCATCACCAGTTATATGTAATGCCGAATTAGTCTGTACCTGTGTATCAGCTAGAGTGATAGATACTGGTTTTAAAATATTACCACCATTTATAAGAGATAAATAGAGTGGTTGCCAACTAGATTGTAGTGATGGACTACTTGGTACTGTAAGTACATAATGTGACTGATTAGTTATGTTATATAGTAACTGATTAGTATAAACACTACTCTTAGTATAACTTGTAATATCATTAAAGCTATTTATATTCCCACTATTTAGGCTTACTTGAAGTGCTTGAGCACCAGTAAGAGTTTGAGGAATAGTATAACTTAAATAACCATTAGAATTACTTATAATAGAACTACCACTTAATGTGGATGGAGGACCACTTAATTGAATATAACTATTATCTGATGTTATGAAGAATGAGCTATTCTGTTGTATAAAGACATAATTTCCATCACCAGGATATTTTAAATCCTTAAGATCAGAATTTAAAGCTAATATAGTAGTTACACTACCAGTTTCATCAGTACTTGTTGTAGTTGCTGTTGAAAAAGTTAAAGGATAAAGTTTATTACCAACTTGTACTGATACATTCCCAGCAGTACGTAAAATTAGATCTTGATCCTTTCCTCCAAATATCATCTGCTGTTTTCCTATAATAGATGCAAGTTCTGCAACTTGCACCTTATTACCAGAATTATCTTTAACAAAGATTTGACTCATTTAATTAGAATGTAATATTTCTTCTGCTTTATGCTGTATATCTTTATCATCTTTAACTGTAAATTTAGCCACTGTAGCGCTAGCAATACCTGTTGTTACTAAGTAACCAGCTATATTTGATATTTTATCAGGTATATAGTTACTAGCTGCTTTAAGTCCACCACCGAGAGTTCCACAGAATAAACCAATCCAGATTATAATCTTAAAGAAGTCTGGTGTAGGACCTATCCACCTAGCATATAATAATTTAAAAGTCTTCATGTTAGTATTACATCTAAAGGTGTTGTATAACCAACCTGTAAAAAAGGATCAGTTGGTATTGTGTTATCTACATTATGTCCTGGAAGATATAAAGGACCTCCATTAGATGATACAGTAACTGTACAAGTAGTTGTTCCAGTATTAAGTAATTGATCATAAGCAGTTAATCTAAAAACATATGTACCAGGATATAATTCATAAACTTGGTTTATACAACTTACAGCTGCTGTGAAGGTACAATCAGGTCCACTATCCTTTGTCCACACTTGATATTTTATTGGATAAGTGCCTTGTACTACTACTCCGGTTAACATAAGAACTACATTATCTGTAGTAGTTGAAGGAGCTATTATACTTACTGAAGGATTACTCATATTTAATGTTTAATATATGGATTATAATGTTCATCTGGATACCATAATCCATGAAATAATTTTTCTTGATCTTCTATTGTAATACGCTGTACATGATCAGGATCTACAAATGAATGTTTAACTCCTGGACGTCCCCAATCATTACCTGATATTAAACCATGTTTCTTAGCAAGATTTATTAAGAAAGTAAAGTCACCATCCCAATTAGGTTCACCTTTTACTACTTTAACTATATCTGCTGCAAGTCCATAGCCATGTACACCTACATCTTTTAATTTGGTAGCTCCCTGTTTAAAAAGTTCTTGTTGTCTAGCCTCACTTCTATAAGTTTCGTAAACGATCATTTCATGACCTAATGATTTAGCATCAGTAATGATAGCCATTACTGATGCTCTTGTGATAGGTTCTAATAAGTTAATATCATTAATAATCTTAGTTGAGTTGAAGTTAGGACTCTTTTTAATAACTTCTGTATAAAAATTTGTCATTGTTTAAATACTAATACGTTTAGTACACTTATATCTGCTACATTAATGGTACCTGCAGCAATATTAGCCTGTATAGTGACTGTATTAGCAGTACACACTACTTGATACTGAACTGTTAATGTTGTAGTACCAGGTGTAACTAATTGCACATATGCGTGAGAACTTGTTGTAACTCCAGCAATAGTTAGAGCTTTTGTACCAGCAACTAGTGTTGTCTGTGTATTTACTATCTTAGAGGCTAATTGATAAGCTGACAAACCTGGTGTATATTGTAAATTTTCCATATTTTAGTTTGTTATATATGAAATTATATCACCAGAAGTACCATTAATATAAAGTGGAATACTATCTGATGCTGCCATTGTTATAGAAGCACCTGGTGGAACTATAACTCCAGTACCTGTACCATCTTCTGTATTTGCTACTGATTCTATGCCAACTAATATATCTGCTGTATTTGTTACTTTTGCAATAATTATAATCTGTTTAAATGGTACAGTAATAGGTAACATTACTGCTGTACTAGTAACTGCTATTTTAGCTTGACCTGTAGTAGGTAAATAGGGAGTTATTGGATGACCGTAATCCGGAAACATGATAGGTGGTTATTAAAAGTTTTAAATTAAGTCTATCTTAACTATTTGTTGCTTCATAATAAGCTATAAATGCAGTAGCAACCGCATTAGCAAATGTTGTCTGAGCAGTACTAATAGTGGTTGGTGCTACAGTACTAGTAGATCTAATTGGAGTTGCATTTGGATTGTAATTAAAAGTTTGTTGTTTACCTGCTAGTATTACTGTTCCATCTGTGTCATTAAGTGATATCTCATAAGATAAGTTAACTGCACCTACATTAACTGTTAAGGTACGTGGTTTGCCTGTTTTAGGCTCATTTGTAATTGCGACTATAGTTGCCATTATTTATTTTATAATTTAATTAATTTATATTATCTTTAAGAACATGCACTATAGGCATAATAAAACCAACTACCATTAATTAATTGATAGATAACATCTTGACCTTTAACTATACTACCATTAGTGGCTGATGGATAATCTGAATTTAGTGTTGCATTTGATAATGGTGTTCCAGAATCTGATACTGTATATACTTGTGGTAAGGTATTAAGTTGAGCTAATGTTAAGTGATATCTTTCATTAAGAGTCCCTCCTTGTATATTACCTAGGTTGTTATGGTTTATCATGTCTTGATTAGAGGTTAAACATCCACTTGTTGGTACTCCATCTTCTATTGTGGGATCTTCTCCTACGAAGTCTATATTATTCATATGTTTTTAGTTAATTACCCATAAGTATAAGTGTCCCGGTGCTTGTTGCGCCGGTAATTGTAATCGATGACGTTCCGTTTGTTGTTACTAAAGAGGCTGATAGCCCCGACGTGGTTAAAATTACCGGGGTATTCGTAAAAGCGGTGGCGTATGTATAACTCGCTGTTCCTAATGCAGCGGATAGCGTTACAACAACCATTTTGAAGGCACTACCCTGCTGTATTTCGTTAAAATTAGCGGTTCCGCTTGTTGAACAACTCACGGCGGTTGGGGGCTGATTGATGGCTAAATAGCCGCTTTGCGCGCTATTGCCTGAATGGTCCACCTTCCATTTACTTGTATAGGTACCACCCCCATTAGCGGCTGTGGTAAGCCCCACATCAATAAAATTCGCAACAGTGCCAGTAAATGAACTCTCAAAAACCGGCATGTACAACCCTATATACCCACCTGCTAACGTATTCGAGGCAGTCGGTTGGATGGACAAAAGATGTTGTGTCACACTTGAGCTTGATAAAGTTGACTCGAATGACACATGGCTCGTACTAGACGTAGACGGTGAGAAAAAATCGAAAAATCCAATATTTCCAGAACTGCCCTGATTTATAGTAAAAATCCTCGCACTCGTGCCTAAGGTTGTTCCAACACCCAACGCAGCTCCGAATTGTATTGATCTAACTGTACCAGTACCCCCAGCATAAGAGCCGATTGTGTATATATTCGACTGATATTGCTGTACTATTCGTTCGTAATTAGTTACTTGGTCTGATGTGTTATAAACAGCAGTACCTGTAGAAGTTGAACCGTGAGTAATTGTATGGGTTGGAGAACCTGTCAATAATCCGAGCCTCCCATTTACATAAGTAGTGCCGTTAGCGTATAAAGATAACGGAGTCGTGCTTGAAAATGAATAATTAATATTTGTGTTAGTGTTTGTCCATGCTGTTGTAGTCATGGATAAATCGCTTGGGATGGCAGAAATAACGTGAGTTTCTCCATTTGCTGTTATGCTCTGCCCTACAAAAAAAGTACTTGTAAAAGATGTGCCTGTTCCGGTAACCGAAGTTCCTGAAGCTGTGGTCGAAATAGTGCCAATAGGTGTTCCGTTAGTTGAAAATTTGAATGAAATTATATTGCCGGAATTTGAATTTATGAAATTATAAAATGGATTACTCACCCCTGAATTGTTTGTTCCTAATGATAGTTGCAAGTTTTCGTTATTATCATAAAAATGTATATCGGAGTATCCGGAAGCGTTAGTGTTTTGAATGCCAACTATTCCGGCTGCAGTTGTACTTCGTTGGATATAAAGTGAATTAGTATAAGATAACCCGGATGGTGTCCCGCCAATATTAACAGTATTTAACAGCGTTGGTATGTCATTTGCTACTATCGCCCTGAACGCCGGAGTTGCTGCGCTTCCCGATGATGGCCCAGCTAAAAATGTATTAGCCGTTTGCGTAGCCAAAGCAGGTGCAAAGGTCAATACACCTCCCGATGTTACGGTAGCTGTAGTTGGTGTACTGTAAATTGTGCCGGGCCAGTTAATAACACCCCCGTCAACAAATGTTCCGGTTGAATTAGGAAATGAATAAACTTGGCTTGCAGTTAAAAGCGATTTTGTAAGCGATGCAGCAAAACCGTTATGTCCTAAAAATGTCCACTGGCTGCTTGAATTAACATATAAAACCTCTGTACCGCTTACAGGCGTTGCGGGTGCTGGCGATTGTGCTATTCCTGAATAATAACCGTTCCCTCCTGTGCCATTATTAACTATAGTATTGGCACTTAATCCCGCATTAATTTCTGTAGTACTATTAAAAGTACTTGTACCGTTTACTATTAATGCTTCCGGGTTTGATCCACCTGCTGATGTAATAGTTACCGCTGGTTCACCACCGCTTCCGGTAAATGAACTTTGTCCCGTAGATGTTATGGCACCGCTTGTTAAACTATATATACCTAAATTAACATTACTAGTGGCTCCAGTATATGGTACATATAAAGTAGATATAGTAGTACCAGTTATATAACCTTGATTACTCCACAAAACAGTAGCACTATTTCCAGTATTAGTTATAGTATTTCCTGAAAATTGAATAGTAGTAGTGGGATTAGTTATATTTACTAAATTATTAGTATTTAAAGTTATGGAATTATAAGAGCCTCCAGAAGATAGTTCAATATAATTACCACCTCCAGAAACTAATCTACTACCACTTAAAGTACCTATTAATCCACTATAATTACTACTTAAAGTACCTCCATTTATTCCAATATTACCAGTAACAGTACCACCAGTTAATTGTAAATATCTTCCGTCAGTATATGAAGTATTAAGACTAAATACATTACCTGATTGAGTTATAGTAATACCATCTGATAAATAAGTATTAGGACCTGCACTTAAAGCAAGAGTTATTTGAGTAGTACCTAAGGTTACTGGATTACTATTAACTAAGTAAACTTGACCTTGTTGAGTGGATCCTTCTCTTACTAAATAAGTAGCTCCTGATAATTCTAAAGAAGTATTACTGTCAATAGTTCTAGTTAATATCCATGGAGTTGAGATACTACCTTGTTGAGTTAATTCATAAGCTCCATTATTAGTACGTAGTGATCCACTTTCATTCTTAACTAATATAGTATCAACTCCTGATGATAATGATATACCGTCAATAGTTGGAAATGCTCCATTACTAGATGCAGTTAATGTTAAAAAATCAGAACTTGTAGTATAAGCAGGAAGGGTACCCGTTGTACTTACAGTTACAGAATGTTTCCAGTTTAATCCATTAACATAATTTAATAATTGACCAAAACTAGCAGGTTCTAAAGCTGTAGTAGCATCTCCAGCTAAATAAATAGGTCCAGTTAATGTAGTTCCATTTAATACAGTAGTTACATCACTGGCTAATAAAGTAATTGCTCCAGTCCTCGTATTAAAAGAGGTAACATAAGTACCAGAACTTAAAGCATAATTAGCATTCGCATAATCTAAAGTAACAGGATCAGCTCCATTAACTGGGTCAAGTACATTTATTTCACTCATGAAACGCATTACTAGTGATCCTGAAAATATACCATTATAAGCATCTATGCTAAATAGAGCAGAATTACTAGAATTGTAAAATTCTAAACCATCCCAGGTCAATCTACTATAAAAACCATTACCGCTATAAAGTGCCTGAAATTCGGTGGGGTCAACCGATGTAGTATACCCACCTGATGAGCTTACTAATCCATTTTGAAAATTAGGGACTTGAGTTATAGTTTGATCTGATCCACCTATTGATATAAAATTATCATATAAATATCCTATATTAGGTATTACTAATGGAGTATCTGATGACCAATTAGATGAATAATCACTAGCATATAAAACTCCTATATTATTAATAGCATCTTGGACTAGTATACCACCTTCACTACTGAGTAATATAACTTGACTACCTCCACCTCCGTATTCAAAATAAAGGCCTAGTCCAGTAGTATAAAATTCCATGAAACTAGCTGAACTACCTGATCCTATACCAATTTCTATTCCAGGATTACTAGGATCAGGTCCCATCCAAAGATAAGTAGATGAATAAAGATCGTCAGAAAGTTCAAACTGATTACCATTTTGATCTATGTTAACACCTTCTATTAATTGCCCACCTAATCCTATAAAATTAGTACTATTAACTGATAATCCATTATTAAAATCAGTCATTCTAGTTACATCAGTAGGATTAACTGGTGAGTTATTAACTGATAGACCTTGTAAGAAGTAAGCATTACCTGTGCTCCCTTTAATTTCAAAGAAAGATGATCCTTCAGTACCACCTATAGCAAAACCATCTGTTGAACCTGTACCAGTAACTATAGTGAGTGGAGTGGCTACATTAGTAAGTGAAAAAGCACCCATATCATAACCTATTCTCCAATTCATATCCGTATCCCCATTAAATAGAATATATTGGATGTTAGATAAAGCTATATTACCACCTGATAATAGTCCATCAAATACTGGATTAATGATAGTAAGATACATATCAGATGCATTACCAATTAAAGTATTCACTACACTTTGTGTAACAAATGGATTAGTATTTGAAGGTGTAGTGGCAGCTACTAAACCTGCATTAATAAGAGCTGTTGTGTGATAGCGTTCAGTAGGTATACCGCCTTGTAAACCATATAATGAATTATGAACTCCATTAGTACAAGCAGGTGTAAGATCAGAGATACAAGTTGTAGAGTTTACAGTTTCTATAGAAAGTATCTTATCTGTTTGTTCCATAGAACTATCTATAATTGTAAATGGATTATTACTTCCTGTTTGTAACATTGTTATATTTCGTTAAGCCTTCTTAGATAATAATCTATTATAGCTGTTTGTTTATTAGTATCTACTGTAAAATTATTTAACATGTTAATAGCAAACATTGCTTCTCTAATAGTTGAGTAACCATTAGATGTTTTATGACCCTTTTGTGCTTGTCTAATAAAGATAGCAAAATTATCAATGATTAATTGTTTTAAAATAGGTAACTTATCCACTACAACCACAATTTGCTCCTATAATAGGTGAACACATTGTGCCACATATGTCTAAGGCTTCTATTAACTTTTGTATCTGTGTTATATTGTTAAAGTCTTGAAGATACTTAATTACTTCAAGTGTCATATATAAAATATCTCTCTTTTCCTTAAGTTCTTTAAACTCATAACGTCTATCATCCTCTGATCTAGAATCTCTATAACTATCGTAATATGTATCCCCATAATCTCGTCTATCCTGTCCATAATCTCTATGATGTTGTGGAACTCCTATATTTTTATCGGTTATTGTACTTAGTATTTTAAAATAACATGCGTTAGTATGACAAGTTGAGATAAACGAACTACTAGTTGAAATACAGTTAGAAGTATTAAGATTAGTGTTTATAAAAGCAGTAATTGATATTATAGTTGGTGTGCCACTTATAACATTATATAAATTTGTGCCATCTGTATAAAACATATTTATACTGTTAAAAATAGAATTAGTATAATTTGCCGTATAAAAAGTAAGGGAAGGTATAAAATATCTTGTTAGTGTATAAGAACCATCAAGTGTTAATTTATAACTAGTTGATGGAAAGTTATTAGCGTAAGTGACATTTGTAGGTTGAGGTACAGTATAAAATGAGTCAGAGGTATTAACTATTACAGGTGTGCTTGCATACTTATTATAAAGTAAAATATTTAAGAAATAACCTTGTGATAGCTTATATGTATTGAGTACAAGTGAACTTTCGTTGGATTCCGGTAAGAATCCAGTTAAGTTAGTACTACCATTATAGAAACCTGTAGTATCAGAGACAGACAAATTACAACCATTATCTAGAGTTATATTTAAAGCGAGTGTTGTCATGCAAAGTCTTGATTAGGTGTTTGATTAACTTTATTACCTTGAATCACTTCAAGTTTTTCAAGTTCAATACGTTGTTCATCTAATTGTATTTTCTTATCGTTATAATCTTTAGTATTTTGATTTTGTTGAGTACGTACTGTAAAGTCATCATTAATAGCTTGTTCTTCAACTTGAAGACCTTGTGCTTTAAGTTTATCATTTTGACTTTGAATAGCTTGCATTTGGGATTGAAGTTGTTTAGCAGCTTGTTGAGCTTGTTTGAGTTGTTGAGTAAGCATTTGAATTTGATTATTCTCAGCTTGTTTCTTCTTAATAGCGTTAAGAACATCTTCTTTCATTTCTGTCATAGATTCAGCACTAATACCCTCAAGTATAATATCCATATCAACTTGTCCACCTTTAATAAGTTCCATAGTAATCTGTTCTATTTTCTGCATATCCTTAACCATATCGCCTGAATCTGCTATATGCACATCATAATCAGTAAAGCAAAAATGTTCTGGTGATATTGAAAAGATCTTTTGCATTTTATCACCAAGTATAAGTGATCCAACCATTCCATCTCTATAAGACTCTTTACAAGCATTAATAGCATCAATAAGAAGTTCTGTTGTAATAGAATCCATAACTTGATAATATTGTTTTGTTATGATTGCTGACTGTCTTACACCTACTGCTACATTTGAAACTGCATCAGTTTGTTCTATACCTCCAAGTAACTCTCGAAATACACCAGTTATAGCTGAACATGTATCTTCAGTTTGTTGTATTACAAGTTGTATTGCTTGAATAGCTTGACCTGGAACAGTATTATCAAAACCTGAAAACACTGTATTATGATTTGCTCCACGACCCTCTTGAGCTGTATTAATTGGGGCAAGGCCCTGTTTCTTATAAGCCATAAACTTTAGAAGTCTTTCTTCTGGAGTTTGACCTAGAAATGTAGGTAGATTAGAAACATCAACCCAATCTCCTTTAGATCCTGAGTTAGCTATTAAGTTATCACGATGAAAGTGAAGTATGTCATACTTATCTTGTAGACCTGCTGTTGCTAAGACTAATGAATAAGGCTTACCATTACGATCAGAGTAATAAGTACCATTAATTGAATTAAAACATTCATAAGGATTTTCTACACTCCGTATTACATCTTCATCTTTACCCATATCAACATAGATATCTTGACCTATTCTAGTACCTTTATATCTATCAACTCTATAGATAGTTTTACCATCTTCCGTCTTATAATCGTTCTTATTAACTGTTAACCATTCAACCTCATATACCGGTACAAGATTAAGCTTATTATAATATTGTTCATTCTTATAGTCATTATTATAAACTGAAAATGGATCAATAGCTACAGATGTATCTGCAACTAATCCACGAGAATCATTAACGATATACATGAGTGAAGAATTAGGTCCTTCAGGCATACCATCCATTAAACGATCTATATCATCTTTCTGAAAGAAGTGACCATAACGATTAAGTATTTGATCTTTGTACATCCATCTACGAGATACTATACGTGGTGCTTTTTTAATATAAGGAGAAAGTGTAGTTCTATCGTGAAATACATCAAATGGATTAAGCACTTCAATCTGTGGTGTCTCACCTTTATGTATGGTTGTTATTTTATAATAACATTGACCTGCAATAAGTATATCAAGTAAGATTGTCTTAAGTTTATTATAAATATCAACTGACTTAGACTGTATAAGATGAAGTAATACATTCTGTGCTGCTATTTCAAATTCAGATACAAAGTTTCTTGATATCTCATCCTTTAGTTTAGAGAGTTCATTCTCTACTGCTATATCTACTGGTACTTGTTGTGTTTGTTGATCTTCTGGTGTTGCATAAGCAAATGTAAAGTTAGTTTCAAATTGAGTTTTAAGTCTATTGACTTCTCCTTCATATATAGCAAGTTGTTTCTGTCTCTCTATTTTATTAAGAGTAGGTTTATCTTTACAAGTAACTTTTGGCTTTATTTTATTTTGAAGATACTGTCCTACTAAGGCATCTACATGTCTACGTATAAGAGGTATAAACTCAATTGAAGTTGCAACACCAATACCGAAATTCTCTTCTAAATGCCTAAATTGTTGAGCATCACGTAATCCATTATAATAATTATAAGCTTTACGCAAGTGATCTTTCTCTTTAATAAGTTCAGCAATAGCAAGATCTATACAACTAACTAGATAGTCATCTGTATCTTTTTCCTTCTCTGAATAAAGAGCATTTTGATTATAACTCTCTGTTAACATGATTATCAAATTTAAGTAAAGGGTCTATATAATGGTCTGCTTCAATCATTGGTTTTCCTATTCTGTATGCTATAAAATGTTTAGTCTCAAAAAACTTAGTACTACCTATTTGTTTAACTATATAATTAAAAAAGTTATCTTCTGATGTAAACTCACCTTGCATAACAAATGGAAACATCCATTGATTTAAACCCCATGTCAATACATAAAGTTTAACTCCATCACATATAGGTTTAGTATAGTAGTCAAGAGTACTTAAGTATTCTTTATGAAATTTATCTCTTATGTATTGTCGGACTCTATCCGGTAAGTCTAAATAAGTACTCATTATTATTTTCTTGAGGTTTTATACCATATCGTTTTCTACCATCTTCATAGTAATATCCTATATCTCTCCATTCTTGCTGCTCTTGTTTACGTGGTGTTATACCCATCATATCTTGATCACCAATTTCACACATCTGCATTGCAGCTACTATATCAAATTTACCTTTTAATTCGTATGAATAGTCTTGAAGCTGCTTTACCATATCTAAGTAAAAAATGTTTTCACAATAGTCATTTATATAATCACGTACAAGGTCAAGTCCATAATCAATAAGTTTAGGAGTAGATTGAGTACCAATTAAGTTAGTTGCATTCTTATTATTAGATTGACCTTCAAGAGCATATTTAGGTCTAGACATTAAATAGCGTATCCAACCCTTCTCTCTAAAGTAACCAATAAGACCAATCTTTGTATATTCTATATTAGCTTTAGCATTATACCACCAAAGCATCATAGCTGCTTTTTCATAACACTCACGAACATCAACTGGTCTATCAATATATTTACATACATATTGATTACCTGAAAGTCCATATGAACGTTTCTTAACCACAATACAAAACTTAGAACCTTTATCGCCTGAGATTGAATCGTTGATACCCATATCAATAGAGTCAATACCAGCTACATATAAATCATGAACTACAAGACCATTCTCTTGTATTGGCTCTTCCGTTACAAATACTGTACCACTATCACTCTTAGTAAATTTAACACCAGTAATATTCTTCTCGTTAGTAGGATCTTTAATCCATGATAAGTGACCACGTACTGGAACTGGAGTTGTTTTTAAGAATTCTATTTGAACACGTTGTTCTACAAGTTTAGCTCGATCAAAGTTATTAGAACCTTTACGTGATAAAGCTTCTTCATATGTAAAACAATACTCTGAACAGTATCTAAGATAAGCTTCAGGCTGTCCTTTCTTTTTATCTCTCTCTTTATTATAGTATGCTCTAGCTAACTCTTCATTAACAACACCACGATGATCCATAGCCACTATAACTGTACGCCATGCTGGTACAAAAAATGCTGTATCTACATATTCTTGTAGTGTATTATAGTTGTGTCTATAAGGTAAGATATTAAATGCACGAGGATCATTGAACATAGTTTCAAGTCCAAATAAACCTGATTTAGTCTTTTTACTCTTCGCATTCTCATTTTCATCAGTATCTCCACCAGTACCAAATACAATACGTGTTCCTACACGTTCACCATTTGGAATAACTAATGCTTCAGATACACCATAAGTATCTAAGAGAACTGGATTAGAACCTGACTCTTCAAATATAAGACGATCTGTACGATCACCACGAAGTTTATCAGCTTTATCAACTATCTGTCCAGATATCTGAGACATATGTCCAAATTCTTCGTTATCTTTATTTAATTTAGATGCACGTTTATGAAGACCTTGATTTACATATTGTCTTACTCTACGCATACCATCTTCTGAGTTCTGATTTAACCAGTCAAGTTGGGTCCAGCATTTCTGTATGATACCTTTACCAGTAAGATAAGGTTCATATGAAGCTAGATAAACTGTATTATAATGTGGTGTTGTTATAAACGGTCGTACACCTAAAGATGCACCTACTTCTGAGAATCCTCAATTAATGTTATCGCTAAGGCTTTTTATCCTTAGCTTCTCATGATTTCTCATGAGTTCAGCATATATTTTCAACCTAAGCCATTAGGTTGTCCGGCACTCGTGGGTATATTATTGCTCTCAATAGCGCTCAACACCTATGCGTTACGATACTCAGCGATTAACTGAGTTATCTCGGTATTAACATATCGATTAAATTTATCGTATTTACGATCCAATCTGAAATTACTATCACTATATAGATACTTAAACAACTTACCTAACTCAACTCTACTTGAAGTACATAAACGATACATGTCGTCTCTCTTTAAATAGTTAATGTTACAAGTTATTCCAACTTTACTAAACTCAGAATTTATATCATCGAGTAGTGATCTAGTCTTTGACGATATGTCAAATTTGGATCTTACTCTATCTGCTTTACCTTTCTCTTTAGCTAACCAAGTAGTTATACATCCATCACCATCAAAGTAACCTCTTATAAAGTGAGGTAACATCTCTGCTGATATATTAGGTAAGACTGAATCGTTATAAGTCTTTCTAGATCCAAAGCCTTTATCGCAAAGAGATTTATAGATAATTACACTAGTTATATCCAAATATATAGAACCATTATCATTTATATCTATACCATTTCTACCTGCATTTGATAATACTCTTGGTTCAGTAATACGAGTATAAGCATTTGGTGATATGTATTTCTTAAATAATTCTATTAATTGAGTATCAACTTGTGATATTCCTAAAGTCATTGTCTTTCGTTCTGCATTAACACTCCCGTCTGATGCGTATATACCTAGGATATATGCTTGAACTTCTGTTTCAATGTTATCGAAGAACTCATGTCTTATTTCTCTCTTACTACTATGCTTAGTGTAAAAAGGTAATTTCTCTAGTATTTGTTCTTGTTCTTTTATAGTCATAATAATTTTAATTGTTTTTATAATAATCAACTTAGTCTTCACCGATATTGCCGGATTTATTACCGCTAGTTACCTAGACGGAGGGCAAGACATTTACCCCTCTTGATTTTAGAGCTGCACAATCATAACCAAATACTTCTGCAAGTTCTATGTAATGAAACCATTCATAGTGAAGTGACCAAAATGAAGGGTGTGTGAACTGTCGTCCGGCTCCAGCCTTCTGTCCTTTCTTACCGACTAACATAGAGTAAAAGTTTAAGAAGAAATAATGATCACCAGTTACTCTATAACCTTTGTGTTCAAATCCATTTTCACATTTATCATACTGCTCTAGCCACCAATCTCTATGGTGTTTACTTCCTATCTGAAGTCCCGAATATGTACCTTTAGATATTCTATCTAATCCTATCTTCTTAAAAGGTAGTGGATTAAAATCAAGACCTTTAATTTCTGTTATTGGTCTATAACCTGTAGTCTCATATGATAGGTTAGGATCAAAGTAGAAGGTTCCAGCTTCTACTTGTTTAAGTGCTCTTTCATGAGATACATCCCATATTATCTTTTTACGCCAGGTTTCACCTATTAGTTCGTCTACACTTTTAACCATATTTTAATTTATCAGTCTTACCTTTTAAAGAGTAAGTATGAGTTAATCGAATGTTCCAGGTTTCTTATCCCCACGAAGTTTAGCTGCATCTCCCTCTTTCTCACGTCTTACTATAGCTTCAAGTGACTCAAGAGATATTATAGTTTTACCTTGGCTAGCAATTGTATCGTTTATTTGTTTTGCATTGAAGATAGGTTTACCATCTATATCACGTTCTTGTAAATCTACAGTATTATAAAATAAAGTTAACTCATCAACTGCTTTATAACAAGCTTGTAATAGTTTTAACATTCTTGTTTCTTGTATCTTCTGATACTTCTTACAAGCCTCTACAAATAAAGGATCGTTGAATTGTTTGTTAGTTAATTCACTATCAGCAAGTGAGTCGTTATGTCTTTCTTGATCTGTAAATTGCTTATAAGGCGATTCCCAATCATACATTAAAAACATATATGTGAATTCACGAAATGCACGTTTACGATCATAACCACGTGTATCACCATTAATCTTATTCCTATCTATATCCCATAAGGGTGCAAATTCCTTAATGAGGAGAATGCTCTCCTTATTAAGGTGTAACTTATTATTTTCAAATATAAAGTAATTCATTAATCATTAAATATATTATCCTCATTACCTTGACCCATAACAGGTTTAAACATCTCATCTATTCTTTCTGGAAAGTCTATTGGTTTATCTTTTCTTAAAGTTAAGTTATTAAAATTTATAGTTTCTAAATCAAGTAGATAACCTGCTCCAAAAACTTCTTCTATAAAATCTTCAAACTCTACTCTATTTGCTATTAGATCCTGTACTATTATATTCATATCATTTCTTATTTATTTGTAGAATTAAGCACCACCATAATTAGTTGCATGTGCTCTACCTGTATACATCTTCTCATTACTCTGTACAGCTCCCGATCCTTGACCCATTATAACTTTCTTAGGGTTAAGACCTTGAGTCTTCTTAGAACCGTATGGATCAAAAGTTTCAATATTAGATTTTAATTTAGTACCTTTCTTAGCAGTTGGTACTCCAAATAACTGTCCATTACTAGACATAACTCTCATAGTTGGTTGTGGTTGTAATTTAGGTTTTGGAACCATTTGTGCACGTAAGATATCAGTCATAGATTGATTTTGTACTACATCTGGATTCTGACGTTGCTGTTCTGCCTGTTGTAACTCACCTACTTTATTCTCAACTTTCATATCCTGTATTTGTTCAGGTGTTGGCGTTTGTTCACCTTGCATTCGTAAATTACCTTGTCCTTGGGTTAAGCGCCCATCATTCCCACCTTCATCTTTTTTTTTACTAACTTAGAACCAGAGTTAGGATTTTTAACTCCTGCTCCACCTATCATTCCACCCATAGTACCTGCCATTGAACCACCACCTTGAAGTTTAGTTCCTGTAGCACCAGTTGGTACTTTAGTTACTGCTGTACGATATTGTTTAGTATCACCTTTATCAAGATATTGTTTCTTTCCTGGATTAGCTTCTTTTTTATCAATATCCTTACGTTTACCTTTAAGTTTAGGAGGAGTTGCATTAGGATCTTTAATACCATGAGGATACGATTGAGTAAGACCGCCTTCTTCAACTCTACCACCACGTGCAAGAGATAATAGTGTAGAAGTTAAAGTACCACCTTCTGCTTTCTTAGCCATACCACCTTTTTTAAATTCCATACGAGCACCAGTTTTCATCTCTTCTGCTTTTCCACCTTTCTTAAAGCCTTCTGTAGCATTTAGACGACCACCTTTTTTATCTTTACCTATAATATCAGCTTGCATTAAACCGCCTTTTTTCATTTCTTTCTTTTTACCTTTAGTTGGTTTATCAGACATTTCTGCTGGATCGTATCCATGACTTATCTTTTGACCTTTAGGTTTAATTTTAGAGTTATCAGAATCTTTAATAGAACCTTTATCTTTCTTAATAGAAACTGAACCTCTATTAACTAGTTCACCACCTTTAGCCATTTTACCTCCACAGCCACACTTCTCCATTTCAATATGACCACCTTTAGCAAAAGCTTGAAGACATTTTATATAGTGAAGTTGACCACCTAGTTTATTACTTTGAACTCCATTATCTTCTGCTTCTTCTTGATTATCATCTGCATCAGACTTTTCAGATGTGAATTGATCATACGCTTTACGAATACCATCATCACCTAATGTTTGAAGTTTCTTTTGTAAATCTCCTTGATCTTTGGCTTGAAGTTTATCGCCTAACCAGGCTATAAATTGCTGTTGTGTTTGACTATCCATATAAGGTTAAGATTGGTAGTAATATTAATAATTTTTAAACGTTGTTGTACCAGTTCCAGATAATTTCAATTCTGAACTAGAATAAAAGTTAGTATAATCTGTTTTATAAGCGTTAGAAGAATCTACCTTTGACAGGTCCTTAGTATTGTATATGGATTCCTGATATAAACCTTCAGTTGTAAACCAAAAGCACTTAATACCAATGAAGTGTGCTCCTTCTATATCTTTAAATGTCTTTGTCTCTTTACCTTTAACCAACATTGTTGGTTTATTAGGGAGATCGTGTTTTATTGTTACTAAGTCTCCTGGAATGAAGAAGACTTTTTCTATATTTTCTATCATATTGTTATCGTACTAATGTTAAACCTGAACCTGGTTCTCCTGCTATTGGTTTGCTATTTAAAGCTATAGAAGTTTTAAATGCTTCTGCTTTAAGCTCTTCTTCTTTATCTGCAATTAGACCTGCTAATGTTCCATCATCTTTTACCCATGCTCTTATATTACCTTCGTGTAATACCCAAACTGGTTCATAAAAAGGTATAGGTTCTATACTATGTACATTAAAATATACACCGTCACCTACTGATACCACTTTACAATCAGGACCTACTATAGTTACAATACCAAACTGTATTGTTTGAGCAAGTTGTTCCATCACACCAGTCTCTTGACTTGAGTATGATCCTCTAGCTCCAAGATAGATACCTGAATCTGTTACCACCTTCATAAAAGGATTTTCTACTATCTTAAATGCAAATGTGTCTTTTGTTACTCTTAATTCCATTGTCTTATTTATTTTATTACTCTATGTATGTATTAGTATCTAAGTTATAACCTGTGCCTTTATCTGCCCATATTTCAAATCTTGGCATTTCTAGTGGATCTTCATCAGTAGTTTCTTCTGGTGGCATATCGTGTTCACTTAATAATTTACCATTAAACTTATTATATTTTTCTGTATGATCGATTACTGGTAGTTCATCACAACATGTAAGAGGTTCTTCTATTACACATATATCAAGTCCAGGAATTTCTCTTATGAGTTTGGCTCTCTCTAATTCCGTTTCAGGTTCCTCATAAATAACATTTCCATCGTCATCCCAATCATCTATAATCTGTAGTTCTTGAATAGCTATAAGTTCATTTACTATATCTAATTCAGATATATCTTGAAGTTTAGAATAAGCTTCTATTTCATTATTAATTTCTAGTAAAAGACTTTTATGGAGTTTATCATTCTTATGTAATTCACGCCATCTTTCTAGATCTATTATTGTAGAAGCATTAGGATGTAGTATCTCTAATTCTTCTTGTATTTTCTTTAATGTAGATTCTTGTTGTTGCTTCCTAATAGTAAGCCAGTTTAATCTTCCAGTTTTTTCACTATCATGTATCATAGTTCATCACAACATAATTCAGGTGCATCCATTTCACATACTAATATATCTGTATTATATAATTCTTTAGCAGTTTGAGCTGCTAGCTTTTGTTCTTCTTTAGTGTAGAATGATACTACATTATCTTTATCTTCTAAGTAGTCTTCTAAAACATCCTCAAAGTCTTTAGTTGTATTATCATATAAAGCTTTATGTAATAACCTCATATTCCAATCAAGTTGTATGTATTCATCTTTGAACTTTTCTTGCTCTTCTATAGACATATCTTCATGATATATTTTTAATATTTCTACTAGCATCTGATACTCTTCTAATTGAGTCATTACTTGTTCATTTCTTTCTTGTATTGGATTTTCCCAATTATCTCTTTCTATTCTTCTTAGTGGTTCGTCTCTTAACATATAATCATTTCTTTTGTTTAATAACTGGTGTTACATTATCTCCTACTGACATAGTATCAGTGTCTATATAACGATGTATTTCATTAGGTTCTAAATTTATATCTGATTCTTTTATATCCTCTATAGATATAAAAGGTTTTATATATTTAGGTAGCATACTCTCTTGTACCCCACTTAGTTCTTCAATATAATCAAGATCTTCCTGATCTATGATAATATCATTCTCTTCACTTAAATCTTCTATAGAAGGTGTTGATGGTACTAAACTACGTTTTAAAGTAACGTTATTTAAATCTATTTCATCTACTAATAAAACATTATTCATTATATCTTGAAGCACTGTAATTAATGTATATACTTCTATTCTATCGTTCTCTATTTTAATTTTCATTAATTCTTACCATTTTGGTGGATTCATTGGACATTCTGCATCTTCTATTCTTGTCTTTGCATTTAAACGGCAACCACATCCTTTAGTAAAACCTTGTTTAACTATGTAACTAGTTTCATTAGTAATTGGATTAAGGTATAAGTTAGGATTGCATATAGGACCAAAAACTCCTTGATCAAATAATGGACAAGTTCTACATATCTTCATTCGTGCTTCCGATAGTGGAAGTCCTTGATTTAAGGCTTCCTTAATATGTGCTCTAACTATTTGACTAGCTTTCATTAATATAATTCTAGTGAAGAAAGTTCTTCTATTAGTTTTGCTTCCTCTATTTCCCAATCCCATCTATGCATATTACCATGATAATATACTTCATCATAAGCTGCTTCTAAATCTCCTTTACTAAATACTAATTCCAATTCTATTTTTAAATCATTTAATCTTGCTATAACTTCTCTTACTCTTTTATAGTCTTGAAGATTCTCATATAGGATTCTAAATTTTATTCTATAGAGTTGATTCTTTAATGATTTATACTCATTAATTAAATCTTGTTGCTCTCTTAATTTATCATCTCTTGATTGCATTAGTCTTCTTCTCCTCTCTGCAACTCTCCTGTCTCACGATAGTGTTGCACCTTTAATGTCTTTTTATAATGCTTAAGCATTCTTTCTACTTCCTCCCTTTTATAATCAAGGTCGTAGATTGTTTCCTTTTGATTACCATCTATATGAAGAAGGCGTAGAAGTTTAATTTGAAAATCTGGACTTATCTTTTGAAGTATCCAAGCATATAATGATAATTGAAGTGTGTAGTGATTTAACATATGATCATCCATATTATTTATAGGATAGAACATCATCTGTTTCTTCTTTTTCTTCACATCGAAGTATGCTTTATTTTTAATACCTTTAGCATTAGATTTGTGATCAAGTATGTAAATATCATTACCGTCTTTTATTACTATATCAGCTTGACCAGCAATATTAAGTATTCCATCTTTAGTAGAGTAATACATTAAGTATTCAGGTAGTATAGCCTTATCTCTATTAAGAGTAAAGTCATGTCTTTGACAAGCAAAGTCTCCATTTAATGTGTGAAGATCGAAGTTATAATCTTGTAGCCTATGGACTGCTTTCTCATAAAACTGATTCTCTTTAGCATTATGTATTATGTTACCACGTTCACATGCAACTTTATTTGCCATACCATATGATGCTAATATCTCTTGCTTTTTCTCTTCAAATTCATTATAATCAATTTCAAATGTATCGAGATAGACACTATCAAACTTCTTTTTCTCTAAGAGTTCGAACTTTAATCCTAATTTTTCAAACTGAGAACCCATTAACGCTTCGCATGCCTTATAACTTGCCCAAAATTCAGAGTCAAATTTCTGATGATACTCTCCAATAAGTGTAGTTACCGATATGTATTTTCTATCTAAATGTTTAGTGTTTACATAAGTGTGTGTCGATTCGGTGAAAGCAATGTCACCATTAACTTTGTCGTACTGTTCATTTTCCATTTATCATTCTTTCATTTTTAATTTTATAGTATATATGTATATAACGCTGGTGAGACCTCTTTAAGTACTCTTTCTAACTCAAGTGGTGTGGGGTTAACTTTGAAATCAATCCAAACTTCTCCTATTACTTTTGAATCTATCTTTAATGCATAACCTAATCTTGTATCTGCTCCATTCATAGACCAATACTTTGTATCTTCATGACTCATAAACTCATCTCTATCAGCAAGGTAATATGAATGAAGTTCTAACTCTTTATTAATTGTTGGTTGTGTTCTTAAATATATACCTTGAAGTACAGGACTATGCATTATAATAGTGTCATCACTAACTACAAGCTTTTTATAGATTGAACTATTGATCGGTTGATAAAGATATACTGTATATGAGTTTATAATTTTATCTTTCTTTACTGTTTCATTCATATATTTACTAAGACCCTCAATATCTCTACACTCTCTAAATTGTATCTGATTACTAATTAAATCACTAGCTAGCATTACTACTGTATCCTTATATAAGAAACCAAGTAAAAGTAAGAATATAAGACTAACAACAAAGTAAAACTTAAGATGACTCCAGTTATGATAAGTTGTGATAAGCTTTGTTATAGTACCATTAATGATAGAGTTGATGATTTGTGTAAACATAAAGTAGTCAAGGTTTAAATAGTGCTAGTACGTTCCAACACAAAGTTTACAAAGATACTAAATAATACTGAAACTACCAAATTTAATTTAAAATAAAATAGAGTTACTGATGAGGTAACTCTATTGATTATTTATTGATTATTTGAAATGACTGCTGTGTAGTTCTTATAAGTTTATTACTATTTATAATATCAATATAAGTGATAGTTTGTCTCTTCTGAAACCAACGAAGTAAGAAAAAACTTTTAGGAGGATCTATTGTCTCTCTCTTAGTATGCCATACTAAAGATTGATCGTTACTAACTTGCAAATCATTCGAGATTGAATCTCCTTTAATTTTTACTTTGTTTGTTACATATGGTTTTACTGAAAAATCATATGTTGTATCTTTATGAGGTATAAATATAGTTGATGTATCATGTATAAGTTTTGTATCTACTTGACCTATTTCTGTAATCTCTTTAGGTTTTAATTTCAACTGTTTAGCTAATTTTAAGTTAACTAAGTTAATTGAATCTTTATCTTGCTTAAGTTGTGCAATAGTTTTATTCTGTTCTATTGAAGTAGCTTGCCATTGTCCTGAATCATTTTTAAATACCTTAGTACCAAAATTAATTGATTTGATATTTTGTGTTGTGTTATCTACTTTAGTCTGTAACTTCACATTTTGTGTATGAAGATAAAATATAGTACCTGCCATTAATACTAATGCTACTATACCTATTTTTGTTAGGATTCCTCCTGTTAACCAATTTAACATCCGTAATAATATTTAATTAACTGCCACTGTAGCCATTCGTGTGTATACTCTAATCTTGTTATAAATCTTTTAATAAACTTTGGACACTTCATTTTACTCCTCTTTCCTAAATTCAAATACTACTGATAAACTTCCTGAATCTAGTAACTTTTTTCTTTCTCTTCTATCACCTTTCCAAAATATTCCTGGATTGATTAGATATTCTCCTTTATCTCCTGTTATTAATTTTTTATCTTTTAATCTTTTGATGTACTTTGAAAAGTTAGTAGTATTTATATTAAGTTCTTTACATATCTCTTGTCTTTTACCAGTGCTTATACTAACACTACCTGTATTAAATTCTGCTAATTCACATAACTTAACAATTAATCTAAAGTCTGATACATGATCTAAGTCGTAGTAATTTTTTAATAACTTCACATGCATCATAAAAAACTCTTCTTCTACAACTTTGATTATATGAGTTTTCTGTGTTTCTATTAAAGATATCTCACCTGTATCTTGATCTACGTATTCTCTAACTGTACTTTTTACTTCATGCTTACTCATAGTATTATTTTGTTATAATACAAATATAAGAAAATTTTTTGACATTTCCAAATAATTATAATAAAAATATAATAAAATAGTTCATAAGATTGTTTTTTAGTTCAATAGACTAAAAGTTCGTCTATTGAACTTGGAGATATGCCTTAATTATATAAAATTTGGCCGTTTTTGGCTTATTTCCTTCTTATATATTAAGGACACTTTTTGAAAAATCAAACTTTTAATTTATATAGTAAGTAGTTTCCAACTTCTTTATTTTTCCTAATTTTTCTAATTTCTTAATATGATTATTTATTGTAGCTAGTTGTACGTTAAACTCTTCTGCTATCTTTTTCTTTATATCTGATGTTATAAGTAACTCTCTAGTTAAGGTACAGTGACTTTTTAATATCTCTAGGACTTTAAGATGCAATCGCTTTACTCTTTTCTTTTTTACATATTTAGGTTCAATATTATCTTTATTTTCTTTTACTATCTTTTTAATTAATGTTTCTGATTCTTTATTTAGATGAAACCATTCTGCACGATGATGAAAGTCTTTAAGTTGTTTATGTATCTTATTTTCAATATCATACGCACCATTACATTGAGCTATTAGTATTACCTTGTTAGGGTTCTCTGTTACATAATCTTGAAATCTTTTCTTTAAATTTGATGTATAACCAACCTTAACATAGTTGTCTGCTTGTATAAAATAAATCATATGTAAAGATACTAAAAATAATTGAAAATAGCAAATTTAGTTTTAAATAGATTAAGTCACAAATTCTAAACTTATGAAATTTCAAAAAATAAAAAGCTATTATTTAGTTTTAGGTCTTTTTGATTCTATGACTCTGATATAAGCCTCATCCTTCTATAAAATTTTTTATATATATTATTTTTTATTTTTTATAAAATTTTTAAAAATCATGTGTAAGGAGGTGTCATTTCAAGAGGTCAGTTTGTTACCCCCTCACCATCTTCCGTACAAATCATTTATTTATTCATTAATCTTAAAAAATCACTACAATGATTGAGAAAAAAAACCCCACAAAAGCAGAGCTTAAGGCTTTGTTCGAGTTAGAGCTTAAACAAGCTGACCCAAACACTTCTATTTTGTCGTTCTCCGGTATTTCCGGTGCTATGTTTCAGGGCTATTCAGGTGAGATAGTGTCCATCGGTTGGGAAGAAATCGATACAACTACCGCGCCAAACGTTCGTAAACTTACTCAACCGCAGACTGTTACCATTAAAGGTAAGAAAGAAGACGGCTCTGAAGATACGAAATACACCATTGCGGATATCGGAGACAATCCGCATGCAAGGATGATCGTCTTTAAAGACGGCAAGAAGATTACATTGGGTTTGCTTGCACAAGGCAAATCTAAAACAGTGTTTTCCTTCCTGGATGCTGCCGGTGAAGTTACTAGGGTTATCCCTTATCCCGAAATTAAACCAAGTGAGTTAATTGACTCACTGGTAGGCAAACGGTTAGTTTGCACTGCATTTTTCAGAGATGATAATGCTCAAAACAACGTCATCAGGAAGAATCCTGATGGTTCTGTACAAAGTGAAAACAAGGCAAATTGTTATACCTTTAACATTATGCCTAAGTAGTAAGCGTTGATTAAACTATGGGTCCGAAAGGGCTCATAGTTTAGTTTGGTATAACAGTACTCATGCTTCGCATTCGATTTTAACTTCGCTCTTCATTACGCTTCGATATGCAAGGTCTATCACTCTTCGATATGTAAGGTCTATCGCTCTTCGATATACAAGGCATACAACGCGTGGATCTAAAGATCGCTTCGTGTATCATTACATATTGATAGTGTAGCAATTTTAGTATCACGTAGCATTTCCATTAAGGAACTACGCGCGTAAACGGTGTGCAATGATATTGTATAAGTCAAGGAGGGAGTAACTCTATGTGTAAGCATAGAAGTCAAGGAACAGTCACTTATAAAGTAAGATATCAGTCTTACCTTGTAATGTGTAAGCATAGTTTTAATTAAGAAGTAAGGTTAACTGATGAGGCTTAAAAAAGAATAGCCGAAACACAGTTTGTGTCTTAACCAAATAATCAACATCATGAAGATATTACTAGTTATTGATCCAGTACATGCTTTCTCTTTTAATGTAATAGATATGCCTCAGGTATTATCATTAAATGTTACAGTTGGTGCAAATCATGTAATTCAAGGTGCTTTAAATAAAGCATCAGCTGCAAATGTTAGAACTGAACCTTTCTATAAACATTCAGATAAACTTTACTCTGTTATCGAACTTGATGTCCCATTATTTATAATTGTTATAAAGAACTATAACGGCTATACTACAATGATACACAGTGAACCTACAACTAATCGAGCTGTAGATATGACATTTGAACAGTATGAAGAATGGAAAAGAACTCATAAAGCAACATGGAAACATGATGCAAAAGAGGGTGAGGACAAATGGGTATATGTTGAAATAGATCCAAATGAAGTTAAACAACCAGCTAAAAGAAAAGAGAAAGTGTAAGCTTTCTCTTTTCTTACTCTCATGTCTAGTATGGACTTGAGAGTGTTAATTTTGTAATTGAAATGAATGGAATAGTCGATCGACATAGCGGTTATTTTCAATTACGAGAATCTCGTAGATCAAATACAAGCTTGTAGTACACATCCACTCCATTAGTCTAAAAACGGAACTAAGTCTATTTTTAACTTGGTGGTGTAAATTTAAGTGCTCAATTTCGTTCAAAAATGATCATTTTTCGATCAATCGTAATATTACGATGAATGAAAATAAAACCACAAATCACCTTTCAGACTATTAAAAGTTGTTTTAAACAATTGTTTAAATAAAATAGGAGTAAGGGAGTGTTAATATCCAAAAGAGTAAATAACCAAATAACCAAATAACATCATATTAAAAACATCAAAGATCATGTACTTTTACATTATGAACAAAAGCAACAAAGTTGTATTAGAAGGTAAATTAATATTAATGAGACCTCATACAAGTTCTTCTGAAACACACAAGAAAGAAATTCTTTTAGTATACACAGAAGATACTAAGATTGTCAACGAAGAAGATTTTAAAGAATGGTCTAAAGACCATTTAGTAGGGAATCAGGAATACAGAGACAAGAATTGTGAGTATGGTTATATGGAATTTAGTGTAGGTAATACAAGAAACTCTTATGACTTTATGATCACAGAAAACAAACATTAACACTTGAGAGTTTAATAGCAATATTAAACTCTCAATTAAAAAGAAACCAAATAATCATAAAAACCAAATAATCAAAGATCATGAACACATCAAACATCCCATTAACAGGCTTTAAAACCTCAAACGTACAAACCGTTAACGAACCTAGATACGTAAATTTCAACATTTCAGCACTCTTCACATTGTCATTGTTTTCAGTAAGGCAAATCTTACTTGGCGTCTTTCATCATAAACTAACAAGTGATGAAGCAAACACTCTCTTTCGTAAATTAAGTCATTATGCACTTGAAAAGGCGTATTACGACATTAAAGACGAAGCTATGTTTCACATTGAACTCAACCGTGTTGAAGTCATGTTAATGCGCAAATGGCTTGAAGCAAGAATGAAACATTGTGAAGAAGAACGTGATGAAGAATCGGGTAAAGAGAAAGCAAATGCAGAAAGGATTGAGACAAATCCAAATCACCGAATTGGTAACTTTAATCCAGACACTTACATTGCTCAGAAGTTCTTACTTCTTGACATTCGCGAGTGGTTGTTAGGTGAAATCATTGAATAACAAACACAGAGTTAGATAGCAATATCTAACTCTTTAAACACTAAACTATAGTATAATTTGTAAGTCCATTAATACGGCGTGCGGACTTTGCCGGCAATTGTTGGTGATAATAGCTTCCGTTGGCAGGAATTATACATAGTTTAGTGTTTAATTAAATGAGGTAGGAAAGGAATAGATAGTTAAGAGTTTTTGTTTCCATAGTTCATACATCGTTTTTTATTTAACTATCACGTTTCATTGAGTTCGAATCTCGACTCATTTGCTCTAATTAAGCTAGTTTATGAACAGCCATTAATGTTGTGAGACATTTATTAATCACCGCTAACTCTTTTCAAGTTAGCTAATGCATGTATTATTTAACCAATCAGTTAAAAAGCCAGTAAACAGCTGGGCCAGCGACCAAGTGAGTAATCAATCTCACCCTAACACAGGCTAAGAAGTGTAGTGCAAAGGCCAAAAATACGCATCAGTTATGTTGTTTAAAAGACAACTAAGCGACCTTGAGCCATTATAACAGCAATTTATAAGATAGTTGTTATGATCCGTGTAAATCGGAGACGGTGCGTTTAATTACACTCTGTAGTCCAAGAGGGAAGACTAACACAATGAAGGACAAATTGTTGAGCTTAATTGACTTGTACCAATGAAAGCAAATAACGAGAAACAAGAAGAAGTGGGAATAAGCTGAACCACTGAAATCAAAAATAGTAGAAGCCTGGTTGCTGGGATAGAGAAAACCTTAAATAACTATCCACACAAAACAAGTTAGAGCATTGAAAGAGTATGCAAAGTTACCACAGGCTATGAATCCTGATGAGTGGTAATATAAAGGGTGAGAAAACTATTCCCTTAAATCTAAACAACCCTAGCAGGGAGAAGTGTTGAAACTACACAAAGGATATCTCATTAAGTCGCACGCGTAGAAGGTATATCTATATACAGGTGAAGAAGCTATTCCTGTTATTAAAAAGTAACCAAATAATCATCATGAATATAACACGAGTTTCACAGTACAGTGGAATAGAGAGGACAATAGATCTTCCTATTACACAAGAACAAATCGCAGCCTATGAAAAAGGTGCTCATCTTCAAGACGCTTTCAGTAATTTGCCACAAGATTTAAGAGAGTTCTACCTTACAGGTATTATAGATGAAGAATGGCAAGAGTTATTTCCACCTGTTCAGGAGGAAGAAGGACAATTTCACATTCATCATGCAACTGGTCCTTTAAAGTTTACTGAAACCAAAAGTCAACCACGTAAGTATGTAGGTTTTGTTAATGCAACATCATTAGATGAAGCATTTAAGAAATCACAGAATCTGGATGAAGAATGGAATCCAGGAGTACGTAGTACATCAGTAGGAGATGTTATCCAAGACGATGACAAATTCTATCTTGTAAAAGGAATAGGATTTGAGGAGCTAAAAGACTAATCATGCCAGCTTACAAATCATCAATACCATTCTGTTTGGACAAGGTCTTTAACGGTGGTGAAATATTAAAGATGGTAATACAACACTCGGCTCAACCTTTTATAGCAAAGGTTGAGCTTTAAAAACTAAACATACGAAAAATATTCTTGTAGCCTTGCTTAATTGCAGGTATAGTTCTACAAAATGGGTTTCCATTTATAAAGCAGTATCAACACTATTTAGGTTATTAACATAATGTGTACACGTTCATGTAAAAGTAAGTAGCAAGCGTATGTTTATTCTAAAGAAATCAAATAATCAACATAAAAACCAAATAATCATGAAAACAACAATTATTTTATTCATCAGCTTAATCGCATTAAGCTTTCAATCCTGTTATTCAGGAACATATGTGGCTTCAACCTCTGACTCTATAACTTATAAAGTCTATAGAGGAAAATGGTTAAACTCACCAATAAATGCAAAAGCTGGAGATGTTACTCCTGTCTATATCCCCTTAGACATAGATACTGTATTTAAACAAGGCGACGAGCTCCACATTAATAGTGAAGGTTTTTATTATCCACCATCTATTTATACAATAATTATAGAGGATTATAGGAAAACTCTTAAATTACCTAAAGAGCAGTAAGAACATTTGAAGTGCGAAATCAAATCAACAGCTGGAGTTTAGTAGCAATACTAAACTCCTTAATTTAAACATTATGAAACTAAACAAAATTGAATGGATAGCTTTATTGTTATTCATCTTATTCATCTTATTATTAAACAGTTAAGTTATGATATTAACAGCAATATACTTTATAGGTTATGTTATAGCCTACAAATTAGTTAAGCGGATTTTTATAAAATCTATAAGTACAGAGTGGACTTGGGATGATATACTATTAACTTTAATAATAGCTTTATCTTCTTGGATATTTGTATTAGGATATTTAGTTCGTTTACTATTCAAATATTTAGCAAGTAAATTACCAGGAAATCCACCAAAGTGGTTATAAAACAACAAACTTAAAACCAAAATCATGAGAATAATCAGACTTTACACACCAAAATTTCAAGCTTTAATTGACACGTATGTCAATCAAGGACTTGATGCATTACACACAAGTATTGAGGGCGTCGAAGAAATCAAAGAGGAAATTAACGAACCACTTGTCAAACACAGTGTAATAACTATTCTTGAAGCCTTCTGGTTTCATGGTGGTGACTTACCTGAATGGTTAGGTTTACCTGAAGCTTTACAAACACCAGAGTTCGTAACTTACAATCTCGATGAAGACGAGATTGGTCAACCTTTAATTCCATCAATATTACCTGATAACTTTATCATTCAGCCTTTAACAATCAGTAAATTACAATACCTAAAAAATTGGATTGATGATGAAGTTCCAGTAGTTGAACCTATTGGAACATTTGACGGTAGTGATGCTTTACCTTCTGATAACTATAATTATCCTGGTAACAGTGAGCAACATTTTTAAAATGCAAATTACAACAGTTTTAGGTAGAGTGATGACAGGGAAATGGTCACCAAATATTATGAATATTTATACTTTAATCATACTTCCAAGAGAAACTTTAAGAGTTTATCAAGGAGACCTTAAAGAACAAGAATTCAAAGATTTAAAGACACAAGCTGCTTTCATCACTCTACTTCAAAACGAACAGCAACTCCCTTCAATTAAATCGGTCATTAAACCATTTACAATCACAAATTATCAAAACAAAGTATGATCTATCTTTTATTAATCGTAGCACTTGTTTATACTTGTATTCTATGTCTAAAAGCATGGATTTATTATAATGGCTACGATAACCATTAAAAACAAAGTCAATGGAAATATTTTATTACATTCTAGGTACATTAGCTGTACTTATAGTAGGAACAGGTTTAACTATTCGATATTTAATTAAAAAACTTATAGAAGATGACGACTTACCCTGATCCACAAACATTCAAAGAATGTCTATTAATCTTTTTACTTTTTTTAGTAATAGGAATCATAATAGCAATTCTAAGTTAAAAGAATAGTATAGTGAGGAACCAAGATTACTATATGTAAAACCTTAAGGATGGTCACATGTGGGTACTTGAGATGGATGGCTGGTGGTAGCTTATGAGTATTACCTTAATCCTCATAAGCAGTAATTATATTATTCTTAAAGTTAAATTGCACATTCGTCCAACTGGCTAGGATAGGAGATTTTGGTTCTCTTGATTGTGGTTCAAATCCATAATGTGTAACCAACCGTTTGTTAACTAAGTTAGAAAGAATAGTGGGAACTATCTTAGTTACTGATTCTATAACGAATTGTAACCTTAATACAAATGTTACGATCACTAAATATTTAATTATAAATGAGTCACAGGATAGCATATAGCGACACGGCTTAATTATACTCAACAGAGTAATAAAGGTAGCATTTATAATTAACTAATGAAGAGTAAAGGTCAAGTTACGGTAGAGAGTTTACTCCTCTTTATTAGCCTATAACGAATTGTAGCGTTACAGGAAGATTAATAAATGATTTTAGAACGTAAAACACGTCAAACAAAATATTTAATTAAACTTTCAAACATTACAATCACTATTATAGTTTATTTCTTTTATTATCTTTTCATTCAATTAGGAGTTAGTAGCAATACTAACTCCTTACTTTAAGAGCCATCAGCTAAGAGCCATCAGCTAAGAGCCATCAGCTAAGAGCCATCAGCTAAATGTAAAACTAAATAACATGAAAAAACCACTAATTAATCAAAGCGTTTTTCTATTTGTTTTATGGCCAATTAATGAACAGTTCGAGGGCTTACAACTTCCTCAAAAGAAGATGAGTAGAGCAGAACCAACATATAGTACTGAAATTAAACGCAACACAATACAAATTGATAACGTGGTTTATAACCAAATAATCTATAAATTAACACAATTAGTTAGAGATAAAGATCAAATAAGATGGAAGCTTTATAATTATAAAGCTACTTCAAATGGACTTACATTTTGTTCTTATGATTTAACGTGTGATAAGTTATGGATGGTTACAGATTACACATGGCAATTTGTAGTAGATTCAAAACCGTTAGGTATTGCATTAATAAAAGGAAGAGAGTGGCAATAAAATCAAGTAACATGAAAAACAAAGTGCCTACAACTAAATGTTGGGCCAAAACCACATTGTACTACTGTACAATTAAACCATTAGTTTAAGCTGGCTACTCAGTCAGAGAACACCTGTAACGACGTCGAAAGGAGGTTTGCATTCGAATTGCATATGGTTTACTTTAAATCTTTATACTAGTTTCACCTTTTAATAAGGAGGGCAAGTCATGTAGTGTTGGTCAAGCTGGTTAAGACGTCACATTTTCAATGTGAAGATCATGGGTTCAAGTCCCATACACTATACTTACATTTAAACCAAATAGTCATGAACACAGAAATAGCAGATGCATTAGAGATCAAGACAGAAGGTAAACGAGGTATTGTAATTCTATACAAAGCGTATCATCATAATGAAACCATCAAAGAATTATGCAGATCAAAAGAGTTACCATTTATGATAGCTTTAGACATCTATGCTGGAACACCAAATCCTGCATCACAATTACTTACATGGTCAAGTGAAGAAGAGAAAGAACAGGTATTAAAACAACATGCACTAGATATCAAAGATCATAAATGGCTAGACAACTTATTTGAGTGCATATAAGATACGAGTCGGGCTTATCTCCGACTAGGCTTGCTTAGTCTAAATGTAGGGTTGATAACCTAAAGCTGACCTTCCGGGCCAAAAGGATAACCGGGGTTTCCAGTAAAATGGTGGGGTAAACAGTAGCAGAATCCCATAGGCTCCTAACTTTTATTAGGACAGCGTTATTCGTACTAGCAAGGCTACGTACGTAGTTGGAGCTTTAAAAAATTTATACATATAAGAAATTACTAACACCTCCACGTTACATTTACTACTTAAAAGGTATCAAAGATTAAAAAATATAATTACTCGTCAATAATTGAAGTAAGCAGTAGATCAGGAAGGATTTATTCAACAGTTATTTAGAACGAGTAATTATATTAAAATATAACTCAAAGAAAGCTATTTAAGTAATGGCGGTTGTTCAGAGAACAGAACCTATACAAATAAAAGCTATGTATACGTCTAGCTGTATAGTACTTAAATAAGAGCTTTGAGTTTGAAAATTTAAACAGAGTGCAAAACCGCTTCGAATTATATAGAGATATGTTACCATGACTGTAGTTTACTACGCCGGGTTTTCGTCATGAGCTCTGTTTTTAAAATATAACTACAATACCTAATAATCCGAATGTGAGATAGAATCTAGGGTCTCAGTGTAGTTAGTTCAATAAGTAGTATCTTGGAGTGCTATAAATGAACAACCTTGTATCCAAGTATGAGGTGTGTGATAGATCTTTATAAGATTTCACGATGTAGTAATACATTGAAAGAACCCACTAAGACAAAGCTTGAGAGTGTCCAAGCATCAACAGGTGAGTAAACTATTCCTGTTAAAAAATTATGATTCATAGTGTATTAGTCTTAGTAATAAGCTATAACAGAGTGCTTCATAATATTAAAAAATGAGAGTTTATCGTTGTAATAGCTAGGCCGCTGAGACCTAGCTTCTCTCATTTACATTAAGTGTGTGCCATTCTACAGTAGGAAAAGAGGTTGCAAACTCTCACCTTTATAATCATTTGTAAAAATGTAGAACTGGGCCTTGTACTCAAAAGACAAATGAAGCAATCAGGAGCTAACAATGGGGACTTTTATATTACCTTGAGCAAGTAATATGTTTATACCAAATCCTGAAGAAACTATAGTAGCTCATTTATCATTAATAAGGTGATAGATTGTATACTTAGGTATTTAAATGTCTTTAAAGGACAGCAATTAAACTAACATCTCACGCTAAAGTCTGAGATAATGATAAATCTATTAATCTCAAAAACACTACAATGTTATGGATTGGACTAACAGCACAACTCTTGCCTATTATAGCTATCATAGTGGTGGCTATTGGAATGAGTAGAAGAAGGGTACGTAACAATGCGTAACTTTCCACAAGAGACACTTTAGGTGTATAGGCTCAGATCCTTATCTCTTGTCTAACTGTAATAAAACAAAAAGCCAGGGAGTTTGTCTATGCATATTCTTCCAATTACAGTTTAATACAAAATACACAATGGCAAGTAATAAGAAAGATGAAACAAAAGTACAAGGTACAACTCATCGTGACATGACAACAGACGAATTAAAAACAGAATATGCAAATAAGAAACAAAAAGAAAAAAAGAAATTCAGACCGGTAAATCACAATAAAAGTCATCAAGGAGCTGACTAATAGCACTAATACGTACTATCAGGAGTTACACAGGTCGCATCTGTAACGTATTCACTGTTTCTCATGATCGGTAGTTAGAACCCTAGATTCTAACTGTTATTTGGTTTGGAGTGAGGGTGATGCCTCACTCCTTAATGATATTGAGACTGTAAATCGTTCTTTATTAAATAAAAAATCAATGATAATCAATAGTTAATTAACTCTTAGATAGACTCTCTTATAGTCTCGGTCTTCAAGGAGTTTCAAATCAAGTAACCAAACAAAACAATTATAAATCATGACAGAAAACCAAAACGACGAAGCTCTTAAAGTAGGAGATATAGTCAAAGCATCCTTTGTTGGAGAAATAATAAGAGGTGTTCTTACTGAGTTAACTGAAACCTCAGCAGCAATTCAATATTTTAATAAAGATGGCGATAGATGTATACTATACACTAAATACCTCGAAGGTATTGAACTAGTTGAAAGAAGTAAACAAAACCTACTTCTTATTACTACAGGTAATAAAATTGATTACGATATTGCAAGGTATGCTTCACAAAAGTTAAATACAGGTGTAACAGTAATGCGTATTGATAATTGGAATTCTTTTATTAAACAATTGGAGACTATCGATGCATATAAAAATGTAATCATTATAGACGAAAACCTTGAAGAACGTCTAATAAGTGGTCTTAATTAACAATATACTCGTGCCAGTGAAATAACAGGAATCTAACTGGGTCAAGGCAGATGGATTTGGTTGGAAACAATCACACGAGTTCTTTATCTTTAAAATTTAAAACCCAAATAATAATGAAAACAGATACACCAGAAGTTGATCAAGCAATAGTTATACTATTAGCCACATCACCAAACTTACCTCAATCACTTGAGACATTTATTAACACTTTCCCTGAAGAACATCGTGAGCAGTTAGCTCTTGATTATGGTGCAGCAATTGAACAATTTACAACTATACCAATGCAACAGCTTCAAATCACACAGGATTTAGGGGCTTACAATCAAAGTGAAATGATAAAAACAGCTGATCCACATGAACTTCAACTTTTAAAGTGTCCTACATGTGGAGGTGTACATTTTAGACATGCTGGATATATGATCGCACTTCTACCATTTGTAGAGAAACAAGAAGCTAAAGCCGGTGGAAGTCAAGTACCAGTTTACGTTTGTGTTAAGGATCGTACATCATTTATTCACTGGGATAGTAAAATTCAAATTGTATCGGATTTCATTGATCTTGAAGCCTGGGAGAAGTTTGAAAAGGAAGCCTCTAAAGCTGTTGGGCCGGGTCAAATAGGTGGTTATGGAAACTGTTAATTAACTCAATGCTTACTACTTAAAAGGTGAGACTGTTAGATTACTCTTAATTTAGTAGTTTTACCTTTTAATAAGTAAGGTTAAAAATAAAAGAAGATGAAACCAATAACAAAAGTTGAAGTAGGTCAAGAAATTCCTGGAGAAGTACTCAATGCTTGGGCAGATTTAAAACTCTCAAAACACATAACGTATAGTGTTGATAGTGTACATTCAAGCGTTTTTTATATTGTTGATGTAACAAGTCATTCAACATATGTAGCGCTTAAAGGTTTTGTAAATTTTTACAATAGCTTCTATGGTTTAAATGTAACTGAAGAATTAGACTTTAGAAATACCAAACTACAAGTTACACCAGAAGAAAGTGTTTTGGTACAGAAGAAACTATTTGAGTTAGGCTATGGTTGGAATACAGTTAAAGTAGAGACAGTTAATCCTGAAGCACCTTATTTATTTATAAACAGTGACAGACTCGTTGGTTGGTCTAATACTCCAAGTTACTTCAGTTATCACAGTAATAAACTTATTACAGTTAATGATATTTTAGGTAAACAAATCATACCTAGAGGAGTTGGCATAGTCGAACATTTAACTGATCAAGCTAAAAAGATAACTTATGGTGAGCCAGGTTTTAATACTTATAGAGGAACTATTGACCCATGTAATGAGTTTGTAATGGTTGATTGGCAGTCTAGTTTCCCTAATAACTTCAAAGTTTACTCACCTAATTATGATATAAGTCTTCAGATTCTAGCTAAAATGAAAGAATTAGGAGGTGAGTATTGGAAACATGCTACTTTTAATAACAAAAATGAAGTATGGTGGGCTTTAGAAGGTGGACATATTATTTATACAACAATTAAAGCAACATTTCTTAAGTGGAACATACCTGAAATACAATACACAGAATTAAATTTAAAAACAAATAAAAAACATGAGCACATTATCGTACAAAGAAAGACTCCAACAATCACAGGAGGCCAAAGAATCCCTGGAACTCCAATATCAGGTGGAGGATGCAGAGCTACAGTTACAAGCAGACATCTTAGCTTCAGAGCGATCAGTTGTTAGTTTAAGACAAATGGTGGAAAATGAAAAGTCTGCTACTCCTTTTAGTGCAAAGGACATTGTAAACGCCATAAATAAACTTGAAGAAGCTGAAGCAGGTGTAAAGATTTTGCTTAGCTTACAAAAGCAACTTTTCCCTAAAGAGTAAATTTAAAAGTTAGACTATAGTCTTCACTCAAGAGTACTTTAAGCTCTCTGATCTCTAACATGTATCTAAAACAAGTAACGCCACGATATCAAGTATGGCAATCACAACAACCAACAAGAGATAAATCCTTTATTGCAGACATTGATCTTGCAGATCATTGCCATGACTTTTGGTATAAGTGTTATGATGTTTTAGCATTCAAGACTTACGACTTTAGACAAAAATCATTTGTTCATAGTATTCTTGAATTTTATGATGATTGGAGCTATATAACATGGAAGCAATATGATAACATAATGTGGCTTCGTCCTCATAAGAATGTAAGAGACAATAACAAACTCTACATAAGAGAATCGATGAGTTTGCTTCATAAGAGAGGTAATCATGTGTTGTGTAACTTCTTACACAACACATTTAATGATCACGTACTTCCAGTTTTAGATAATGACTCCTTAATATACAGTTATCCAACTGATAGAGAACTCGAAAGAATGTGGGAAGACTTAACTGTGGATTTATATCCTGATCTTGATCCTGATCTTTATAATGGCATGAGAAACATGCTTCACCTTTAATTAAAACTAATCATGATAACAAGAGAACAATACAGAGAACACTTTGGTGAAGATAGAGGTAAAGATTATTATCTAGATCGCTATGTCAATAGTGAAACTAGTTTCACTATTGAAGAAGTACAATCGTTTTTAACTAAACGTAGTTATGAAATCCAAATGAAAGAACGTAGACATACTAAACATGTTCAACAAGGTGATTACCACAGTCAAAAAATACCTAATGTATTAATAAAAGTAATTTTAGCTGTACCAAAAGGCACTTCATTACCAGATATTCTACAAGAAGGAGAAGATAGTTTAGATTTACAAACTGTGTTCAAAAGAGAATTTAAAAAAGCACTATTAACCTTATAGCTTTTAATCCAAAACACTAAATGAAAGTACACATTAACTCAATGGATGGACAACATCAGTATTCTGATGGAGTACCTATAACTGATTGGCATTCTAAGAAGTGTGCTTGGATAATTCGTCCTGAATTTGAGGATCAAGAAATTAATTTTTGGGGTAAAGATAATGATTATCCAGGTGCATACACTTTAAAAGAGTTTGAAGATTCTCATCCTAATTGGGATAAGCTACCTAGTATCAGTGTTACTTGGTACTGGAATACTAAAGAAGCTTGTATTAAAGCTTTTGGTCAACCTAGTAGTTTTTTAAAACGGGATGACCGTCATATCCTTGATTACTGGGACATTCAACACTACCCTTACATACATCATAAGAGTTGGGGATATATTGAATGTGTTGAAGATGAAGCAGTAGAACGATTTGGTAAATATTGTAGCTTCAATCAGTACGCTGATAGGGTAAGAGTTACCTATAACGACAAAGTAATACACGACGGAATCTTAACTTAAAAACAATGAAATTTCACTATTGTAGTACATGTCAGAGACAAGGTCTAAGGCATTGTGCACATCCTCAAGAATGTGGTGGAATGAGAGAAGTAATAGATGAAGATATGGAGGATGATTTAGTTTACTTCTTGAGTAATGCTAAACACCCTGAAATCTTCCTAAATAACCTATTACATTTACCGGAGTTATCGAACGAAACCAAAAATAAACTTAAACAACATTACTTTAACTTTATACAATGAGCAAATCAAGTAGACGTAAGAAAGCAGAACGTAAGTTAGCATCTAAGATGGGTAACTATAACGCAATGAATGGTAAACCTGGTATACCAGCAGGTGCTTTTATTAAACCAGGCAGTAAACAAATTCCTTGTTGAGCCATCAGCTAAAACACTAATGGAAAGACAAATATGTACTAAAGAAAATCCTTGGAATAAAGAACAACAAGGAAGATGGCAACATCCAGATGCTATTGAAATAGATGAAGACTACGGTAAAGGTGGTGGAGTTGCTGATGGTGACTTTGTACAATATCATTGTCCTAATTGTAATAAGAAATTCTGGGTTGAATTACCTAATTAAACTATTAATTAAACTTAAAACCAAATAAATGAGATCATGTTATATTTTATCATTCCTGCTTATGGAAACAAAGTGTTCACCATAAGCGAAGAACAACACGAAAAGCTCTCTAAAGACCAGTTTGTACATCATGCTTCAAAACTGACTAATTGTACAGTTAGCTTTCATGACATTCAACCAACTTCAAAACCTGTAGCTTTAAGCTACATAGAACAGGAGATGTTGAGATGATATTACAAGAAGGTGATAAACTAATTGTCTTTCATTTTGACTATCCTTTACTATTTAATAGCTGTCACTTAGGTCTTGATGGAGAGATAGTAGCAATTGCTACAACAGGTGAAGAATTCCCAATTGACGATATTTATTCAGTGAATGATGACCCTTATTTTTAAGTTTACTATAAATCAAGTTAAAGAGCTATCCGTCATAATGAGCCATAAAAGATATTTTAATAGGTATTCTGTTATGTAAGATGCTCTTTAACTATTAATTAAAACAAAAAATGTCAAATACATATAAATTAGTTCTATGGCCTGAAAGTCAGGATTTCATGGAACACGAGCGCTTTAATGAATGTATACTTGGTATGGAACTTGAAGGTCATGATGAGATAGGTTTATCAGCTTATTTTATACCTGTTGATCTTTACAATGAGGTTTACAAAGTTTCAGATTTAGAGTATATAGAGCTATTACGAGAAGCTTATAAAGCAGGTTTAAAGTTAGTCACTGATACTACTGGAGATGTCACTAAATATTTTGATGAATGGTTTAAAAATTATAGAAATGAAACAGCCTAACAACAAAATAAAAGAAATAGTGGTAATTACTGTTTTCAAACTGTTGGTGTCAGTGCTTTATGTATGGTTAATGGTAGAGATCTTTAAACCTTTTATGAAATAACAAATGATAGAAATAGGAGAGGTTTTAAAAGAACTTATGTGGCAATTTTATCAAGCTGGTTCTAATGGTAAACTCAATGAAGAACAAGAGTATTCACAATGGTTAGAAGTTAGGAGAATAAAGTTTGAAAGTTTATACAAACAAATGATAAAGCAAAGTAAGTATGACGAATGAAGAAATAAGAACTGCAATGTGGGAGGCTTACATGAAAGGCATATCAAGAGAAGCAGGTAAAGAAGTTTATCCTCTTAGTATTGATAGAGAGTACTTTAACGAATGGTTAGAAGAAGTGTTTCCAGAGTTACTTGAAGAACCTAAAGAGCAGTCTAATTATATTCCAGTTAGAGGACCTGATGGAGAATATGTGATGATTTAAAAAGAAGCTGCATGCGCTATCCAGTAAGCTACTGGCCAGACCCAACTGAGAATTATAAATATAATGGGAAACTCGTTGATGATTACTTTCTACGGTTAGAATAAGAAACGGACCAACAACCACTGGTATAAGTGGTTACTTTTAAACTACATGGGGTGTGCAGGTATTGATTGCTCGTACAGAGTAAAGTAAGCATGTAGTGGGTTGTGAGGAGACCACTTTAAATAGAACTTTCAAAATTTCAAATGGCAACTGTAAAGTTATCTCCATGACAAGCCGGACTTCCTCTATGAGGATTGCAGCTTAACACAAAGTGTTATAGTGGACCCTTAATCTGGGGTTAAAGTATACTGATCTTAGGCTGTGTAATCAGATAGTTGAACATACAATTATGGCCAAACGCGGAATATGTAAAGTTAATTTAAGCTGCAATGTAATAGAAGCTTTTAAACATTTGTTAGAATGTAAAACTAAATAGATGGAACTCTACTATCGATAAAAATTGAGTTAAACATGTAGAAAGCTTTATAATGATGAGTAAGACATGGGTTCGAATCCCATACACTCCACTTCAAAACAATCAAAAAGAAATAGTAGGAAAGCAGTAGTAATAGCTAAGTAGCCGTTAATCTAAGTACAAGGTAATGCTGGTTATGAGTCTCTGAAGCTGGTAAATTCCTCGAGGATCAGTATCCTGCTCACTTATAATCTAAATGCTGATCGGTGTTTCTACTGTATAACTACTACTTATTAAATGTATCGCAAGGCGGTGTTGGGCACCGTACGAGTTAACAATTGACGAGTTCATAAGTTACTCCTTCCTCACGGGATCGAAGGATCGTATCCTTCTGCATACACAAACAATCTGAGAGCATATAAAGATTGTATTTTAAACAAATCAGGTATTGTGCGCCTGTAAAAGATCAAATTATGTTTAGTGAAGTTAAAAATTTAGTCCAGCAACGCTACAATCAGCTTGCTAAAGGTGAGCAACATATCTTTTATAAGAATGTTGATCGAGAAAAAGTGTATGAACTCTACTTAAGTGGGTTTGAAAATGATGTAATAAGACAGTCTAATAACTGTAATTGTTGTAAGTCATTCTTACGTCAATTTAGCGGTATCTGTTTTATTGACAAAAACTATAAATCTCAAGGTTTATGGTATTTTAACATTGGAGGTATAGAAGAAGAGTATGAGAACAGTATATCATTAGTTAATGATTATATTGAATCACTTCCAATTACAGATGTATTTCTTCCTGAGTCAAGAATCGTTGGTACACCTAAGAACTTTGATCCTGAAAAGAAGATTTATTGGCAGCATTTCTCGTTAGAACTTGGTAATGTACCGTTAACAGCTGCGAAAGATCGTGATTCAAAAGCAGGTATCCTTCGTACAGGTAAGCAAACACTTAAGCGTGCACTTGATGAGTTTACTATTGATTCACTTGAAACAATGATTGAGCTTACAAAACAGGGTTCACTTTATCGTGGTGCTGAATTTGTAGAGATGGTAAAAGCATTCTTACTTCTTAAAAGGTCATACGACCAATTAACTACCGGTAAAGATGAGTTTGTATGGATAAACTCACTTAAAACTCCTTATCTTAACAACATAAGAGGTTCAGTTATCGGTACATTCCTTGAAGATTTAAGTGTTGGTATTGAGATTGATGACGCTTTGCCACGTTATGAGAAGAAGGTTGCACCTACGAACTACAAAAGACCGACTGCAGCTATTACTCCTCGAATGATAGAAGAAGCAAAGAAGAAAATAGAGGAGCTTGGTTATCTTGAATCTCTTGATCGGCGTTTTGCAGTATCAACTGACATAAGTGTTAATGATATTGTCTTTACAGATCGTAGTACTGAGGTAAGTGACATTTTTGGTGACTTACAGAAAACAAGTTTGGTTAATCCTAAGACTTTATCGAAAGTTGAAGAAATTACAATTGAGAAGTTCCTTACAGAAGTAGTACCAACTGCTAAGACTATTGAACTTCTACTTGAACAGCCACACTTTAGTAACCTTATTAGTTTAATTACAGCAGTTAATCCTAAATCACCATCAATGTTTAAATGGGACAATCCATTTTCATGGTCTTATGTTGGTGGAATTGCTGACTCAATGAAAGAGCGTGTAAAGTCTGCTGGTGGTGATGTTAGTGGTGTCTTAAGATTTTCAATTCAATGGAATGATGAAGATACTAAAGGAACTCCTGACTTTGATGCTCACGCTATTGAACCTAATGGTACTGAGATTTATTATAGTTCTTATAAAGGAATTAGTAAATCAAGCATGTCTGGTAATCTTGATGTTGATATGAGGGGTCATTCTAATGAACCAGAAGTAAGAGTTGAAAATATTACCTGGAGCAATATCAATATGATGAAGGATGGTAATTATAAACTATCTATCGTTAACTATAATGGTTTAATGAATACAGGTTTTAAAGCACAAGTTGAGTTTAATGGTGAGATATATAACTTTCATCATAACACACGTGTGTTAGGTAGAATGGATATTGCAGTGGTAAATCTTAACCAAGGTGTCTTTACTATCAAACCATCATTACCAACTAACTCGAATATTTCTTCTAAAGAGAAATGGGGAGTAAAGACTAATATCTTTACTAAAGTGAAAAGTATTATGTTATCTCCAAACCATTGGGAAAATACCCTTAAAACTGGTAATAAACATTTCATCTTTATACTTGAAGGAGCGGTAAATAACGAGGAAGTACGGCCATTTTACAATGAGTTTTTAAATAATAAACTTAACGAGAATCGTAAGGTTCTCGAAGTGATGGCTTCTAAACTTAAAATACAATTTAATGAACACCAGTTATCAGGTGTAGGCTTCTCTGAAACACAACAGAATACAATTATAGCAAGGGTCTCAGGATCTTTCAAACGTAACTTAAAAATCAACTTTTAAATCATGGAACAATTATTTATTACAGCATCGCGTGAGAAATTACGCTTTGCTTCCTCTAAAGGTCTTCTTACAACAGAAGATTTGTGGAGTCTATCTCTTACAAGCTTAGATGCTATTTATATAGTATTAAGCGATGAAAAAGATAAAACCTCTAAGAAATCACTCTTAGAGAAGAAAACAAGTGCCAATACTGAACTTGATATCAAGCTTGATATCCTAAAGTTCATTGTTGAAACTAAACAAGCTGAAGCTAATGATAAGTTAGCTAAGACTGTCAAACAACAAGAGGCAACTAAACTTAAGGAACTCCTAGCTAAGAGACATGAGGATAAGCTTAATGATCTTACGGTTGAGGAAATTGAAGCTAGGTTAAAAGCTTTGGAATGATAACGTCTAATTTATGGGAACTTTATTGCTTATATTATTAGGTGTAACAGTTACACTTATATATACAGTTATTAAAATTGCTAACGAGAGGGCGCGTTAGCTAAAGAATTACTATCGTATGATGTTGTAGGAGATCTACAATTGTGATTACTATTAAAGGAAATTGCCATGAAACAAAGATAGTATTAACATAGCCTATTAGCATAATTGAGTGCGTCGTCTACAAAAAATCATCAGACGAAGGTGGAGTATCAAATCTCTGTAGGCTACAAAACTTATAGGTAAAGTACCCATACCGCCAGGAGACGGGTTAAATAAGATGGAATTTGTCAACTGAGCTAACTTAGCACTCAGAGTGCGGCAACCAGAATGCTTTACAAGTAAGTTTAAAGAAATAGCTAAGACACAGACCAGTCAGGTAGAGAAATAAGAATTCTAAACAGAGATTGAATGATTGATTTAACTTAAGTGAGTTTCACCTAAATGTATTACTTAAGTGTTAATTTATTTCTCGGCGGTTGCGATTACCAGCCCTTAGCTTTACTAAAATCAAATAAACATTATGGAAACAATAACACGCCCAAAAAGATATACTCTTAAAGACATTCAAAATAAAAATAGAAGTAATGCATGGATCTTATTAAAGATTGCATGTATTCTATATTCAAATAAAGCACAATCTATTAAAGAGTTTACTATCGATCTTCTAACTTATCTTTATAAGTTCAGAAGTATTACAGAGAAACAGTTAGCAGCATTACAGAACATTTATATAAACGAAACAATACTACTTGAGAATATCAAACTTGATATTCCTGTATTAGATAAACTTTCAAAGTATAACTCAACTTATGCACTTAACACTTTAAATGCTAGTCTACCTAAATTAATCTCAACCATTAGTAGTCAGGATTATAATAAAAAAGGTGATAGCAACATACAAACAACTGAAAAAGCGACACTTGATCCATTTGAAGATAAGTTACTGCAAATTTTGTATAATGTAGATGAACAATTTTCAACTTCAAATAGAAATACAGCAGTTAAAGTAATGTATGATTATCACTTATTAGGACAAACAACTAAACACATGGTTCATGTGATTGAGACAATAGTTCCTAAAGGTAACAATATAAAATATAAACAACTTCCAAAGAGTAAACAACTATTAGACTCATATTTTGTAGTCTATGATTAAAGACTTTGTAACACCTGTTACAATTTATAGTAATTTTAGGTTTAGGTTAATAGAGGGACAAACGCAAGGTGTAACCTCTATTTTTATTAACAATTAACAATTAAAAATGGAACATCATAGAGAGATAAAAAACAGCCTTGAATGGCACAATGAGGGCAAATTTGAGGTAACACTCATTAATGGGGTAATCACAAAACTTAATTTTTGTGAGCCAGGAAAAGGCCCGGAAGATCCTGGTAAAAGTTTAACTTCAACAAATTATAAGTATTTACAGTCAGTTTATAACTGTTTAGAAGACTTATTTAATTTTATTGAAGAAGAGAATAAAAGACTTGGTTATAGTTATCCTACAGATTCTCAAAATGAGAATGTTAGGGATATAAGGAAACCAATCGAAAGTAAAGTAGGTTAATTTAAATTTTAAAACGTATGCAAATCCTTAATTACACAGGAAGTAGCATAACAGTAGACAGCGGATTAGGGTATAAAGTACTCACTTTTAACGGACATGCTCGTTGTAACATTACCCTTAAGCGGAAAGTAGATATTGATATGACAATCATCTATCGTAGAGAGTATAGTAAAGTAGAAGGATTACCATATCCTGACCCAAATTTTCAGAAACTATATATTGTTTCAAAAGAGGTAGCTGAAGCAGCTCAGCCTCGATTCGATTTATTAGTTGCAGAAGGGCCAGAAATCAGTAATGGTGTAAGCTATTACAAATTAGTCAATGTATGAGAACTATGTTCTTTATATCAGTTATACTTTCCATAGTGGGTTGTATAATTACTGTTATAGCTCTTCCAGAGTTGGCAGCAATTGGAGGATTATTAATCCTCATTTTAGTCATGTATCGTGGAATAACGATACTATTTCATAAGTAATAGTAGCTCAATTAGAGTCCAACATTGTAGTTGGAGATGTAGGTATAAAATCCTATCTATTACTTTTATTTTAATTTCAGGTTAGTTTTAACCTTCATAATATGAATAAACAAAAGATTTGTAGTAATGCTCAAGGTAGTGTTATACAACATGATGAGAATAATCTCATTACAGTACAAAATAAACTAATACAATTAACGATACAAGCTATTGTATCCAACTTACGCGAATTGTACCCAACTTCTAAATTCACAGTTAGTAGTGGTATCATAGTTGAACAACTTAATCGTGATATAATTAGCTTATTAGTTGGTATTATAACAAGTGAAAGATCCTTTATACTTCTTATTCAAGATAAAAAACTTGAAATAGTTACTTATAAAGAGAACTCTTTAATCACATGGTTAGTTCTACAACGTATACTTAGGAAGTATACAGACCTATTAAAACTCTATCCTTAAATTATGCAAAATGAAACAACCAATGGAAACCCAAAATGTCAGTGTGGATGTAAGAGAACTCTCAAAGATAAATTTGTTAAACTTAAATACCACTTAGCTTTTAAATGCTACTATGATTCAATTCACGGTATAGGTAAATACGACCAACGTCGTATTAATAGAGTAGATAAAAGAAATAAGAGAAGACATGCTTAACTAAACGAAAATGACAACCTTAGAGAGACAACTATTGACGTCAATACTTGAAGGAATAGTTAATCCAAACATCACAATTACATCTGAAGACATAGAGATATTTATCACTAAATCTAAAGAAAAAATAAAAAGACTTCATAACCTAAAAACCTTACAGTTATCACAATTATCACAAAGAAAATTAGCTCTCGATAGTTTAAATGAAAAACAAAGTAGTGTGGAAAATAATCACTTATTTAATTTAGAGAGTCAATTATTTATAGCCATACAAGACTTTAACTGTAATAAACAAAATAAAATTGATGATTTAATGAAAAGGATAAAACTTGGAATAGTAGAACATAATCCAGCTTTAATTATGAGATTGTTATATGATCTAGAATTTATTGAAAATGCAAATAGTGATATAGTGATTAAACAATTACAAGAGGAGATAGAAACTATTCAATTTGGTGATATTACAGAGTTAACTTTTTATTCAAAGCAAAGACAAACAGAGGAGTTAGATATGGAGATAACAAGACTATCAAATGAAATTCAATTATTAGATAATTTAAACTAAACAGTATGACACATAACAATGAGAGCTCTTAAACTCACAATTCTAATTGATGATAATACAAGTATATCATCACTTGCTAACACTTTTGGTAATTATATTCTATTAGGTAGAAAGCATAGATTTATAGAGTTTACATTTACTTCTGTTTCTATGCTTTCTTCTTATAGTCTTGAGCCAATATTAAACCTTATAAAAACTTATGAGAAAGATAAACCACTTAAATATAAGATGTTTTATCTTAACGATAAATCAAACGACACATATTCACCAATATCGATTCATTGTAATGATGGCAAATGGTTCACAGTAAATGCTACAACAGGTGTAGAAATGAATCATTCAGAAAGTTTACAGGGATTGTTTTAGGTACTACAACTAAATTTAAAATAAAATGAAAGATGCACCAGTAATTGTAATAATACAAGAGGAACCAACATATAACTTAAATGATCAACGCTATCATTATCTAAAATCAGTCTTACTTCTTAAAAGGCATGATACTCATCCACTCTTTCCTAACGAATGGTGTTTACCTGGAGGAAAGAGAGAAATAGGTGATTCTTACTTCATAGTTGGTAATGAGAATGATAGAGAAGTTATAACTTACTCAGAATCAAATGAAGAAGCTGTCTATCGTGAGTGTCATGAGGAGTTGGGAGCTAAAATCCATGTGTTTAAAGACACACATATAACTATGATAGATGATCATTATCAAATGAAAGTTTATTTAGCTATCTCTAAAGTAAAGATTACTAAGGAGTTTCCTAATAGAGAACACGTTGAGTATGGTTGGTTTGATCTCAACGAATTACCAGAGAAAACAAGTAGTGTAACAAGAGATTTACTTGAAAATTATAAATTTTAGAAGCTAAAAAAGCCAATAAGACTTACAACTCATGATACGGGCCTCGCGCGCGTAATTACACACCTATTTTTAAGAGGTTTTATTTACTTTTAAGTATCTTTACTCTATTTTTACTTTATCTTTCTATTTTTCTAAATTCATACTTACTTCTTAAAAGGTAGACTGTTGAATTACTCTAAAATAAATGATTCCTTTATTATGCGCGCGTATGAACTTACAAAAAATAATCGAGATTTCCAAATTTATTTTAAAATAAATTTAAGAGTTTGAAAATTCATAATGCAAGTTGACCTAAAATTTGGCAATAGAGGTACTTTTCCTAACGCGTGTTCAATAAAAATACCAAAGTAGTATTAAGACATACTAATAAAAAATAATCGTTTAAAATTCACTAAAATGACTTAAAATACAAAATGATATATAGTACTAAAACAGATGATCTCAGTGGTGAGATTAATCTTCCAATAGACGTACGTGTTGCTCAGAAGCTTAGACAAATATATGAAAAATGTAAAGCTAATAATCTTGAATTTGGGTTATCATTTAAACGTTTAAAACAAATGATGCAACAAGAAACTTGCTACTATAGAGGAGTTAAGTTTCAGGACAACGTACCAATGCTTCAACGATCAATTGATCGTGTAGACAGCTCAAAAGGCTATACAGACGATAATGTAGTAGCTTGTACAGTATTAATGAATTCAATAAAAAGTAACCTCACATATGAGCAAATTAAAGCCGTGTATAAAGGGGTCACTAAATTCAGAGAAAGACAGGTTAAAGCTAAACCTAGAGACGCTTCACGTAAAAAAGCTAAGTTAGTCATATTAAAACAAACAGGATAAAATGAAAAAGTTAATTCTATTTACAGCATTTATAATGCTATTTATTACTTCTTGTGAAACATCACCACCAACAGCTGACGAGATAGATCAAGCTAAACAAGAGACTCTTCAAAGTCAAGGTGTAGCACAAGCAGGTATGCCAACAATCGATAAGTTTACAGAGCTTAAGTTAGTTAATCTAATTTATAGTTTACGTGATAATCCTTCTTTAATTAACTACTGCTATTTACAGGCAGAAATGACAGGTAAGTTGATTTATATTGGTAAATGTACTGGCTATCCTATTCCTTATTCTACTCAAAGAAGCAATCCAGAAAAGTTGATTTATAGTGGTAATAGTAGTTATACACCAATACCTCAATCAGAACCTAATGGGTTATTTATGCCAGCATCTGCTGAAGGTACGTGGGTTGTTATGATAGATCCAACTGGACAACCTAAAGTCTGTTATTTTGAACCTAAGGTGACAGTCTTACCGTTTAAAATAGAAATGTAACTTAAAAGATATTGTTTAGATTCTGAGAGGAAGTAGCATTGACAGTATGCACCTTTTAAAGAGTAGAACGAAGCTGCATTGTAATAGCGATATTACTTAATTATTAGGTGTATTTGAAGTCTGTAGGTAACGATACGTCTATTGTAATGATAGAATATGACTATATGAAATACAGGAAGAGAATTTTTGATTGGTCATAATGTGGCAACGTCCGATAGTTCGGAATGTAATTGCATCCACTACTACATCAAAGGATAATAAGTTATATAAGTCAGCGGATAGTAATGGGTTTAGTAATAAGGCAGGCGACGTGAACAGACCGATCATCTTACTAGCAAAGGACCGTAAAAGCCTAAAGTCATTTTCTTTTGGTGTAACAACACACTTTTAGGACAAACAATTAAATAGAGTTGAAGCCCACTATCACCAGGTGAATCTAAGAAGGACGGTAACCTTCCTCTATTTATAAATTAAATTTAAAAACAACACAACAATGAACGCATTAAAAGTATTCGGAATCATAATCCTAGTTATGCTAGGAGTAGGAATTCTTACCTTTCTAGGTAATGGAATTGCTACAGGAAATTATGCATTTTGGGCTCCAAAACAAGCAGCAGTTGAACGTAAAGTATTTGAAGGTAGTCCAAGTTATATTGAAGGATTTAATTCTTCTTTAGCAGCTGATTATCAGCAATACACTACAGCGCCTGATTCACAGAAGGTAGTAATGAAAAATATTATTTTAGTTAAGTACACAAAGTACAAATCGAGTGATATTGGGGATGATGGTTTAAGACAATGGTTTATTACATTACGAGGATTTTAATCTATGATTAAAGGTCTTTTAATCTATGTGTTCGTACGCCTAAAGCCATCTGAGCACTGTTTACTTGTTAATTTAAAAACAAATGGCAAATTAAAATATGAAAAAACTAATTTTATTCATAACCATACTTGGCTTATTTAGCTGTACTCAACCAGCTAATCGTCCACACATTTATAGTGTACACCCTTATATTGTAGTACCTACTCATCGAGTAGTACACCATGTGACAATACAACATGTAGTTGTAGTTCATCGTGTAACAACAGTTCATCACGTATATCATAAAAGGTAATGGAAAGAAGCAAATGGTTTAACCCTATCATGTATACAGTATGTACCCTTATGATGGGTTTCCTTCTATTTGGTTTGGCTATATGTCAAATTGAATCAGCTAAGGCAGACATGCAAGTAGTTGAAAAGGTAGTTATCACTAGACCAGCAATACCCAAAATTATATATCATGGTATATATAATAGTCTTGAAACTATAAATAACGAGGTCACTACATTAACTAGAGATGGTTATGTAAATATTCGTGTTAGTGGCTCAGACTTAGATGGAGGAGCTAATGATTGGTTTCTAATAGCTGAAAAATATTAACAATAGTGTTAATATTAACTTAAAATAAAAGATTATGCTTAAACTTATATTTATTACACTCTTACAGTTATCTTGTTTACAAGATAGCACAACAGTTGATACTACAAAGCTTACACGAGTAAATGTAGTTAACTATCTTAATAAGTCGAATATTAAATATAAGGATATAGTGTACGCGCAAATTTTAATAGAGACTAACTCTTTTAGGAGCAGGTTGTGTCAGAAGAGACATAATCTGTTTGGTATGCATTATATGTATAATAGACAGACAACTGCTTTATTCAAAACTAAAGGTTATGTTACTTATAGTAGTTGGCAATCATCAATTGATGATTATTATTTATTCCAATCAAAGTTATTTAAAAAACATAAATATTCAAAACGTGAATATTTAAAATATCTTAATCGTAAGTTTTCACAAACTTGTGGTTATAGTATGATAATAAATAAAATTACCAAATCAAAACACCTTAACAAGTTGTTTGAAAGATCGTGACGTTTTAGAAGTTTGAGAACCGTTATATAGTAGTTTCGTAAAAACTAATAAATAATATGGTTTGAGTTTATGTTTGTAGGTCTTCATGTGAGCTTTGGAGTAATCCTAAATATATGAAACCTTCGCAGTTAGCTCTTTTACATTGCGACGCGAAAAGTATTGTATTACCTAATCAAGGAACCAGAGACTTTCACGAGTCTCTGGTTTATTTTAAAATTTAAAAATTAAATAATGGACATAAAAGTAATCCAACAACAAGACGTTTTTAAACCAATAGACTTAGTAATCTCTATTAAAACCAAAAGAGAATTTCAACTGATAAAGCAATTCTTCGGCAATCTATCATACTCGGAAGTAGCTAAAATAGCTAATGAATCTACTATAGAAGATAGTATAAATGACTTTACAGCTACGGAATATGTAGTAGATGAGTTTGGTTGTATTTATGATGAACTTGATAACTTGATAATTTAGAGATATAAGATTCAAGCTCCCTTAGCTCAGTCCGGTTTTAGAGCAACAAACTCATAATTTGGAGGTCCCTGATTCAAATTCAGGAGGGAGCACCGATTCTTTCAGTCGTAAAGAGCTGTACAAGTAAGTAATCACGTGTGATTTGCTTAGGAAGTTAAGAGAAACAAGAACGCTACACAATATGACTGACACGGTGTAGACCCAGCTCTAGGGACTTGGTAAGTTGAAGGGAAGCCAAGCAAGAGTAACCTTATGACAATCTGGAAAGACAGATAAATTTTATGAAGTAACTCAGCTGGCTAGAGTATCTCCCTGATATGGAGAAAGTCGTGAGTCCGAATCTCACCTTCATAACACCACAGATGTGGTAAAACAATAAATTATAATGAAAAATTTAATTAAGGGTGATGTTCTCACCCTCAAAACTTCTCTAGGAGATGCTTTTGAAAATGCACGCATTGGGCTGGATTGGAATACAGGAGATAATCCTGTGAACCTTGAATTCTCGATTTTATGTTTAACCGGTGGTCGAGCTGGTTCTGGTGGTAAGGTTTTAGGGCCAGATAACGCGTTGTTATACTATAACCGCCAAGAACTACCCGGCCTGGCTCTGGATGGTGATGTTATATTCATTAAATTCCATGAATTACCAGTTACTTGCACTAGTATGTTAAACATTGTGAATATCAAAGATGGCACTAAGTTTAGTGACATTAAAGATATCACTACAGGTGTTTATGACGACGAACATACTACACTGGCCAACTTTGATATCACTGAAGGTTTCAATGATGCGAATTGTATTTTTCTCGGTGAGTTCTATAAAGAACAAGGTACCTGGCAATACCAGGCCCTGGGTGAAATGTCATCAGACACCAATGGTGAAATCGCAAACATTATCCGTCGATTTGAGTAAACGCATGTATTAATTATTAACATTAAGGGTGGTGAAAGCCACTCTTAATTAAAACAAAGAAAACTATGTGGTCATTTTGGATTATCATAGGTATAGTACTTATTGCATTATACCTAGTCTTTCAACCCAAAGTTGAAAGAAAAGTAAATGGCATTTACTTGTCATTTTCAACTACAACTGGAAGGTCTAGTTTTAGAATTATAAATTTATTATAACAGTAATGGATACATTATATTATTGCATACAAGTATTGTTACTTATATGTATTTTAGTAGCAATTTATCGCTTACTATTTAAACGGTCAACTGTCGTATCAATTTATAGAGAACAATTTAACAATAAGCTTTATGTAGCTTTTAATAACTCTATAAGTTCTCTTGTAGAACTTCCTGATGACCATCCACCTAATGCTGCTTAATTAGTGACATTAATTAAACTTTTAAAATAAATAATTAAAATCAAATATGAATCCTAAAATACGCGAGTATGTAGTTACAGGTGTAACTACTGCTCTAAGAGATGGCCAAACACGTAATGTTACGTTAGTCGGTGTCTTAATTGAAGAAAGTGGTGTAGATACTGTACATGACAGTAAGATTATAAATCTTAAAAGAGTGAAAGTACATATCTATACAGAAGAAGAAGTTGATACGTATAAAGCTACTTTTAGTATTGGTTTAAGTGTTCTTAATCCTATAGATATAGGTCATTTTGAAGAGGGTAAAATAAGAGCTAAAGGTAGAGCATTGAAACCTACTAAAGCATTAGTAACTCTTTTTACAACTAATCGATTCTTTGGTGATGATACTGCCAAAGGTATACTTGATATACAACTTAAAAGGATTATCGATAATCCTGATAGGTTTATTAAAGTATCAGCTTCAAAATTAACTCCTCGAATTACTTAATTAAAGTACAAAAAATGCAAAATAAAGTTTCTAATAAACAAACTAACAGATACAAGGAAAAATACTTTCCTTGTATCTCTGATAAAGACACACCACCTTATAATGATGTAATGCGTGTTATAACCAATCATAAAACTGGTGAAAAAGAACGTATCTTCATTAAAGGATTAACAGAAGAACAGAAGATTGCTGAAGGGACTCGACCTGAGTATCAACATCAACTTGAAAAGATAACTGCAAAACAACTAAATGAGGAAACAGGTTTAGAAGAAACTGTAGTTATACGTACTATCGGTCGATTTGAAAAAACAGAAGAAGAGCGTATTCAGCTTTACGGTGATGATAAGATTCGTGGAGTACACACTAATAAACCTCATCCAGGTAAATGGGTTTCTACACCAACAATTAGTCCTAAAGGTGATTTAATAGTTCACTTAAAAAATAAAAGAAAAGGAGAAAACTTCAATGTATTTAAAACTACTTATTCATTTAGTGCAGTGGCAGTGCATGAAATTTTTCAAGTATTAGCTACTATTATTAATCTGAATCTGAATAAAACAGATGATCATGTACTTAATTATGTTACTAAGTACTACCATCTGGGTAAGACTATATATGGTAAAGCAAGCTAATAAAGGGAGAAAGGTATTTTATAAGGGCGACTCTAAGTTGCTCTTATATAATACTTTCGTATATGAAGTACTTATCTATAAGATAACTCAAAAGAGTTATACTTTAGAAGACAGTAAGTATATATCAACATCAAAATTTACTAAAGATATAACTAGATATTTTAATAAGAAAAAGATAAAGTATGTTAAACACATAAAACTAATAGCAGCATCATTAATATGGTTATTAGAAAATAAATATGAAGAAAATGGAAAAGTTAATTGAATTTATTAAGAGTTTATTCATCAAGTCAGCAGAAGCTCTAAGTAAAGAAAAAGTTGAAATTTTAAAGACATTCACAGAAGCAGCAGACAAATTAAAAGCTCTGAATGCTAAAATTGACGCAACAGCATTAAAACATGATGCAAATGTTGCAATTGCACAAGCTAAGATTGATCTTGCTAATGCAGAGAAAGCAGCACTGAATGCTGCTAGAAAAATTAATGAAACTATTGCAGATAAGATTGAAGCTTTACTTAAATGATAGGTTATATTGCAGCAATATTAGTCACAATAGCTTATTTACCTCAACTTTATATAACTATTTTTATAACACATAAGTGTGCGTTAAGTTGGGCTACACTATTAATTTTACTAACTGCTATGTTATTATGGACTATGCACGCTATGGATTGTAGTGATTGGTCACTTTTTATAAGTAGTATGCTTAGTTTTATGCAATTGTTTATACTTTCCCTTTACAAAATTAAAAAACAGAGATTATGATAGGATATATAGCCGCAATATTAATTACAATTGCATTTCTCCCACAAGTGTATGATACTTTTAAGACTAAAAGATGTACACTTACTTGGACTACATTAACAATTTTATTAACTGCTAAAATATTGTGGTCTATTTATGCTATACAAACAAGAGATTGGCCGCTTTTAGGTAGTAATACATTTAATGTATTACAGTTAGTCCTTATGTTACATTATAAAATTAAAAATAAATGACACTACTTGAAATCATATTAAGTATTATACTATGGGTTATAATTGGTTTTTGGATAAACTTTAAACTTTCTATTGCATATGACAGACCACAGTTTGATGATGATGTAGTAATAGTACCTTGTGTAATGTTTGCACCAATTATGTTAGTGCTCACCCTTATTAATCAATTCATATTTAAAGATTGGGTAGAATGACAGAGGAAATAGAAGAACTCTATATAATGACCATTAGAGCTCTCATGAGACGTGAAGAATTATTAACTTCATATAATGATTCTTGTGAAGGCTATGTATCACATGAGCAATATGAAGATAAAGTCGAGGAAATAGAAGGTAGGTATAAGATAGATTATGATATGTTGAATAATCCTAAGAATCTAGAAATTCTAAAACCTATATTCAAGTTTGCATTTGACGATATAACAATTGAGCAAGTAAAGAATATTCTAATATGACACCATATGAGAAACAACTCTATCTAAATCATTTTGATAAGTTAACAAGAGAACCAAAAGAGATAAAACCAATAGCACCTTTTGCAGATAGTAAATACTTTACTAATCACAAATTTAAAGAAGAAGAACCTGGAGTCTTTATTAAAGAAGAGAAGGTTTATAGTCAAAACCCTATGACTGGTGCTCCAACAGGTGAATTAACAAGAGTAATCAAATTTAAAGTTTATGATGTAGATCCTGAATATGGAACTAACATTGAATTTTATATTGATAACCAATTACAAGTCTCAGGATACTACCAAGACTTAGCGGATTTTCAAACAACATTTAAAATATGATAATAGACCTAACTGATAGTTCAAAGCTTAGTCTTAAATATGAAATTCTTAAATTTCCTGATGGACATAAGCATATTAAACTTGATCAACCTCATTACCTTTTAAGTAGTGAGGATCTTACTATTAAAACTAGAATTAAGAATTATGATGATATTTTCATCCTTAAGCAATTAGTAAGTATAATACGAAGTGTAAATCCAAGTATAAATATTCAACTTCATATTTTCTATTTATTAGCTTCACGTTATGATCGTTCTATGTTTGAACACGATAGCTTTGATCTTAAGACAGTATGTAATGACATTGACTCTTTAAAGTTTAATAAGGTGATTGTGTATGAACCGCATTCTAATGTTACAACTACTTTACTTAGTAATTGTGAAGTAAGACATCCACTTGACAGTGAAGTAATGTTAAAATTAAATGATTATAAAGATAGTGAAGTTTGCTTTGTAGTTCCAGACTTCGGAGCAGTTAAGCGCATTGAGAATTTCTTAAGTATTATTAAGCGAGATATTAACATTGTTTATTCAAATAAACATCGTAATGTCTTAACAGGTGAAATAACAGGTATTGATATACTTAATCCTGATTTACTAAAACAGAATGTGATTATTTATGATGATTTATGTGATGGTGGTCGTACATTTACTGAATTAGCTAAAACATTGAGAACTTTAAAATATCCAACTATTCACACAAGGTTAGGGTTACCAATAGAAGGAGCAAGTATTGTTAAACACATTACTTTATTTGTAACTCATGGGATCTTTAGTAAGAGTGTTGAGATACTACTTAAAGAGAATGATGAAGGTAGTTACTTAAATGAAATTTATACAACAAATTCTTATCAAGAACAAACTGATAGAAGAAACTTTAATGTAATACAATTATGATAGAAACAGAAAAACAATATAGATTACCTAAATGGTTTGCTGATAAATGGCTTGAGGCTTTAGAGAGCGGTGAATACAAACAAGCAAAAGAAGCTTTAAAACGTAATTTATATGGACCTGTAGGTATAGGATACTGTTGTATAGGAGTAGCTGGTTTAGTTTGCGGTATTCATAGCCATAATCTATATGGTGATTATTTAAATAGTAATAACACTAAAGGTTATAGAGTTCCTAAAGAACTAATGTGGGAACACAACAACCATAATGATTTATCAAACATGTTATCATTTTTAAACGACGATGAAGGTTTTACCTTTCATCAGATAGCGCAATGGGTAAGAGATAATGTTGAGATCTATGAGGAGGAAGAAAGTGGAACTTAATTATATAGAAGGGAATCTCATATCTCTAGCTAAGGAAAATCTCCGTAAAGTCTTTAGATAGTTAATAGTAGTCGAATTTAAACAATAAATTTTAAATAAATGTAAATGAAAATATTACCAGTATTACTGTCAGATTCCTATAAGCAATTTCACCATTTATTCTATCCTAAAGGAATGACAAAGTTATATTCTAATATGACACCTCGTTCATCAAGGTTAGGAACAGATTATGCGATATGGTTTGGTTTAAACTATTATCTTAAAGAATATTTACATAAACAATGGAATGAATTATTCTTTGATCGTCCTATTGAGGATATAGTTAAAGAATATAAACGCTTCCATAAACATTTTAGTTTTGTGGATGTAACAACTGACCATATAGAGAAACTACATGAGTTAGGTTATCTTCCACTTCTAATTAAAGCATTACCAGAAGGTTCGATAGTTCCAATTAAAGTACCATTCTACACAATTACAAATACACATCCAGACTTTGCTTGGTTAGTTAACTTCCTTGAGACTCAAATGTCAACAGTAATTTGGGATCTAACTACAGTTGCAACAGTTAGTTATCAGTATCGCCTTTTATTGAGTAAGTGGGCATTGAAAACTACAGGTAGTGTTGAAGGAGTACAGTGGCAAGGACATGACTTTAGTCAAAGAGGTCGTAGTTCTACAGAGTCGACACAAAATCAGGCAGGTCATCTTCTATCTTTTACTGGAACTGATACAATACCAGCAGTATTAATGCTCGAAGAATACTATAATGCAAACATAGAGAAGGAGCTTGTTGGCTCATCAGTTCCTGCTAGCGAGCATTCTATAGCAACCTCATATGGAAAAGAGAATGAACTTCTATCATTTAGAAGGATATTACAACAATTTCCTACAGGTATAGTATCAATGGTAAGTGATAGTTATGATCTATGGAAGGTTTTAACTGAATTCTTACCTATTTTGAAGGATGAAATTTTAGCACGTGATGGTAAAGCTGTTCTTCGTCCTGATAGTGGTGATCCAGTTGATATTATATGTGGAACTAATACAAGTATACATGGTGTAAATGCATGGTACTCACCAGTAAACGATAATTCACCTATTAGAAAAGGTGTAATTGAACTTCTTTGGGATGTATTTGGTGGAACTATCAATGAACAAGGTTATAAAGTTCTTGATCCACATATTGGTGCTATCTATGGAGACTCTATTACTTTAAAACGTGCAGAAGAAATCTGTCAACGTCTTGAAGCTAAAGGTTTTGCATCTACAAACATTGTTCTAGGAATAGGCAGTTATACTTTTAATTATCAGACGAGAGACTCCCTGGGTATTGCAGTTAAATCAACTTATTGTGAAGTAGCTTATCCATTAACTCTAACTAACCATGATGATAAAGTCTTTGGTGTAAGAGAAGATGGGACAGAGTTAGAACTTATAGGTTTTCCTATTGAACAATTTGTAGGAGGTATGCTAGCTGAACACCCAATCTATGAAATAGAGCAACGTGAAATCTTTAAAGATCCAATTACAGACGATGGAACTAAGAAATCAGCAAAAGGTTTACTTCGAGTTGACAAAGACCCATCAGGTAAATTCTACCTAACTGATCAGGTAACACAAGAAGAGGAAGAAGGTGGTGAATTAATACCTGTATTTGAAGATGGTTATCTGTTAGTTGATCCAACTTTAGCTGAGATACGTGCTAGGATTAATGAAAACATTAATAAAACTTTAAATGAGCTTTCAAACTAAAGTTAACAATTGGGTTATAGAGTGTTTTGGAGAAGAGATTCTATTTGATAAACATGAGAGAGGTCAGAGATTCATTGAAGAAGCTATAGAACTTGTACAATCAACTGGTCTATCTAGAGAAACTGTATTAAAGCTGGTTGATTATGTATACAATAGACCAGTAGGTGAAGTTTATCAAGAAGTTGGTGGAGTTATAGTTACTTTAGCAGCTTTGTGTACATGTTTTGGAGAGAATCTAGAAGTTTGTAAACAATTAGAATTAAGTAGGATCTCTCTACCTGAAGCTATAATCAAAATAAGAGAAAAACAAAAATTAAAACCAAGATATGAAAATAATTAAAACTATAGGAGTAATTCTCCTATCGATTATTATAGCTATAGTACTAGCTGTATTAGTGTACTTCTTACTTAAAGTGATGCTCTATATCTTTATATTAGTAGTAATATTTGTGATAGTAGCAATTTGTTATACTCTTCACATGGCAACAAAATGGATCAAAAGCAGAAGGCTTTTAAATTAAGATAACAATTAAGGTGGAGTTTTTACTCCGTTAAGCTTCACCTTTTAATCTAACATAATGGAGTGAGGATTGAATGGAACAAGAACAGTGTATTAAAGCAAGATTAGTTGGAAGATTAGATGAAGGATCGTATGTTAAATACGTATTTGAAGATCTATTATTTACAAATCGAAAGCATCAATTTATAACTATGACTAAGTGTCCTAATTGGAATAGTCAAGAAATAATACCCATGCAAGAAGGATTTGTAACTTATAAGTATGTTGAAGCAGGTAAAGACACCTATTGGTGTAATCAAGCTCAAACATATAAACTGTACAGCTATACAGCTATTTACTTTCTGAGTTTTGTCCCTATTACACATGTATTAACTAATGGTTTTGTAACTAGTAGTAATACATTAAAAGTTTCTTAATAAAGCTGTATAACAGCAATCTAAACATTTATTTAATGATGATAAACAAAATACATAAAATACATTGAGTAATGTAAACATCAGTATTAACCAGTTCATTGCCTGTAATAGGAGAGAAGAACATTGAAAGCAGAGGTCGGTAATCTCTTATTCATAAAGGATAAGAATGACACAACAAAGAAAAGACCATACATATGTATACACATCTTTACTAATAAAGTAGGTGTACCTTATGATTGGTTAGTTGTACCTATAACGTCAACAGATAATGTAGGTATCAATAATTTGGTTGAGATAGAACACAGTAAGCTATGTTGTAAATCATATGCTAAGATAAACAATATAGAATCTATATCATGGACAGATGATATTGAATTTGCTAAGAAGAAATTTGATAGCAAATATGTAAAAGATATACTAGATAAATTGAGAGAGGTTTTATTATATACACTATAAGATGAGCGAGACAGCTTTTGGGGAAAAATTAGAAATGGCAATTGAACAAGGTAGCTATTTTACAAAAAATTACATTTGGAAAGGTAAGAAGGAGAAGGATGCTTCTGGGAACTTTACACAAGAAATAGTTGCATTAGCAGATGCAACAGAGGAACAACTTCGTCGGTTCTATCAACATTGTATCTCTATGTTGTACAATCAAGATAGGCAAAATCCTGGAAGACGCCCTTTACTTGATATTGTACAGTCACAGAAAGATAGATGTGGGGTTGAGCTTTACCTACGTGAATCAGAATCACAAAATATATCACGTTATAGTATCTTAGAAAACATTAAGAAAACTATTATGTTTAGTGGTATTACAAATGATCAAGTTAAAAAATATACTCTTAAAGACTTTATTAAAGTGAGTTCTCAGTTTGAAGATTTACCTATAAAGTTAGTACAAGAAGGTTGTATGCAACGTCTAGGTAAGTTTGACAAATCTCATATTACACTTACATTTATACTTAAACAAGGTTTAAAGATAAATGAAGAAGAAGAACAAGACCTTATAGAATATGATCTTGATGATAGAGGTAATAGAATTAAACGTAATTATATTGAGGTTATTCGTGAACGTCTTAATATAGTTGATCATATGAGAGTTAAACTCGATGCTAAAGGTTTAAGTTATACACAACTTCGTGCTATGATGACCCTTAAATCACGTTATTATAATGAACTTACAACTGAGCAACTTCGCACTTTAAGAAATATAATATTATTCGCTCTTGAGGATGATATAATGTTTCACATACAACAATGGGAAGAACGAGTAACACAGATTAAAGAAGTAGCTGAATTTAAAGGTATAACTTTATAAGTGGCACGTAAACCTTGTGAGTTTGATGAGGAAGTTTTTTCAAACTGCTTCATCTGTTGCTGTAAAGTAATAGGTGAAAAAGATAATATAACATTTGAGATAAGTGAGCGTAAGAATCAACTTCAAGAGATGTATGATTTCTTTATGTCTAATAAGTATACATTTATAGGTTATAATTGTGGTATGTATGATACTCCAATTATGAATATGATAATACAAAACATTTCTTACTTCTTACAAGGTGACTATTCTTTATTAACTAATGCTGCACATAAGCTATCATCTCAGATTGTAAGACATGATGGACAGGCAGCATATGAATATGCATTTCTTAACTATTTTAAATATATAGACTTAATGACTATGATGAGCTCTAAGAATCTTAGAACTAGTTTAAAGAGTCTACAAGTAACTATGTGTTTTAGAAATGTTAAGGAAATGATGATTGATTGGTCTAAACCAATTGAAGTTGATCGTATTGACGATGTTATTAAGTATTGTTTTAATGATATTGATAGTACTGCTGAATTGTATCATCTTCTAATAAGTGACATAAAGTTACGAATGGATATTCAAAAGGAATTTAAAATTCGTTGTCTGTCGAAGGATCCTGTAGCAGTAGGAGTTGCTATCTTTAGTAAGTATATATGTGAAGAGTTAGGTATCTATAATGAGAAGCAACTCTATAGTTATATGGATAATTTCACTACAATACCTGTTAAGGATTTTATACTTCCTAATATTAAGTTTAAGACAAAACCATTTCAAGATGTTTTAAAAGATTTTAATAATTTAATACTTGATGATAAAGGTCAAACTAATATTAAAGAATGGAGTACTACTGCTTTATGTGGAAAATTAAGACATACATTTGGTATTGGTGGGTTACATTCTCAAAATCAACCTAATATTTATAAGAGTTCTGATAATGGTGAATGGCTTATTCTCGATCTTGATGTAAGTTCAATGTACCCAGCAGTCTGTATAGCATGGGAGTTTGGTCCTAAAGGATTTAAAGAAGCTTTCTTACACGTAATGTCTAAATTAAGAGATGGTCGTATTGAAGCTAAGAAGAGTGGTAATAAAGTTAAGGATAAGTCAATGAAATTGAGTTTAAACTCAATATTAGGAAATCTCCGTAATGAATATAGTCCTTATTTTGCACCAGAAGCTAATACAGCTATTTGTGTAAATGGTCAACTATTCTTAGCAATACTTATTGAAAAACTTGAATTGGCAGGTATAGAAGTCATACAATCTAATACAGATGGTTGTAGTGTATATATACATAAATCTAAAGTCGACACTTATTATAAAATTTGTAAAGAATGGGAAAAGTTAACTAAGATTGATTTAGAATTTGTAGAATACGAAAAAATGGTAATTACTGGAGTCAATGATTATGTAGCCTATAAGAAAGGTTACTTCGAAGTTAAAGACAAACTAGTATGGCCTTATCCAACTAATTGGATAGAGTATAATTATACTTTTGTTAAATCTACAGAAGACGCTCTATTAATTGATAAGTATATTAAAACTAAAGGGTTCTTTATACCATATCTTAGACTTGGTAAAGGCTTAGATAGCTTAATAGTACCCAAGGCTCTTATTGATTACTTTGGTAAAGGTATACCAATTAAACAGACAATCTTAGGTTGTGATAATATATGGGATTTCATTATATTTCAGAAGGTTGGTAAACAGTACGAAGTAATGCATAACCAAGAGTTACAGCAGCATATTAACCGCTTCTATGTCTCAAAAAAAGGAGCTTATCTCTATAAAATTAAGACTAAAGATAAATTCGATGAGAGATCAAATAGCACCATAACAGTTAAGAAACCTGAAAGTGTACTTAAAGGTTATGGAGTTACACTATTTAACGAGTATGAAGAAAAACCAATGGTTGATTATAATATACAATATGAATACTATATAAGACAAGCAACTGAGATTATAGAAAAGTTAGAACCAAGACAACAGCTATTGTTTTGACAAGAGATGAGCGTCAGGCACTTGGAATTGAGAAGTGGAAGAAAGGAGGTGGTAAATGTACCTGTCTCTATCCGACCGGGTACGGAAAAACAACTGTAGCGCTTAAGATTATATCTAGGATATTAACACAAAGACCTAATTATAAAGTTTTAGTAGTAGTACCGACAGATTATCTTTTAGGGCAATGGGTGTTACAACTTAATAACTGGAAACTTAGCAGTAATGTAAAGGTACTTGTAATCAATACAGCAGTTAAGAACGAAAGTATTTATGATCTACTGGTTCTAGACGAAATCCATGGTATGGCAGCTGATACGTTTGTTCAGATCTTTGAGAAAGTCAAATATAAGTTACTTTTAGGATTAACTGGAACTATTGACCGTTTAGATGGTAAGGAACAAGTACTGTTGAAGTACGCACCAATTTGTGATACTATTACTTTAGAAGAAGCCATAAAGAACGGTTGGATTTCTGATTATCAACAATACAAGGTATTTCTTGATGTAGACTTAACAGAATATAATAAAGAGAATACTAAATTTCTTCACTATTTTAGTTACTTTGGTTTCGACTTTAATGATGCAATGGCTTGTGCAACTAACTGGGAATACCGAGCTAGATGGGCAAGAGAACATGGAATGGAGAATAAAGATGTGATGATTGCAGGTCTTGGATTTCTACGAGCAATGAAAGCCAGAAAAAGCTTTATCTATGACCACCCTAAGAAAATAGAGGTTGCAAATCAGATAATAAATGCTCGTAAAGACAAGAAAATCATTACATTTACTAAAACAGTAGAACATGCTCAACAAATTTGTTGTGGTGATATCTATCATGGTAAGATAACGAAGAAGAAAAAGGAGAAAATGATGGAAGCTTTTAATGAAGCTCATACTGGCGTACTAAATAGTTGCAAAGCTTTAACGGTTGGTGCAGACATTAGAGGTGTTAATGTAGCTATTATTCTATCAGGAGACTCTTCATCTATTACTAAACGACAAGCTGTAGGTAGAGCACTTAGGAAGCAAGATGAACAAATTGCAGAACTTTGGCAACTCATAATTCGGAATACCGTTGATGAGGAATGGTTCCGTAAAAGCTCAGGTGGTTTAAAGTATAAAACTATTAATGAAGCACAACTCACTCAATTCTTAGAAACAGGTGAAATAACAGATAAAATACATAAAGAGAAACAATTCTTATTTAGATTTTAAATGAAGTTATCTATTGAGTTAGAAAGAAAACTCCTTATAATGAGTAAGTACGGATTAGATGCAGAACAGTGGCTTTTTATAGAGCTATTATTCCTTGCAACTGAAGACGAACCGCATCCAGAGTATATGTATAAATACTTTACTGAGTGTGCTAAGAAGAGCTTACCACGAGATACACTCCAAATATTAAAAGATAAGAATATTCTAGCTAAAAGCTATAAGATTCCTAAAGAGGGTGAAGACTTTGATCTTGAAGCAGTTGAGTGGAATAATACCTTTATTAAGTATTATTTTAAAGAGAGTCAAGAAGCAGGAAGAGAACTGTGGTATGCATATTGTGACTTTCTACAGAGTTCTACTGACAAATTACTCCCTGCTAAGAACATAACACGCGGAGGGTTCCTTTCACTTGAAGACTTCTTCTTTGCTTATGGTAAAGCTATTAAAAATGATCCAGAGACTCATAAAAAGGTTATGGAGAGTTTGGAGTGGGCTAAAGAGAATGAATTAATCAATTATATGATACCTGAATATGTAATAACTAGAAAGTGGGAAGATCATATAAGAATGATGGAGAGTGGTGAGATTGGTAAGTTTATTGTACGCGTTAACACATTAGAGGATATTTAATGAGTTTTATAAAACGTATGTACAATATGGTCAAGCGTGGAATACTTGGCCTAAATAAAGGTTTATCAATGGGTTTGCCTCGTCTTGAGGCTTTAATGGATGGAATACAACGTCAGACATATTCTATAATTTGCGGAGGTACTGGGTTAAATTCAAAATAAATTTGCAAATTCCAATAATTATTCGTATCTTTGTCTATGCAAATAGACATAAGTACAGAAAGAAAAGCAGGTGTTTATAAAATAACCTGCAAAAACAATGGTAAAAGATATATTGGTTCTTCAAAATCAATATATTATAGATTACACAGACATAAGTCAGATCTAAAAAGTAATACACATGACAATAAAAACTTACAGAACTCTTTTAATAAATATGGTGAAGAATCATTCATTATAGAAATTATGGAGTATTGTGAGGAGGATGAACGTTTTGAAAGAGAACAACACTGGATTAATAAACTTAAACCAGAATTTAACGTAGTTCAAAATGTTATTGATTGTGAGATCACTGAAGAAATGAAAGTTAAAATATCTGATACTCTCAAAGCTAAATATAAGAGTGGTGAAATTAAGAGAACTGCGATTACTAAAGTATGGCAGTTTAACTTAGATGGTACAACTTATAAAATTTGGGATGCGGTAACAGATGCAGCTAAGCAATTTGAAGGTAATATATCTAATATGGAAAAGAAAATTCATGAAGCTTGTAAACAAGATAGAATTCAATCTTATAAAGGATTTGTCTGGTCTAAAGTTGGTGAGTTTAAAGCACCAAAAAGAAAGAACATGACTGCTGTATTAGTTAGAGATATTCGTGACAATAGTGCCATAGAAATTGAAAGTAGAGTTGCGTTTGCTAGATATTTTAATTGTAGTGTATCAACCTTTGATTACTTTCTTAAAAAGAAGACATTATATCAAGGAGTTTACGAAATAAGTAGGCTCAGTATAAATCCCTCTAATTCGGTGGACGATCTCAAGGCTGAGACAATACCGAGCCAAGCATCGAAAGATGAAGGTGTAACGACTAGCTGAAAAGCGTAGAATCAAGTGATTCGAAACGGGGGACATCGAAAGATGAAGATATAGTCTGATCTATATAGTGATATATAGTAGTTATAAAATAACAGATAGAAATTAACGAATTCTATTGAACACAAATGCTGGTAAAACAACACTAGCGTTATATAGTTACGTTTATCGTCTAATTGCAGATCATTTAGGTGATATGCGATATAGAGTAGTTTACTACTCTCTTGAAATGACAGGTGAAATATTAATGGCAAAAATACTATCTCTACATATCTTTGAGACTTATGGAGTGGAGTTAAGCTATAAGCAGATTATGTCAAGACAGGAAATTTTATCTGATAAACATTTGGCACTTGTTGAAAGTTGTGAGCCTTGGCTAGAACAGTTTGAGAAGCAACTTCTAATAGTAGACAAGAATGTATCTTCATCAGGTATCTATGCTTCATTAAGTGAGTACTCTAAGAGCCATGGTACATTTATAGAAGGTGAATACAGTGATGTGTACGAACCGTACATAAAGGATGAACTTGTTCTTATTGTTGTCGATCACTTAGGTTTGATTAACTTATTACAGGGTCAGACTAAAAAAGATGCTATGGATTTAACATCAAAATATCTTTTACGATTTAGGAATAAATGCGCTTATTCACCTTTAGTTTTACTTCAAATTAATAGAGGTCAAGCTAATATGCTTCGTGTTAAAGAGAGTAGACAGGAAATAGAACTTAGTGATATTAAAGATAGTGGTGGACCTTCAGAAGACGCAGAAGTTGTTCTTGCAATATTTCATCCTTGGAGAGAGAAGATGACTTCACATAAAGATTATAACATACGTATACTTAAAAATCATTATCGAGCAGTTCAAGTACTAAAAGCTAGACTTGGAGAAAGTGATAAAAGTATAGGTCTTAATTTCTTTGGAAGTATTGGACTATGGCGTGAAATGCCTGAACCAAGGAGTTTACAAGAAAATGATATGGAACAGTTCCTTCACTTACAACCACCAAAGAAAGAAGTAGAAGTTAAACCTACTCCAGTTAATTTTAAAATGAGATTTTAATATAGAGATTAACCTTAAAGACAAGATCGACAAAGTTAATTAAATATGTTAAATGTAAATGAGTGAATTAATCGCTGTAATTGGGCCTCCAGGAACAGGCAAGTCATCAAGTATTCGTACTCTAGATCCACAAGAAACCTTTATTATAAATGTTGCAAAGAAACCACTTCCAATAAAAGGTTATAAGAAGAATTATCACTCCTTTACAGTAGATAAGGAAAAAGGTAATCTTTTAAATACTTCTAAAAGTGGTAATATAGTTCAAGTCTTGAAGTATATTGATCAAAAGCGTCCTGATATTAAACAAGTTATCTTAGATGACGCTGGTTATGTTATGGCCTTTAGTAATATGGATAAGATTAACGATAAAGGCTATGGTCGTTTTACTGAGATGGCATCTGAATTCTATAATATCTTATCTACAGCATCTGATTTAAGAGAAGATTTAAAGATTTTTGTATTTGGTCATGAAGAGAATGTTGGCGATGTTTTAAATCCACAAAGAAAGTTCAAGACTATTGGTAAGTAATTGCCTGTATCTATTTAATTCGGTGAAACCTAAGTCCTATGGATATGGCAATACCGAGCCAAGCAGGGATTAATCCCAGGCGTGTGTGGAGGTCATTCCCTTGACGGGAAGTAGTGAATTTAAATGTTAAAATAAATTTGCAAAACAGTAGATAAATTCGTATCTTTGCGTTATGATTAATATCTATACGCTAAGCGATCCCAGAACCAATGAAATCAGATATATCGGTAAAACATCCCGTACGTTAAACCAAAGATTAACTAACCACATTTCTGATGCCAGAGTTAAGAGATATAAAAATCACAATTGTAATTGGATTCAATCTTTACTCAAATTAGATTTATTCCCTAAAATAGAACTTCTCGATTCTATAGAGAGTACAGATGATTGGGAATGGTTAGAAAGTTACTGGATAGCTCAATTTAGAGCTTGGGGATTCAGACTTACCAATCTAACTAATGGTGGAGATGGCAATAAAGGACAAGTTTTCTCAGCAGAAAGTATTGAAAAAAGAGCTGCTGCTAACAGAGGACAAAAGAGAACTGATGAATTTAAAGAGAGACATTCTAAATTACTAAAAGGTATACCTAAATCAGATACAGCTAAAGCTAATATAAGAGCTGTAGTAGTAAAGAATCAAGGTAGAAAGGTAGTACAATTAGATTTAAAAACTTTAGAGTTTATAAAAGAGTGGGAATGTATTATAGATCCTGCTAGATTTTATAGTGTTGACTCAAGTTCTTTAATGAGATGTTGCCAAGGGAAATTTAAAAAGTCTGCCGGTTATAAATGGATGTATTTGGAGGATTATAACGAATTTAAAGATATGACCCATACCAGTGGAAACACTGGAGAATAAGTGTGTTGACGACACCAAGAAAAGCTTATTCAAAAATTATGAAATTACTAGATAATGCGATCAGTATTGAAGGTTTGTTTACTTATGTGTTCTTTACTAAAATAGTACGTGAGGAAGATTCTGATAAGGTAGGTTATTATTTTGAAACTCAAAATGACGGTACTACTACTGCAAAAACTCCTATGGATTGTTTTAAAGATCAGTTAATACCAAATGATCTACAATTTGTTGTAGATGCTATAAACGCTTATAACGAATAAATGATAAAAATAAGTTTTAATTTTGATCCTGAGACGAACGCTGTCTCAGAAGTTAGTGTAAATGGTGCTACTGAACAAGTAGAGAAACCAAAAGAAAAGAAGGCTTCTAAACCTCGAAAGAAGAAAGAAGCTTTAGTGACAGATAAAGTAACATATAATGGTGCATCATTACAACTTAATGAAGAAGTCTTAGGGCTTATGGGTTTAATTGTTGGTGATCGTGTATGTGTACGTTTTAATCCAGAACCTGTGTTACTTAATCCACTTGTAGCTAAAGAACCAAAAGGTGGTAATTTAATTACGAAAGGTTTAACTGTATCAGTTAAAGGTAAGAACAGTGAACAGCTTGGAGCTCCGGGAGCTGAGTTTAAATATAAACTTAAATCAGAAGGATACTTACAACTTATAAGGCAAGAAGTTGAAAATACTGATGAACAAGATTACAATGAGTATGTAGATAGTAAAGCCACTTTAAAAGATGAAACAATTGGAGATTTAGATGACGATGACTTTCTTGCTGATATAGAAGAAGGTGAAGAGATTAATTTTGAACTCGATATTGATTAATTAAGTAGAAGTATGAAAATGACATTAGGTGGAAACACCCAATCTAAACAAGGTGGACAATTAACTCCAGGTATTCATGATGTAAGGTTTGTTAGTTTAACTAACGAAACTATTGAAAAGAAAGATAAATCAGCGTCATTCGACGTTATAAAGATAAAATTTGAAGGCGTAGGCGACTTAGCTGGTAAGACTTATGAGCATACAGTATTTGAACCAAAACCAGGTGATGATGAACGTAAAGATAATACCTTTGGTGGTAAGAATCCTTCTAATGCTGAAGAAACAGGTCATCTATTCTCTCACTTAATTGAAGCTGTAGCAGCACAAACTGCACAAGAAATAGCTAAGAAAGGTAAAGTCAATCTTGATGGTTGGAAGAATATCAAAGCGTTTATGCTTAAAGCTACTGCGAAGTCAGCAGGTGTACAAACTCAAATTAAACTTGTACCAAATAAAGATGGTAAAGGTGTATTCCCATCATTTGTACTTGGTCTTCGTAAAGAAGCTGATGAAGAAGGTAATGATACATTTCCTCGTACTAATTTTATTGGTAAGGATTTAACTTTTACTGCTAAAGAACTTGAAAAGATCAATAATCAAGCTACAGCTAAACCAACTGATATGGCAAAACAAAAAGCAACTCAGAACGCTAAATCTAACCTTGATGTTGATGATGATTTAGATTTAGACTTAGTTTAGTGTATCTTTGCAGTTAAATGCAAATAAGTATTAGTTCACCTCGTATTACCAAACAATTTTTATTAGATAAGTTAAAAGAAGAAGAAGTTATGAGTTTCTATCTTGGGATAATCCCAGATAGAAACCTTCATATAAACCCACTTCGAGAAGATAAACATCCTACCGCTTCGTTTTATCGAGCAGCAAATAAGGAACTTATTTTCAAAGATTGGAGTAATGGCTTTCATGGAAACTTTATAGATATTGTAATGGAGAAATATAAGGTTAGTTATGGTAAAGCTATTAATATCATTTCTCATGACTTTAATATTGAGAAGAAACGTGGTTTTACTACAAATGAACCAGCAATTCAATATGATGGGTCTATTATAAATAATAAAACTTATACAATAATACAAGCTGAAATACAAGATTTTAGAGAAGAACAACTTCAATGGTGGTTACAATTTGGTATAACTAAATCTACACTCGATAAGTTTAATGTTCACTCTATTAAATCTGTATTTCTTAATGGTAATTATCTCTATTCATCTACAATTAAAAGTCCTATTTATGGTTATTATTTTGGTAAAGAAGAAGGTCGTGAATTATGGAAAATGTACTTTCCAATTAGAAAACACTATCGGTTCTTATTAAATACTAATAAACTTCAAGGAGCTAAACAACTTCCTAAAATAGGTAATATAGTTGTTATAACTAAATCGTTGAAAGATGTAATGTCTTTTTATGAACTAGGAATACCAGCAGTTGCTCCACAAGCTGAATCTATTATTATCTCCACCAAACAATATGTAGCTCTTACTAAAAGGTTTAAGTACATTATAGTCAACTATGACTGGGATAGAAGTGGTCAACGTTCAATGATAGAATATAGAAAGAAGTTTGGTTTAGAATGTTTGTCATTTACCAATAAGAAGGAATTTGCTAAAGACATTTCAGATTTTATAAAGAAAAAAGGAATAGATAAAGCAAAAGAACTTATTGAAGAATTAAAGTATAAATTATTAAGTGATAAACACGATACAACAGACGAAGCCCCTTTCTAAAGCTATATGGATGCCAGGTAATACTCCGTCTTTAAAAAACTCCAAACAGATAACTAAGAGTGGTTTTATAATTGCTTCAAAACAATGTAAAGAATACTATGAAAATACTCAGATGGAGTGGATTGATAAACGTGAGTATTTTGAAACTTTGTTTACTGGTTCAAAACCTTGGCATATAGGACTCTATTTTATACGTAAATCAAAACATAAATTCGATGAGATTAATGCTGCACAAATAATTTTTGATCAGATGATTAAGTATGAATGGATTGACGATGATAATGCTGATGAAATAAGACCTGTATTTTTAGGTTATCATTATGATAAGTTAAATCCAGGAACCTTTATAATTAATGCAGAGAGTGTTAAAGAAGAATATGAAAAATTAAAATTACAAATTAAGAGAGACTAAATAGTCTCTCTTTTCATTTAAAATTATGACTAAACAACAAAGATTACAAGAAATAATAAATCACAATCAAGGTGTGAAAGTACTCGCATTAATGGAAATGGCTTACACTTTAGCTTTAGATGATCTATCCGAAGCTTTATCTGTTGTGATAGATGAAGATGAAAGTGAAGACATTGGTTTTTTTGATGGTTTGGAGAGAGCTCTTTATGAAATAGATGTATTAAGTTAACCTTATAATGAGTAAGGAACATGTTAGAAAAAGAAAAGAATCAAGCAAATAATTGTGCTTCAAATCAACAGACTACAACTCCTCATTGGTATACTCCAAGAAAGACAGTAATGCAATTACAGAATGAAGCTTTAAAGACACAACTTAAAAGTGAATTATGGCCTCAACAATGTACTAAAGGAGATGATTTATTTGATATGCAATTTAAAACAAAGAATAAAGAGTTAAAGTCTGACCCATTAGAAGAAGTTTCTAAACCAGATCCTTTACCAGAATTCTATAAGTTTAAAAAAGGTGAATTAACACAAGAACCAGCAAGAGCAGACCGTTTCAATGAAGGGAAGTTGCGATACGACCTAATTCCACCTTATCCATTAGAACAATTGGCTAAATTGTTTACATATGGGGCTAAGAAGTACGCACCAAATAATTGGAAAAAAGGACATCCGTGGAGTGATGTAGCAGACTCTTTAATACGTCATTTAGAAGCATATCGTGCTGGAGAAGATTACGATTACGACAAAGACTGTCCTGGATGTATAGCAGGAGATTGTAAAAATCATTCTAGAGCATTTCACATGACAGCAGTCATATGGAACGCTATGATATTAGTTGATTACTATAAGTCAAATCCTCAATTTGATGATCGTATTAAAAGTTATTTGAAACTTCCAAAAGTAGTCCTAGATATTGATGAAGTAGTATGTGGTTGGGCTCAGGGCTATAAGGATTTCACAGGTAAGGATATACAGTCAACTTATTGGGATTCACGCTATGGATTTACTAGTGAACTTGATGAATTAGCTAAGAATAAAGAGTTTTGGTTATCTTTACCAGTAATACGTAAACCAGACTTTGTACCTCATGCATATGTATCTTCAAGGAGTATTCCAGTTGAATGGACTCAAGAATGGTTAGAAAAGAATGAACTTCCATGTCGTCCTGTTTATCATGTACCATTTGATACTTCAAAAGTAGAAGTTCTTAAATCAATAGGTACTGAATTCTTTATAGATGATAGATTTTCTAATTTTTCAGAAGTTCAATCAGCAGGTATCTGTAGCTTTTTAATGTCAGCACCACATAATTTATTTTATAATGTTGGCTATAGAAGGATTTATGATTTAAAATTAAAAAATATAATAAGGTGATGGACGAAAAAGAACAATATGAAGATGCTATTAATAATGTTTTGAAAATAGCTAGAAATGCTCTTTATAATTCGATAGTTTATGTAGTTCAAAGAGAAGAACTCGATATTGATGATGTACAAGGCTTAATTGAAGATATACGTACACTTGATGATTATCAAGATATTATAAGACGAATGAATGATGTTATATGAGCTATCAAATTAAAAGTATAATTGATCAATTAAGAGGACGTATTTATATTCTTAAAGAAGAACAAGAGGGATATAATGAGCAAACCGATCCAGATGGAGATCAATGGGGTAATGTTGAAGAAGAAATAGATGATTTAACTGAAGTAGTAAGGCTTCTAAATAATTGGGTATAATGGAACAGAAATATATTGATGCTATAAGTGATATAGTAAAGACAGCTAAAGACGGAGTTTATAAACGTATAATAATTACTGCTGAGAGGCATGAGAAAGATGAAAGCATTCAAGACTTACTTGGAGATTTAGATGAGATTGCTAATTTAGAGGAAACTTTAAGTAATATTTACTAATGGGTTACTTAATTAAACAAGCTATAGATCTTATAGAAGAACGAGTAAAATTTGCACAACAATTAGTTGATATGACTGATTATCAAGATGGTGAAGAGGCTATTGAATATGAAAATGAAGTTGCAGATTTAAAAACAGCATTAAACTATCTAAAAGATTATAAATGACAGCAGTAAGTTTAGCTTATGATTGTTTAAGCGATCGCTTATTTGAACTTAATGATCTAATTAATGATCTTGATGAGGAAGATAGTGATTTATATATGAAATATAGCGATGAGAAAGAAGATTTAGAAGATGCTTTAGAGTTAATAAAACAATGGCAATAAGAAAATGGACGAATTACAAGACGCACTTGATCTAGTTGAAACAGCACTAGAAGAACTTTATGGATTAGGAGAACAATTAGAAGATAAAGTTGATGAAGCTGAGGCTGAGCTTAAGAATTACAAAAAAGAGTATGAGATATGTTCAGACCAGATAAGTGAACTTGAAACAGCTAAGAGCTCTCTTAAGGTTGCTATGGGTAAATAAATCAATATGAGTAAGACAGATTTGAAAGCAAAACAACAATTTGAGAGGGATGTAGCGACTGATCCATTCGAAGAAGGTTGGGATGATAACGATGACAAAGATTGGGAGGAATTTCTTGATCGTGTAATGGATGAAGATTATGATAACTTTGACGATGAAGACGAAGATTAATTGTACGACTTAAGTAAAATACAAATTGAATTCTTAACAGATACTGCTACTAGACTTGAGAATGTACCCGATGAAGAATACTTTGGCTCAGCCTATCGTGACTTTATAAGTAATTCTCAACTTAAGCTAATTAATCCAGAAGAAGGGGGAGCACCAACAAGATTCCTTGAAGGTTTCTCTAGTGACTCTAAATCTCCAGCTTTAGAACTTGGATCCGCAGTACATCAGATGATACTTGAAAAAGATAAATATTTCCTTAGTCCTGTAGATAAACCATCAGGTAAAGTAGGTGCTATATGTGACTTACTTTATAAATATAAAAATGAAGGTTATAGTGAACAAATTGCACTCACAATGGCTTGTGAAGAAGAGGATTACTATAAAGGCAAAATGACTCAAAAGAAGTACGATGATGTACTTTCTAAAGGTCAAGAGTATCTTGAGTTCTTAAAGATACAGGATGAACAACCTGGAGCTATAGTTCTTACTGAATTACAGAAAGAGAAACTTGATGGTTGTCTCAGTAGTGTAAAGCATAACAAGCTCTTAATGGATCTGCTTTTTCCACCACCTTATATTGAAGATGATTTAGGTTGCAGAGAAGCTGTTGATATTGTAAGCTATCATGAGGATGTTATGATAATGGAGTTTGTAGCTTCTATTCCAAATGAAGAGTTTGATGATCCTCTATTTAATGAAGTTATAAGGTTAAAACTTAAGGCTAAAATTGATAATTGGTCTATAGATTTTACAAGGAAAATAGTAACACTTAATGACTTAAAGACTACTGGAAAGCCACTTAATACTTTTCCTGGTATCACAACACAACGTACTGACGTTAATGGCGATACTTACAATGTCTTTGAGAAAGGATCGTTTCAGTCATATCATTATTATCGCCAATTCGCCCAATATCTCTTTATGTTAAAGAAATACGTTGAACATGTACATGGAGTTGACAATAGCTGGAAATTCGTTGTTAATGTGATTGTAGTGGAAACTAACAAACCTCACATGAGTCATGCTTTTAAAGTTGGTAATAAGTGGATTAAAACAGGTTATGATGAGTTTGTAAACTTACTTAAACGTGTATCTTATCATAAATTACGTGGTTTTGATAAGTTTGTAGAAATGGATTTTAATAGCGTTACAGAAATATGATAGAATATCCTTTTAAGTTTTCAGAGTTACCGTATAATGAGAAATATGAGTTTTTAGAAACTTATGTTAAAATGCCTGGTACAAACATAGAAGGAGAAGATTTAATGCGTCTTATCTCATTAGTGTCTCATTTAACTATGTTATATCGAGCAAAAGCAGAAAAAGATAAGAAAGATCCAAAACTAATTACCCCATTAGTTATACTTAATAACGCATGTGGTAAAGTTGATACAGAAACAACTAAAGAGATATATGAAAGTATAGCTTTACATTGTGACCTTGTAATAAGTAATGATGCTAAGTTTGACACTTATGGAGCAACAACAGTTAAGGATATGATGAAAGAGATAAAAAGAACAGTAGACGAATGGTTACCCTTTTAAATAATGGATGAAGGAACATTAGCTTTTATGATAGAGTTAGATACACCACATAATGTAGGACAACCTGCTTATGTAGAGGAAGGGGTTAAGAGTAATTACAAGTGGCTCAAGAGTAAGGAGGGTGTATATGCAATGGTTCAAGATAGTGAAACTGTCGATCGAATAGAACCTGGTATGTATGCTCTATCACAAGATAATAGAGGTGGCCTTCACGCAAGTGTTTTTACTATTAGTGCTGATGAATTATTTGATTTACCTGATAATCATATTGACGAACTAATTGCAGAATCTGAGAAATTTTGGAGTAAGGCAGTAGAGTTTAAAAAGTATAACTTCATTCACTCTCGTGGTTGCTTATTACATGGTTCAGGAGGAAATGGAAAGACAGCAATCATAGATCAATTAGCACAGAAATTAGTAAAACGTGGAGGTTTAGTATTTGTAATTACAAATACTAACGAACTAATGTGGTATATATCATTTATGCAGGATAATTTACGTATAGCTGATCCAGAACGTGATGTTATAGTGATTATAGAAGATATCGATACCTATTGTCAGAATGAGAATGTTGAAAGAACAATTCTTAATTGGTTAGCTGGTTCAGATGCTATAAATCATCAATTTGTTATAGCTACAACCAATCATTATGATGAATTAAGTGATCTCTTACTTCGTCCTGGTCGTTTAGATATACACATCGAGGTTGGTAAACCCATTCCAGCAAAGAAAGAAGCTTATCTTATTGCTAAAGGATTAGATAAGGATACTGCACATAAATGGGCTAATAGTACTGATGGTTTTAGTTTAGCTGAAATTAAAGAGTTATTTGTTGCTGTAGTGCTTTTAGATATAGATTATGAGAAGGCAAAGAAAAAGGTTAATGAACAAGCAGCAGCTGTTATTAATAATACATCTAAACGCCTAAGAAAAAGAGATGAGACAATGGGTTTTACCTTTACAAAAAAGTAAAATAAATTTGGAGATTCAAAATGTTTTTCTTACCTTTGTATTATTAAAGATATACAAGGTAAAAGTAATAAATAATAAGAACTAATAAATGAGTAAGTTAAAAATCGTGTCAGTCAGTGGCGACACCAAAGAAAACGCAGTTGCTAAATCAGGTTTAGCAAAATTTTTAGATGTAAAATATGATGCTACACAAGCATGGAAGAAAGAAGGAACACCAGATCCAAAATCAACATATTTTAAAGCGTTTGCTGAAGAATATATTAATAAAAAAGTTAAAGGTATTGAAGGAATTGGTTTTACAGTAACTGTTGAACCTGGTGTTCCTGATACTCGTGAAAGGCCTTATAAAGAAACCAACATTCCAACAGAAGGTACTCGTAAATATACTAGTTTCTACGAAGGTTTAGTAGGTGGTGATGATAAAGGTAAGACTGGTACTATTGTATTTATAGCAGACGATAAAGCAGCTGGTATAAAGAAAGCTAAAGAATATGTAACTGATCATCGTGATGCTCGTGTTATATTACGCTTAGTTAAACTTGTAACTGAAGGACAACCAGTAGCTGCAATTATAGACTATGCTCCATCAGCAGCTGCCACTTTAGGTACTTACATCGTATTTGGTTACGAACGTGATGCTGCTTAATTAACACATCATATAATATAGAAAGCTCTAATAGGAATATTAGAGCTTTTCTTTTTTAAAAAGATTCTTAATGTTTAGATTTAAATATGGTTATGTTAAGAATGATGAATGCACCAATTTGGAAAGAAAATAAAATCTTCTGTTATCGCAGATGGAATATATAGATATAATGACATTTACCTAAAATATATACAAGTAGTAAGGACTTTCAGAGAATTTTTACCAAACCTTGAAAATATAAAGTATGTAGACAACACAGGTGTTTATATCCTAATAGGTGTTAATGATTTAGGACAAACAGTAGTGTATGTTGGGAAATCAGGTAATGTGCTTGAAAGGGTTAATAAGCATAAAAAAGATAAAGACAAAGACTTCTTTACAGAGCTTTTTATTATAACTACAAATGACAATTCCTTTGGAGATTCTCAAGCTTCTCATATAGAGAATATGCTTTATAATAGATTTAGGATTTCTCCTAATATTATAGTAGATAATGATGTAGTACCAACTAAAGGGAATTTAAATGAAGATGAAAGCGAAGAGTGTGAGAATTATGGTGATACTATTATTAACATAATATCTCAAGCATCAAGTGGTCGCTTTTTAATAACTCAATTTGGTAAGCCACAAGATTCTCGTTTCTTCTTAAAAGGCATCAAGAAGTGTGAACTAATAGGGACTTATATAGAAGGTAAACTTATAATTCACAAGGATTCTAAAGTTAGTAAGGTTTTATCTAAAGAAGCTGCACAATATGTTAAAAGAGCAAGGGAAGAACTTGTTGAGAATGGTACATTTATTGAGTATAAAGATCTCTTAATTTTATCTAGGGATTGGGTATATGATGATATACAACGTGCTACAAATATTTTAACTGGTACTAATGTTACTAAGTGTAAGGAGTTATGGAAGAATTATTCAAATGTTTCTTTGCAAGATTTTATAGATAATAATGGTAAAAATGAAGTTAACACTTCAGTATAAATGATAATGCAAGACGAAATAAATCTACAAGCTTTACTTGAAGGTAAAGCTACTACAATTAATAAGAGAGAGTATCTCTCGACTAAAGATTATGTACAGCCTTTTATTGACCAAATGAGTAAATTTACTTCTGACTTTAGGATCAAAGCTAAGTTACCTCAACAGATGACGATTACTAACACCAAAGATATAACTTATAATCGTGTATTAATTGAGGCAGTACTTCCAGCTTCTCATTGTATTGAGAAGCATGATGAAGTCATAGGATTTTTATATGGATTAGACACTAGAAAACCAGTGTCAAAATTATATAGAGGATACTTAAATCAAGCTTGTACTAATCTTTGTGTCTTTAATAGTCAATGGTTACAAGTTAATGAAATAAAACCAGGAGAATTAATACGTATTGATGGACGAAAAATGCTTGAACTTCCAAATAACTTTGAAAGTCAAATTAAGCAACTTAAAGATACTTTTATAGGTAGAGAATGCATTCATAATAATTTAGGTTCATGGGTTCACAACTCACTTACAGAATATCACTATAATGGTGTACAAGCAGTTAAGATTTCACCTAATGTAGTTGTAGAAGCTTATAAGAGCCTCTATCTTCAAGAGGAATCTCCTTACTATGTTCCCAAAACAGAAGAAGCATCAATGTTTGATGTCTATAATGCTTTTACTCAGATTATAACTGATGATAAGAAAGATTTCCTAAATTCCTTTGAAAAGACTATGATGATCAACAAGTTACTTGGGATAAGATGACTAAACAAGAATTAACACATATTATAGCTTGTCTTAATGAAGAACAATTAGTTATATGGCGTGATAGTGAAACTCAAGAAGTTAAGTTTGCTTTAAGTAAGGAGTCAAAGGTAAGTGAAAATGATGCTAAAGTAGCTAATGATACACAAGTAGCCTATGAGCTTTATAGAGGTGAAGGTTATATTTACAATACACCAATTGTATCTGATCGATGAGAAGTATCTATAGATATAAATGGTCTTATGAAGATAAGATAAGACTTGAAGGTTTATTTATAGCTGACAATGAAGAACTTAAAAAAGTAATGGGTAAAACAGTTCCTTTAAGTAAATATTTACCTAAATATGCTGGACTTATTGTAAAATTAGGTGCTAAAGATTTTCAACCTATAACTAGTAATGAAAGTGCTATTAAAGTATTTGATTACTTTAAACTTGAAACCGGTTTTAATCCTTTAAACTATTTATAAAATGGAAGAATACATATTAGTAGTTCTTAAAGAAGGTGGTAGAATAGATATTAGTGCAACTGGTAACTTTGTCATAACTGAAAAAGAGACTGCTATAATAAGAGATGAATTATTAGTTAAGAAACAGCTTGAACCAAACATTCAAGCTATATTAAGGAGACGTTATGAGTAATTTATTAATAAAAACAAGTTATGATTTTCATTGTCATTATGATGGTTTTGTTATAATGACAAAAGAGGACTATGAGATAGCCCTCGACGAGTTAGAACAAGCTTTCGTAGATGATGAGTTCTATATTGAAGTAAGTATTGATAATGAGTTTCTTTCATTTGAATCCTATAGTGATATTATGGAAGGTATAGAAGTAATAGAATTAACAGATAGTGAATATACAAGTTTTATAGAGATATTTGGAGATCGATACGGCTTATGCACATTTGATCAAATAATTAATGGCCTATAACGAAGAATTAAATACAAGACATGAACTAGCAGAATATAAACTCTTTAGTGCTTATTTACGTAAAGTTGAAGGACAGAATCGTAAAGAGACATGGGATGAGGCAGTAGATAGAGTCTTTAATCAAACTTATATTACTAAATATAAAGATATAGTAGTTAAGAATGCAGAGTTACGTGAACTTATTGAGTTTGCAAGAGAAGCTTATAAAGATAGGTTAGTTTTAGCATCTCAACGTATATTGCAGTTTGGAGGACCTCAAGTTCTTAAACATGAGATGAAAGTTTACAATTGCTTATCGTCGTATTGTGATAGACCTAGGTACTTTCAAGAGTGTATGTATTTACTTTTATGCGGATGCGGTACTGGAACTAGTGTTCAGTATAAACATCATGACAAACTTCCCTTACTTATTAAAAGGGGAAAAGCTACAAAAACTTATCAAATTCCTGATAGTATAGAAGGTTGGGCTGATAGTGTAGGTGTCTTAATATCCTCATTCCTTTCTAAAGAACATGGTACATTTCCTGAATACTCTGGAAAGATAGTTCATATGGATTATTCTTTAATTCGTGAAGAAGGAGCTCTTATATCTGGTGGCTTTAAAGCTCCTGGACCAAACGGTCTTAAGAAGTCATTAGAGAAAATTGAAGATTTACTTAATCGAGTTGTTAATCAACAAAGTGGTAAATTAGAGACTATTGACTCTTATGATATAGTAATGCATATTGCTGATGCAGTTCTTAGTGGTGGTGTACGTCGTAGTGCAACTATATTTCTATTTTCACCTACTGATACTAAGATGGCACAAGCTAAAACTGGCAATTGGTTCATTGATCAGGCACAAAGGGGACGTAGCAACAATTCGTGTGCCCTTATGAGAAGTAAGGTCACATTAAGTGAATTTGAAGCCTTAGTTAATAATGCTAAAATCTTTGGAGAACCTGGTTTTATCTTTGTTGATGATGAAGACACAGTTTTCAATCCCTGCGTCACTCCAGAGACGAATGTGCTAACTGAAATTGGATATCAACAAATTTCAACTCTAGAAGATCAAATTACTAAGATATGGAATGGAGAACAATGGTCTGAAGTTACAATTAAGAAAACAGGTGAAAACCAGAAAATATTAAAAGTGATTTTAGATGATGGCACTCTACTTGAATGTACACCTTATCATAAGTGGTATATATATGATGGAATTCATAAAGGTAAACCACAATATAAAAAGATTGAAACTAGTGGATTAGAGATTGGTGATAAATTAATAAAGTATGATCTACCTATTATAGAAGGGGATCAACAATTAAGTAAAGCTTATACTAATGGGTTCTACTCTGGTGATGGTTGCTTCTTTGAAAATAATGCTATAATATATCTATACTCTGAAAAGAAACTATTAGAACCTTTCATAGAATCAGGAAATTCTTTTAGAAGTGAAAATAATGAAAGGATTACATTTGGTAATGTTAAAGGTTTACAAGCTAAGTTTTTTGTACCAGATGCACGATATACTATAGAAAGTAGGCTTCAATGGTTTGCAGGTCTATTAGATTCTGATGGTTGTGTTGCAAGAGACAAAAGAGATGGTAATGAAGGCTTACAAATATCTTCTATTCATTTAGATTTTCTAAAGGAAGTACAATTAATGTTACAAACATTAGGTATTAGAAGTAAAGTAAAAACTGCAAGAGAAGCTGGTAAATCTAGTTTACCAAAAAATGATGGTACAGGTGAGTATAAAGACTACGATACTAAGAAGTGTTATAGGATATTAATATCTTCAGTTAATCTTCATAAGTTATCTCAACTAGGTTTAATAACTCATAGATTAGTTTATGAAGCTAAGAAACCAGAGCGTGATGCAGGTCAATTTACAAAAGTATTAGAAATAATCGATGAAAATCGATATGATGATACTTATTGCTTTAATGAACCTTTAAGGCATATGGGTATGTTTAATGGCATTCTAACTGGAAACTGTGTTGAAATCTCCATGCATCCACAAACAATAACTGGAGAATCAGGCTGGCAAGGTTGTAATCTTGTTGAAATTGCTGGAGTTCGTTGTAATACTCCTGAAACCTTTTATCAAGCTTGTAAAGCTGGTGCAATCATGGGAACTCTTCAGGCTGGGTTTACTAACTTTAAGTATGTAACTGAGGCCACTAAGAAGATATTTGAACATGAAGCTCTACTTGGTGTATCTGTGACTGGGTGGCTAACTCAACCTGATGTTCTTTTAAACGAAGAAGTACAACGAGAAGGTGCTAGAATTGTAAAATATTGGAATAAGATAGTTGCTGAAATGATTGGTATTAATCAATCTGCTCGAACTACATGTTCTAAACCAGCAGGTAATACCGCAATTCTACTTGAAACAACTTCTGGTGTATCACCTGAACATTCACATATGTATATACGACATGTACAAGCTAATAGACAAGAGTTAGGTGCTCAAGTATTTAAGGATTTAAATCCAAACGCAGTAGAACAGTCTGTATGGTCTTCTAGTGGTACTGATTATTGTTTAGCTTTTCCAATAGTAACTAAAGGTACTGAACTTTATAAGAGTGATATATTTAATGTAAAACATCTTGAGATTATCAAATCAATTCAACAAAACTGGATTGAAGAAGGTACAAATATTGATTTATGCACAAAACCTTATTTAAGACATAATGTGTCAAATACTGTTGATATTGATGATTGGGATGTATTTACTAAGTATGTATATGAGAATCGTCAATGGTTTGCTGGTATATCAACTATGGCAAGAGGAGGTGATAGGAACTATAACCAAGCACCAAATACTGCAGTATATACGCCACAGGAGATGGTCGAAATGTACGGTTCTGCCGCAATATTTGCTTCTGGATTAATTGTCGATGCTCTTGAGGTATTCGATACTTTATGGACAGCATGTGATACAGTACTTGATAGAGGCGAAAAGCTAGTTTATACTGATGAAGAAGTTGAGAAGGTAATGGGTACTATGGATATTGGTACTATGTGGTTACAACTCAAAGCTGATGAAGAATACGCGAAGAATATGAAAGGTTTGGGTGTTAAACCACCTAGGAAAGCATATAGAGAGTTTTTATCAAATGATTTAAGAAGCACAGTATTTAAATTCTCAGCTAAAGTTGATTGGATTAGGAGAGCAAAGCAATTTGCAGCTAATAATTTTAATGGAGATTTAGAGAAGATGACTTATTGCTTAAAAGATGTGCAGAACTATCATAAATGGATAAAGATTTGTCGTAATTGGCAAACTGTAGACTGGAGCAAAGTAGAGCTTAATGAAGATCTACGTAATGCAGATAGTATGGGAGCACTAGCGTGTTCAGGTCAAGATGGTTGTGTCATATGAAAATCATAAAATTTATATCAAATAAAGAGGTAAGGCCATATGTTGATAGATTAATGATGCATTCAAAGAAGTTTAAAGAACAATTGTTCTTTGAGCTTCTTAGTGTTGACTGTAAAGATTTTACAACTCGACGCGATGCAACTACAGTTATGCATAAATATGCAGTTACTAAGTTACCATTTGTACTTTTAATAGATGATAGTTTACCTGAAGATAAGCAAGAATATGCAGCAGTATATTCTGAAGAAGGACCTATCACAGTTGATAGAATAAATGCAAAGTTATGACTCAAATACACAGTGTTAAAGATACAGCAATCACAAGAGAATGGTTAGAAGATTATACAGTTAAAGGATTTGAAGGTGGAAATTTTACCTTTACTAGTGGTTATTCACAAGTTATAAATATGGGTGAAAGAAATGTTGAAGTTCTTAATTCAGATCCTAACAAGTGTCCTGTTAGCAAGTTACCACAATACGAGACTAGTGGTTCTGCAGGTGCGGATATAAGAGCATTATTAGATTATCCAATAATTTTAGAACCAGGTCAACGTAAATTAATACCTACAGGTATATTTGCAGCTATACCAAAAGGATACAAGCTAGAAATCTATCCAAGGAGTGGTCTTGCTTTTAAACATGGGATAACTGTTGCTAACTCACCAGGTTTGGTGGATTCTGACTATAGGAACGAAATTAAAGTTTTACTTATTAATCATGGTGATAAAGCTTTTGAAATTAATAATGGTGATCGTATAGCACAATTTGTATTATCAGAATACGCCCAGATTAAATGGATTCCAGTAGATAAATTAAGCGATACCGATAGAGGTCAAGGCGGATTTGGTAGTACAGGAGTTAACTAATAGAGCTAAATGATAGAACTAAACAAGATTGAAGACTCTTCTCGTGAGAAGGAACCAAAGCAGAAGACTAAAAAAATTCTTAAGACAGTTCCAACATTTCATGTTAAGTTAACAGAAGAACAAAAGAGAGCTAAGGCAATTGCCTTAGAAAATCAAGTTACTATCTTTACAGGACGTGCTGGTACATCTAAAACATTGCTAGCGTGTAATATTGCATGTCACTTACTTCAAACAGGAGCAGTAAGTAAAATTGTAGTAACTAGACCAATGGTTGACGTTGGTAAGACTATGGGTTTCCTTCCAGGAGTTGCGATGAGTTTTACTGAAGGTAAAATGCAACCATACATGGCTCCTATTATTCAAGCACTTTATAGATTAAAGGATAAGGTAAGTATTGATACTTGGATCAAAGAAGAGAAAATAACTATAGTACCTATTCAATTTGTACGTGGTTTAAACTTTGAAGACTGCGTTGTAATTATTGATGAAGCGGAAAATTTAACTGCTCATGAGCTTAAAGCTCTTACAACCCGTATATGTAAAGATGCATATATGTTGTTTACATCTGATATAGCTCAAATTGATTTAGTTGATAAACATCAGAGTGCAGGTTATTTCTTCCAATCTATTATGAAGTTAGAAGGAGTAGGTTCATTTGAACTTACAGAGAACTTTAGGTCGAAATTGGCCTTAGAAATCATGGACATAATAGATGAACAACTTAAAGAAAAATAAAAACTAAAAGGAGATCAGAAACGGTCTCCTTTTTCATTAGTCAAAATTATGAAAACACAAGAAGAATTAAAGCAATTAGCAATTGATGTCAAACCACAATTGCTTGAAATAGCTACTAAAATAGTAGCACTCATAGAAAATGATAAATTTGATGCGGCATCAGAAAAAGCAGCAAAACTACTTGCAAATATAAGCCTTATACCTATTATTGACTTTATATTAGAGAAAGAATAATGTTAACAGAACAAGAAGTACAAGAGTCATTAGATTCATCAATAGCATTATTACCACAACACTTAGATAAAGTTAAATCTCTTATAGAATCTAAGAGATGGTATTCAGCTATCATAGAACTTAATGATCTAATAGAAGCTTTACAATCAATAACTACTCATGAATATATCTTAGAAGGATGAAAGAAGAACTTATAAAATATCAGACAGCTTTATTAGCTAAGAAAAAAGGATTTGATGAAGAGTGTAATCATGTGTTTTCACACACAAGTGGTTGTGATTATCTAGACGAATTAGCTTATTATGAATCTGGAGGTGAGGTTAAAAACTCAGAGATAGCTAATGCTTACTTTAGTATTGAAAATGTAGTTTGTACAGCACCAAGTCAAAGTTTATTACAACGATGGTTAAGAGAAACTCATAAAATTAACGTATGTATAGCGTTCTATCCTAATACAAATAGAGATTTTAATCCACTAATAAATGATTACTACTATTGTAAGGTTCATGAAAATGAAATACTACGTATAGAAGATTTATCATCTGATACTTATGAATGTACTTTAGAAGAAGCACTAAAAGAAGCTTTAAATTTAATAATATGAGGATATTATCAAAGTATAAAGATTACTATGACTATCTCGTTGGTATTTACGGGATAGATGATAATACAGTACTTGATAGGAGAAGTTCTGGAACATTTAAACCTTATATTTCTTCTAACTATTTTGGAAGTAAAGTACAAGTCTTTATTTGTGATATAGTTTATGAAGGCTATTATACTAATGGTAAATATTATTGGGGTAAAGATTTACTTCAACTTTTAAATCCAGAAGAATTAGAAGAGCAAAAGAACTATATTAGTGTATCTATTAAAACTGAGAAAGGTGATAAGCAAAGAGGAACTCACTATACTTCATTTCTTCTAAAGGGTTACGTTCATGATAGAAAACCTAATACACGAGAACAATGTCCTATAATGATACCTACTAATTACGATCAGACAAAGTTTATATATTATCCATGTTTAAAAGAGTTAAATATAAACTCTATATTACCACCTCAAGAAATCTTTTTAATGTTATCTGCATGGTTAGCACCTAAAGAAGAGTATGTTGATAATAGAGAGAATAAAGAAAAGATAGTAGCAGCAGGATTTGATTTAAAAACATCATTTAGAAATATGTAGATGAAAGAGAAATATATAGAAATAATAAAAAGACTTAATGACTTAAAAGGTCTGTTATTACTAGATAGTGATGGCTCAGTTTACTCATTAAAAGGTTATACTGAAAAAGATCAAAAAGTGAAAGTAGGAAGTTGGCCTTTTAAGAAGTTAGAGCAAGTATCATACATTAGTCAAATAGAACTAACTACAGGGAGAAAGTATATCTTAGATTATACTCAAGAAGAAACTTTAGATCAGATTATAGATTCACTTGAATTAAGTAAATATAGGTATTTACGAATGTTAAGTAGTCTTAATAAGTTTAACTGTAAAGTAGTAAAGAAATAATATGTGTCCACATTGCGGAAAATCAGTATTATGTAGTTGTGTGAGTTGCACAGCACGAAGAAATAATGGAGAATCTATAACTCCAGAAGATCTATTAGTTGAAGTCATGATAGATAAGGAAACAGGTATATTTGAATGCCCATACTGTAAGAAACAATATAGTTATGATGAGTCAGACGAATATGTAGGGAACTTATTTATACAAACAGATAAATATAAAAGTCAAACGAATAATGGTACTTATAATTAAGTGTTAAAGAAATCAGAAGGACATAATGAAAACTATCTCTGTAAGGTCATAGTGGTTCCAGAGCCAAGAGAAATAAAAGGTTTAGATAATTTAGTCGAGATAACAATAGATAGACGTCCTATACTTACGTCAAGAAATACAGTACCAGGAAGTATAGCAATATACTTCCCATCAGGTTCAAAACTTAATCCACTTTATCTTTCAAAAAACAATGAGTTTAGAGCTGATCTTCAACTTAACGAAGATAGATTAGCTAAAGGTGGGTTCTTTGAACAATCAGCACGTGTAAAGCCTGTTAAGTTTAAGGGTAATATGAGTGACGGCTACGTTGCACCAATTGAAACTCTAGAGCCTATAATAGGTGATAAGTATTTAAAATTAAAATATCATATTAATGAAGAGTTTGATCAGATAGGAGATTTTATATTACTTTCTAAGTATATAGCTCCTAGTCAAGTGAGTCAGAATAAAGTAGGAATTCCTAACAGTAGAGACAAACACTATAAAAAGTATGAAAGTAGAATCATTGAGAAACAATTCAAATTCCATTCAAGCACGGCCCATCTCGATAAGAATCTCCATAGACTGGAACCGGAAGACCTTATCTCTATTACGTGGAAACTCCACGGTACTAGTTTCATATCCTCTAAAGTACTTTGTAAACGAAGACTTAACTGGTTTGAAAAACTACTTAAACGATTCGGAGTAGCTATTATAGAGAAAGAACAAGCTAACCTTTATAGCAGCAGGACTGTAATAAAGAATGAGACATCAGAGAAGGAAAGAGGTGGATATTATAAAGAGGATATTTATGGGATGGTTAATGAAACCCTTAAGGACAAATTATTTGCAGGAGAGTCCATATATGGAGAAATTGTGGGTTTCACCCCATCTGGAGGTGCAATTCAAGCAAAATATGATTATGGATGTCTACCAGAAGAACACAAGGCATTTGTATATCGTATAACTTATACAGGTGAAGATGGTAATACTATTGATCTTCCTTATCGTTTAATGCAACAAAGATGTAAAGAGTTAAATATTCAACCAGTACCCTTAATCTATTATGGTAAAGCTAAAGATTTAGTTAATATAACTAATGTAGACGGTGATAATTGGATTATTAGATGGCAAGAGACTTTTTATCACTTTCTTAAAACTACATATGTCAAAAATCAACAATCGATCTTTTGTCGTAACAAAGTTATTGAAGAAGGTATAGTGGTTCGAGTAGAAGGATTGTCTGCATTTGCATTAAAAATGATTAATGATGGTTATAAACTACATGAAAGTAAAGCTAAAGATGAAGGTATAGTTGATATGGAGGAACAAGAAGAGAATGCAAAATAGACAGATACTATGTTTAATAGGTTCACCAGGATCAGGTAAGACAACATTTGCTTTAAATCTGATTAAAGAGAATCCTACATGGGTTAGAATAAATCGTGATGATTTACGAATGCAATTAACAGGTAGTTATACAACGTCTAAAGAAGTTGAAGATTTAATCACTAAGATACAGAATTCACAAGTAGAATTAGCTTTATCTAAGTTTAATGTAGTAATTGATAATACACATTGTAAATTTGAATATATCAAAGAGCTCTTCACCAAATTTAAAGGTAAAGCTGAAATCAAAGTTAAATTCATAGGACAAGAGTTATCTTTACTTGATTTAATTGAACGTAATAATAAACGTGAAAAGAAAGTTCCTGAAAGTGTCTTATCTAAAATGTATAAACAGTTTAGACAATTAGAAAGTGAACAATCTAAGATTCATGATTTAATTAATAGTCATTTACAAATAGAAAGTTGGGATATTAAAAAACAAGATAAGACACTTCCTAAAGCTATAATTGTAGATCTAGATGGTACAATTTGTGACCACGAAGGTCTAAGGAGCCCTTATGATTGGAAAAGTGTTTATCTTGATAAACCAATTGAAGAAGTTATCAGTATAATACAATGTTTATCTAAAGAATATAAAATTATTTTTGTAAGTGGTCGTGATGAATCATGTAGAGAGTTGACAAGACAATGGTTAATAAAACATGTAGGTATTATTTACGAACACTTATATATGCGTCCAGCTGGTAATTTTGAAAAGGATACAGTAATTAAGAAACGTATTTTTAATGAGTTTATACGACCTAACTACTATATCGAGATGCTATTTGACGATAGAAATTGTGTTGTACAGATGTATAGAGAAGAGTTAGGATTAAAAGTAGCACAAGTTGCTTATGGTGATTTTTAATAAGAATAATGGAAAGTAAATACGATAGCACATCAGATACCCTCTTACACATTAAAAGGGTAAATCAGTTATTAACTGCTGCATGTGTGGAATTAATAAAAAGAGCTCAAATTCATGATGATTCTAAATTAAAAGAACCTGAAAAGAGTTTGTTTGATATAACTACAGGTGGTTTATCAGCATGCACATATAATTCAGATGAATATAAGCAATTTCTAAAACAATTAGAACCAGCTCTTGAACATCATTATGCAAAGAACTCACATCATCCTCAACATTATCCAGATGGAATAGATGGTATGAATCTCTTTGATATAGTTGAGATGTTTTTTGACTGGAAAGCTGCATCAGAGCGTCATAGTAATGGCAATATTTGTCATTCAATAACTGCAAATAGAGATCGATTTAAATTAAGTGATCAATTAACAAATATATTTAATAACACAGTAAAGTTCTTAGGATGGTAATATGAATTTTAAAAAAGGTGATCGTGTTAAATTAATACGATCAAAACGAGAAGAAGATTATTGTAGTTGGAATAATTGTATGTACGATCATGTTGATAAAGAAGGGACTGTAGAGGAAATCATTTATCCTTATGGTGCAATAGCGACAGCAGTGACAATAGATGGATCAAGTACATGGTGGTATTATCCCACCGATGCATTACACTTAATAGTTGAAGAAATTATGACAAAAGAAGTTGAAAAGGAGAAATTAACTCCACGAGAATTATATACTAAACTACAAAATCAAGTCGATATTAAAGTTGGCGATACAGTAAAGTTAATCGCTTATGCAACAGATGAACAATTTGGATGGAATGGTAAATGGGATTATGATTTAGAACATAAATGGGAGAATGAAGAAATAGCTATTGTTGAAAGTGTTGGTAATACTTATGGTTATGAACTTAAATTTGTAAATGACATATTAGACTCAGATGATATCGATATTGTTGATACTTATTTTGTACCTTTCTTTGTTATTGAAAAAACTGATGACTTTAAGTTTGAACTAATAAAAGGTGTTGGTGATTATAAAGCTTTCATTTCAGAATATGGTGTTAAAGTAGGTTGTCAACTTATAGATTTAAAGACTGCAATTGAGGTGGGTGAAGCAGCCACTAAATTCTTAAAGAAATAATGAATAGAATTAGTGCTAAAATAATAGCGGATAGCTTAAATGAGTTTGGAGATAGATTGACAACATTTGTACTTGTATTTCCTAGAATTGTTTTAGCTGAGCTAAATACACACAGAATGCTTTCACGCAATAGTGCAAGTTCTAGAGCAATTCCTTTTAAAACTATGTTGAAGAAAGTACAAGAGGAACCGTTTGTGCCTATAAAATTTCTTCGTGAGCATAAGGGAATGCAGGGTACTGAATACTTTGAAGGTGAGGAGTTATTAAAGAGACAAGAGTGGTGGATACAATCTGCAAAAGCAGCAGCTTTGATGGCAGAAGAGTTGTCGAATCTAGGAGTAACTAAACAATTATGTAATCGTCTATTAGAACCTTTCCTGTATCATACAGTCATTTGTACTGCCAGTGAATATGAGAATTTCTTTGCATTACGTGCTCATCCTCAAGCTGAGATTCATATAGCAGATTTAGCAGAAAAGATGTTAATAGCTTATAATGAGAGTGAACCAAAGTTGTTAAAAGGTGGAGAGTATCATATACCTGATTTCTCTAAATTAAAATAAATATGATTAAATACTTGCATATCTGGAAATAGTTTCGTATCTTTATGTAAAAACAAAGAGAAAAATGAAAGCCACATTAGAAGAATTAAAACCATTAAAAGCAAGAAAGCAATTAGATTGTTACACAGGAAAAAATATAATTTATAAGATTACCAATTTAGTAAATCATAAGATCTATATAGGTATAACTACAAGATTTCGTGTTAGAGTTAAGGAACATACTGATTGTACAACCAATAGAACTAAAAGTATATGTTATATTCATAAAGCTATACTTAAGTATGGAGCGGAAAACTTTACTATTGAAATACTAGATGAAGTAACTGATGAGAAGGAGTTAAATGAGAAAGAGGTCTATTATATAGATTTATTTAAATCTAGTACTAATGGAGTCGGATATAATTTAACTGAAGGTGGTGGAAGAGGTAAGGCTACTCCTGAAAATACACTTAATCGCATCGCTGGATCAAAGAAAGTAAAAGTTGCTAAATATGACCTAGAAGGTAACTTCATTGAAGAGTTTGAGTCAGTGATGGAAGCATCCCGTCAAACTGGAATACCTGACAACGATATTCATCGTTGTCATAAAAAGAAATGGAGTAGAAATAACTTCATGTTTCAAAAATTCACCGAGGTACCTCTTTTAAAAATTGAACCTTATACTAGTAGACGTGGAGATAATTTTAATGTTAGTGGTAGAGTTCCTCATAATAGAGTAGCTTGTAAGTTATTAAATAAAATAACTAATGAATTAATAGAAGCTGATAGTATAGAACAACTATCTATATTAGCTGGTATTCATACTACTACGATACATAGATTAAAAGGGAATGATAAACATAAGAAATGGAAATACATAGTATCGCAGGATTAGATATAAATAGATTAACACCATTAGCTATAGCTAAATTTGGAAATAGTGAATTCAAATCATTAGAACAGATAGCTTTAATGATACGTGTAGCTCACTGCGCCCGCGTGAGTTATCTTAACTTTGAAGGTAAAGACGACTATGAAGCAGATATAAAATTGTATAATACTCTTTTAACTTCTAAGCATCTCAGTCCATTTGAACATGTTGCACAAGCGCTTTCAAGTAGTATTTGGTCAGGAAACTTTAAAGGATTTCTACAGCACCGTAAAACTATACCTGAAGAGAATCTGCGTGATCCAAGAGTTATTTTAAAATAAATTTGTTTTAATGGAGTATTTTTACTACCTTTGAACTATTATGAGTTCAGGTGTATATAAAATACTAAACGAGACAAACGGAGACTGTTACATTGGTTCATCAGTCAATATCCAGGAAAGATTTAAAAGGCATAAAAAAGATTTAAAAGGCAATAGACATCATTCTATCATATTACAGAGAGCATATGATAAATATGGTAAAGATTCTTTTACCTTTAATGTGATAGAAGAATGTGAAAGAGAAGATTTATGTGATAGAGAGAATCATTATTTAGATAGTTTAACTCCAAAATATAACATTTGTCCTAAAGCTTACTCACAAGTTGGTAAAGTAATGAGTGAAGAAACCAAAGATAAACTTAGAGCTTATGCGAAAGAACATAATATTAGACCTCCAGCTTGTACTTATGAATCTAAGAGATTACCTGTAGACAAATTAGACTATAACACTTTAGAATTAGTCGATACATTTATATCAATTAGTGATGCGTGTAAATCTGTAGGAAAAGATGCAAGCTTTACTAGTACTATTGGTTCATGTTGTAAAGGAAAGAGAAAAAGTGCTTTCGGATTTAAATGGAGATATCACGAAGTTAAAGAGATAGAAGGTGAGAATAAGAGTGATAATAGAGTAATAAAGAAATAATGGGAATACCACAAATAAAAGAATCAGTAGGATATGGTAGTGATCTATCAGAAAAACAAAGTACTACATTAGAGAGTATAATAGATAGTTTACTTTATCAATTAGATAGATATTCTACGATTACATATGATTATGAGAAAGTTATAGATAAATTAATGCCAATTCCTAAACCTACACCTAGTGTGAAAGAAACTCCACCAGATCCCAGTGGTCATTTAAATAAGTTAGATAAGTTAGTAGATATTTTTGCTTTCTTAAATACTGAGAATCAGAAATTAATTAATACATTTGATAAGCATATATAAAATTAATGGATAATTATGAAAGGATAATTATGAAAGGATAATTATGAAAGGGGAGTTAGATTTATTTCTAATTGAATTATTTGGTTTAACAAATAATAGAGATAATGTAGGTGCATTTGAAGAACTTTTTAGGAGAACTTTTGATAGAGAACCTAGTTATGAAGTTATAGATCAATATAAAGCTAAAGTAAGTTATGAATCAGATTATAACTCATACGAAGACAGTTATGAAGACTCATATAGAGAAGTATTTTATTAATTATGGAAGACAAAGAATTTTTAGAATTATTGAAGAATGTAGGATTTACTCCTACATTCTATGTTGATGAACAGTATGATATAGATTATTATCTTGAAGATGACTATAATCTCAATGGAATTGCAGAACAAATAAAAATTAGGATAGAAGAACTTAAAGATCAGAAAGACATCATAAAGAGTGTTCCTAGTTATAATCATTACAAAATTTCTCCAGAAGTCAATGCTATAAATAACGAAATCTGTAAATTAGAAGAAGAATTAATAAAGTCTATCTTAAAATCTGCTGGTGAATTTGAAGTAGTTGAAGAAGAAGGCGGTAGTGAAGGAAATGGTGAGAGTTATCATTTAGTGTTATACTTTAAAGACTTTGACAAGTATGTACGATCAGATGGTAAATATTACTCATATGAGGGAGTTACTGACTTAAGTGACTGGAGAATTGTTACACCAAGAGAAAAGACAATAATAGTTTATGAATAAAGATGAACACAAATCTACTAAACCTGCCTGTGAGTAGGTACTTAATAATTGGAAGTTATGCTTTAGGTATAAGACCTGCTAAGGATATTGATATTATCTGTTATAAAGAAGACATTGAAGTAGAAATTACAAATGGTGATGATTATGTTTGCTCTTTTATGTATCAAGGTAGAAAAATAGAATGTCTTTTAGCTGATAAACAAGAGAGTTTAGCTTACTTATTAAAAGGCGAACTTCGTGAGAAATGGGATAGTGTAATTGCTGATCCTATAGAACTTTTCATTATCAAAGCAGGTCATATAACCTTTCCACATAGGCAATGGGGAAAGCACATTGGCGACTATCATTTCTTAAAGAAACTAGTGGAATCTAGTGTACTTTGGACTTATGAAGGCTTTCCTGAAGAAACTCAAGAACGAATCAAACTTCATAGAAAGTGTACAGAAGAACGTATAGGTAAACAAAGATTACCTAAACTTAAAGGTGTTAGTAAAGAGCAGTTCTTTGATGATAACGTGAAGAAGTATTTAATCCATGACGATATTCATTACATGGTTGCTCATAAAGAACATCCTATGTATTGGTATATGCAACGTGATCATACTAAAGTAGAATGTCATAAAGATTTATGGGATGCATTTAGCTATGAAGATAAAATTCATTGTGTGATGGAAGAGTGTTATACGATAGCATTAGAACGTCATATAATACCAACTATTAAAGGTGATAGAGCAAGATTTCCTGCACATGAAGCTTTTAAATGGGCTCTTATGCGCGTGTGTACTACACTTACGTCAGGGTTTTTTAGACAATTCAGTATAGATAACTACTTCACAGTTTTAAATAATTATAATAAAGAGTACACTAAACTATTAAAATTACCATGATAAATGCAAAAGAGATGAGGGCACTACTGTCCTCTAAACAAAATGTAGCTATAGATGAAGAAATGAGAAAGATAGAGTTAGCAATGGCAAATGCTATTACTAAAAATAAAGCAAGTGTTACATTAGATTCACTTAGTGATTTAGCAAAAATTAAACTTAAAGCATTAGAGTATAAAGTTAATTCAAATATGGTATTCGATCAAAGACAAGGTGAATATCAGAGTGGTTATATAATTAGTTGGTAATGATGACAGCGAAAGAGGCTGCTGAAAAAGCAGATAAAACACATCTTGACTTAAATAACGAAGCTATGTTAAAGTACTTACCTGGAATACAGAAAAGTATTGACATAGTTATAAGTAAAGGTGAACATGTGTTTTATTATTACGACAGTTTACCAGAGATAGTACAAAAATATCTTGAATCGTTAGGATATTCAGTTAAACGTCAAATGTCAGGTTATAATGAAACCTGTTATGAAATAAAGTTTTAAATCAATTGCAGTTATATAATCGTGATAGCTCAGGTAAGATACGAACTATGATTGTGAAGGTTATTAAGTTTAGTAATTATTATAAGATTACTAAAGAAACTGGTGTTCTAAACGGTAAGTTAACTAAGCAACCGGACCTTATAATAAGTAAGGGCAAGGTTAAAAGGACTTTAGAACAACAAGCACAATTAGAGTTTAGATCATTAATAAATAAACAAAAAGATAAAGGTTATAAAACATTACAAGAGTTATGCCCTGAAGTAACAGCAGTTGAAGGATGGGAAGCTAATCTTAATGACTATGACTTTATAGATTCAATGTTACCAAAAGGTAAGGAATACGCTGATGGTAGTCGTCAATTAATGTTAGCTAAAGATCCAAAAACTGTCAAGTCTAAAAAGGGCTTTGATTGGAATAAAGAGTGGTGGGTTTCTAGGAAGTTGGACGGTGAATCTTTGCCGTCATTAAACTCTGTTAATTCGGTGAACTCTGAAATGAGAATACCGAGCCAAGCCTAGTAGGGATACTAGAGTGTGTGTAGAGACTAGAGGTGAATCCAGAACGGATAATAATCCTCCACGAAAGCAGAGTGTTATTTATATAAGTTGAAAATAAATTTGTTAAAAAACTTGATGGTTTCAGAAATATTTCGTATCTTTGTGTAAAAACAAAGAGAAAGTATGACAAGTAAAATCTGCACAAAGTGTAAAATCGAAAAACCATTAGATCAGTATTTTAATGATAAAAGAGTTAAAAAGGACGGAAAGCAAGCAAGATGTAAAACTTGCACAATGGCCAAGAATCAAGAGTATCGTCAAGAACATAAAGAAGAGAGACGAGAACATGAACAGTGGAGGCGAGCTAATGATCCAGAATGGCAAGAGAAAGTTGCCATTCGTAGTAAAAGGTATTACGATAAAATGAAAGAAGAAAATGGTGAACGCTTTATACAATATAAAGAACGTACCAAAGAAGGTCTTGAAATTTTAAGAACTAGACATCCTGGATATTTTATGTGGGCTGGAGCTAGAGTTAGAGCTTCAGAAAAAAATATTCCTTTCAATCTTGATCTTGAAGATATTATAATTACTAAATACTGTCCTATATTAGGTATAGAAATGATTCAAAACGAAGGTAGATCTGAATTCAACTCTATGACTTTAGATAAAATCATTCCTGAACTAGGGTATGTAAAAGGTAATGTTCGTGTAATATCTAGAATGGCTAATACAATGAAATCTGACGCTTCTCCAGAAGAACTTAAAACTTTTGCTAAGAACATTTTAACTTATGTAAATAATAAAGATATAGTCCAAACTATAGAGAATGATAATCTATAGAGTTATAGGATAAAGAGCCTATAAGATAATAAAATTGATAAGAGCAGGTATTTACTACCAAGAAAGTAAATTAACTTCTATTAGTAGAAGGGGAAAAAGTTTAGATCCAGCCTTCGAAAAGATCTTTAAAAGTAAAAAGTGGAAGAGTTTCTTTAAAAAACTACAGAATGAAAATGGTGATAATATTATGGTGGATGGGGAGCTCTATATACATGGTGTGCCGTTACAAGTATTATCTGGCTTATCTCAGAAACACGAATACGAAGAAGAAAGACATGGAGACTTAGAATTTTGGATATTTGACTTTGCCGATAACTCTCGAAATGCAGAAGAACGTGCAATCTTGCTTAACTCATTAGACGGTCATTTTGATAAAGAAGACAATATAAAAATTAATGCGCAAATTAAGCTATCAAGCTATGAAACAATTAAAACAATACATGATCTATGGGTTAGAGATGGGTTTGAAGGCGCTATTTGTCGTGATGCTTCTAGGTTATATGGATACGGAACACGTGATGATAGGATGGTTAAAGTTAAAGAATTCCAGGAAGAAGAGTTTGAAATCATAGGTCTTAATAATGATAATGTCCGCCCTGAAGATATGACATTTAAGTGTATAACTAAAGATGGTAAAGAATTTGATTCTAAACCTATAGGTACAAGAGAACAAAAGTTTAGATACATAAAGGATGAAAAAAATATTATAGGTAAGATGGCAACAGTCAAGTTCTTTAATTTAACTCCTGAGGGCATTCCCTTTATTAATACAATGAAATGTATAAGGTCGTATGAATAGTGAAGACAATTTTAAAATACCATTAGATGATAAGTGGAAATCTCCACAATCATTTGAAGAACTAGCTAAATCTGATAAACAGTTAGATGCTGAATTTGAAGCGCTTCCACCACAAATGCAAGATCTTGTTAGAACTCTTGGAACTGAATATGGTGAAGAGAAAAGAGAAGAAATGGAGCAAAATATAACAGAACTCTTTAATAAAGCTCCACGTAAGTTAAAGCGCAAATTAAAACCACAAAATAAATTTAGTAACCAATTACTGAGGCGACTCGCAAAATGATATGAGATATGATAAATCACCACAAAAGTGGCAACTACTTGAAGATATAAAGTTATATAATAATGATGAATATTGGATAGCCTTTGGTAATGAAGTAAGACAAGTTACATTTAATGGTAAATATTTTGAATATCCATCATTAAGTCCTAACTTTTGTAGTCATCCTCATATAGTTTATTTAAGTGAGGTTCAGTATATAATCCCAGTATTTCATCCAGAAAGACCTGATAATGGTCAATGGACAGGCACAACTAACATAAATAAGAAATTTAGATTAAGGGTAAAGAAATGAAAGAGTTAGAAGAATTAAAATCGTTATTAAATCAAGCTATAATTTATCTACGTGATATGGATAAAAGTCATACTAATCGTGAGAATGTAGATAAGTGGCGTCGTTATGTTGCAAAACTACAAAGCGATTATGATGAAAAACTTGAAACAAGTGTAGTTATGTACTTAAACGATACTATAATTAAACATAATGGATAAGCAAGAAATAATTAACCTTTTTATATGTTATACTAATAACTTTAACGAAAGTGAAATCATTAGTGAAATTAATGATAAGTATAATATAGCAGTTGATGAACATTATAGGAAGCTAACAGATGAAGATAGTTGATATTGACATGGATGATGTCCTGTGTGACTTTAAAAGTGCTTATAATCAAGCGTTAAGTGTAAATCCAGGTATAAAGTATCCTCAATCACAATATGGCTTCTTTAGTGGGCTTAAACCTATTGAAGGAGCTCTATTTTATATCAGTTTATTACAGCGACACTTTGATGTTCATATAGTAACAAGACCTTCTATAAAGAACTTATTATGTTATACAGAGAAAGCAGCATGGGTTAAGCAACACTTTGGTGAGGATATGCTTAATAACTTACACTTTACCTGCCATAAACATAGAAGTGATGCAGATTATTTAATTGATGATACTTTATGGCCTAAATTTAAAGGTGAACAAATACAGTTTGGTAAAGCACCATTTGAGACTTGGCGTGACATCATATTTTATCTTACACAAAAAGAAAATATTAAATGGAAGAGCGTAGGATAGTACCTAAAAAGAAACAAGAACAAATACCTACTGATGAAGGTAATGTAACTAAGATTGATAAAAAAGCATTCTTTTCACTAATTCTTGGTGCTAAGTTAACTGGACATATATTACATTTACAATGTGATGAATTTGCAGAACATATAGCACTTGATGAGTTTTATAAAGGACAACAAAAGAATGCAGATAAAATAATAGAGGTATATCAAGGCTGTACTAAAGAGATAGTTCAATATGACACGGTAACTTTAATATTTGGTATAGATTATCATGGTAGGTGTCTTGATTATTTATCAGAGCTGAAGAGTGCTATTTGTAATAATCGTTATGATATAGTACCTCGTGAACTAACTAATGTACATAACGAGATTGATAATTTTATAAGTACACTTGATCAGACTATTTATAAGATAACATTCTTAAAATGACAAAGGCTGAGAAACTAACTAACGAAACTAGAGCTATAATGAAGTTTACTGGAGATGTAAATCCATTTAGCCGTCCTTATAATAATTATGATGAAGTAGATAGAATTATAACTAAAATTCAAGACTTAGGTTATACTTTTACTTTGATTACTACAAATAATAGTAAAGGTCGTAGACATGTGGTTGGTTTTAATGGTATTAATCCACCATTTGATAATATTCCTATAATAAGTGATAAAACTAGACTTGATGCTATGTATGAACTTGTATTAAAATTTATTAAAGAGAAAGATGAACAACGATAAGAAAAAGATAATTGAAGACTTCATTGGAGAAAAAAGAAGTAATTCCAATTACGAAAAAAACTGGGTTGACTTGATGTATGTAGCTAAAATTATATGCACTAAACTTAATAACTTTGGTGATAAGATTACAACTCATGAACGTAGATTACTTGTTGATTTACGTCAACATACAAGAGATGCAGTCCTCTCATTTGAAAGATCTAAAGTCTTTGATGCTATCATTGACTTTATAAACACATTTAATATAATAAATCCATAATTAATGAAATATAAACTTATAAAAAGCTATCCCGGCTCGCCAGAACTAGGTTATGAATCAATAGATGATCATTCACGATACCCTGAGTTTTGGGAACCAGCTAAAGAACCACTTATAACTACTATAGATGGAACTCCTATTTATGAAGGAGATACTTACTTTGTAGTATTTACTAATAAGTGTACTGGTGCCCCAAATCGTTATGTAAGTAATGGACCTTTTAAAGCAGAGTTAATTAGTAGTCAAGAATTTAGTAAAACTGCTAAATATTTTCTAACTTATGAAGATACTACCTATTATATATCTAATCACAAACCAGTTTTATCAGTTAATGATGTATTATCAGTTAGAACTAACTCTACAGTTGTAGGCGCTATATTACTTAAACTATTAGACATAGCTAAATCAAAAATATAATGCTTCAAAACTATTCACACATAACATTTCTATTAGATTCCTCTACATCAATGACAAAGATAGCAGGAGAGACAATAGAGAGTTTTAATAAATTTTTAAAAGATCAGAAAGAAGCACCAGGTAAATGTACATTTACATTTGCTAAGTTTGCTAATGAGGTTAGTTATCCTAATGAGAATGTATATGGTACTAGATTTGTAGATATTCAAAATATCAGAGATCTTGATATGGAGCATTTTAATCCTAGAGGAATGACTGCACTTAATGATGCCATCTGTGAGGTTATTGATCAAACTGGTAAAGAGTTAGCAGTTCTTCATGAAAATGATAGGCCAGAACATGTCCTATTCATTATCTTAACAGATGGTGAAGATAATATGAGTCATAAATATAAAAGTGATGTTAAAACTAGAATAACTCAACAAGAATCTATGTATAACTGGAAATTCATCTATCTTGGAGCTAATGTAGATGCACAACGGGAGAGTATGCAAATGGGTATTAGTAATTTTACTAGTTATACAGCTGATAGAGCTAGTGTTACAGCAACATATAGCAAGTTAAGTTCAGACACATTAAGTCTTAGAAATTCACATTAATGATAGAAGAAATAAAGAAGTTTTTAGAACTTTTAAAGAGTGATGAGAGATTAAAATTATTGAATGAAGCATTAGTTAGAAGTTTTGAAAATATTAAACCTCAATTCTACATAGATACTAATGAACCACATAGATTTACAATAATAGAACCTAATGCTCAATCTAGTATAGAAATTGCTAAAGCTATCGTAACTTATTATAAGGTTATTTATGAACGAGAAATTGGATTAATCAATTTATAATGGCAAAGAAAAAACAAAATGTCTGTTATTTTCATAGACAAGAAGACAATAAATGGGAGTGGTTTATAGCAGATGAATATGGTAGAGCGCTTATTAAATGTACTAAGAATTTTAATACTTATGAAGAAGTAAGTAAAGATTATGCAGATAATGGTCATGAGCTAGAAGTTAAATTAACTTTTAGTTTTCCAAACTCACCTTCTACCGTTAATGGAGTTCCAATATGACAATAGATTTTGATAAACAATTATATTGGATTGATTTAGAAGCTATAATGACTCTTAACGAATGGTATCTTTATAAAGAGGATGAGTTGAGACAAAAAATAGTCAAAGCTAATCAAGAGTTATGGAACTACGAATTTACAAGAAGAAAACTTAAAACAAATAAGACAATTTTAATACCAAAAGAACAATGGATGTAAATGGTAATGTAAGTCTAACTATAAATGAGTTAGACAAATTAAGAGGTAGTATAAAAGAAAAGGATGAACAGCTACAAGAGAAGGATCATAGAACGTTTAATCAATTAATATGGGAATAGTTATAGGAATAATTCTATTTCTTATTGTAATAGAATTATTAAGAGATAATGATGATAATAATAGTGGTTTATTCACTAAACCATCTAACAATCCTTCATTAAAGATAAACGATAGTCAAGAGTTAAGTTTAATATGAGTAAAAATAGGAAAAAGAATTATAAAGACATATGGTTAGATGAACCTTTAAAACATGACTTTCCTGCTGCATTAGACTATTTAGAACTGCTAATGAATAGGCCATTTGCAGAAAGTTTAATTGAACAGTTAGAAGATACCGATACAGTTCTTAAAAAGGCTAAAGATATACTACGAGCTAGTGGACTTCCATTATTATCTAAGACTAATGTACATGTTAAAGAAAATTTAAAGAAAGTCAAAAGTGGTAAGAAGTTATCACCTATCCTTTTATTAAGATATGGAAAGAAGTTAATTATTGCGGATGGTTATCACAGATTGTGTAGTATCTATTATCTATCTGAGGATTTAACAATACCATGTAGGTTAGTGTAATAGTCAAAATATGGAGATATTAAGAACTTATTATGAATTAGAAGAACGTAAATATTCTTCTAATGTAATTGTAAAAGTTAATGTTGTTCTTAACGATAAAGGTAAAGAACAAGAACTTAAACAGACATTTCTAATACCAGCAGGTAAAAAGAAAGAAGGAGATAAAATAGCAGACTTTATATTACCAATATTACAAAATTATCACGAATGATACTTATAGGAATAGCGATAGGCTTTATAATAGGTAAAAGTAAGGATTGGTTTAATAAAATAATAAGCAAATGGGAATAGTAATATTATTTATAATAATAGGCTTAATCTACGAATTTCTATGGATTAATAGAAATTATAAACCTTTAGATAATTAAATTACACTTTATAATGAAATAATATGTTTTGGACAGGATTAATAGTTGGTATATTAGGAGGAGTGATTGGTACTCTTATTATTATATCATATTTAAATAGAAAAGGGATGGAAGAAGCATTTGGTTGGTAATTATGACTCATGTAAAATTAACAAAAGAAATAGTAGATAATCAATTATTTATCTATGCAAATGGTATATTAATCTATAAACGATGGATATTACAAGATAAAGGTCGTATGTTTTATGAAGGAGAGAGTAATGGAAGAGCAAAGTGAGGAAGAAGACTTAAGGTTTAAACTAATAGACTTACCATTTAAAGAACAAGTCAATATCTTAACTAACTTTCTGGTTAGTTTTCATACTGCTACATGGACATATCGTGACTTAAAGCCATTCTTTGATAAAATGGCAGCGTTCTCATATTCAAGAACTAACTCAAATGGTGATGAAGAATATGAAGAATGGAATCAACAACAAACATTATTAAATTTAAATAAATAAGATTATGAAATATATACTATTAAACACAGAAGACAAACCAGGGATCATGCCTGATCCGTATGATGATTCTTTATTAATTTGTGACGACTTAGATCAAGCTAGATCTCTTATAGAGGACTATGAAGGTTTGGGTTTTACAAATTTAATGATAGTACCTCTTGATCGAAGGTTAATGGATATTATTGAACAAGCTGCGGAGTTTGTTGATATTGCTTTGTTTGAACTTGATTTAGATGAAGATGAATATGAGGATTTAAATATTGATCTTTATAACCTATTAGGTGAAGACGAGTAAGTATGAAAGCAATAATAGAATTAAACACAAAGGTATTAAGTTATCATGCAATACCACAAGAGTTAGTAGAAGATCATTTGGAAATTGAACAATTTCCAAATGATTGTTATGTAAAATGGACTTTAGATATGCATGAGGATTATGTGTATGATAAGTTAGATAGTTGGATAATAGAAAACTATCCAGAACTTATAGGAAAGGATTTCCTAATTGATATGGATATTTAAATAAGAAAAATGGCAATAGAACTAGAAAAAAAATGGGTGTTGAAAGAAATACCGGATTTAACAAATCACAACTTTGAATTTATCAAAGCAGAGAAGATAGTACAGAGTTATCTATCTAAAGACGAACGTCTCCGTATAATAAGTAAACCAGGAGCAAAGATTAAAGAGTATTTTCATCAAATTAAGAATAAGATAGGTGAAGGACAATCTATTGAGGAATCAAAGACTATAACTGAAAAAGAGTATCTAAAACTTCACAAATCAGCTTATAAAGAGTTAACTAAAGTTCGTAGGACTTATCTTAATGTAGCAGACGGTTTTACTTATGAAATTGATCATTTAAGGTTTGTTAGTCCACGTGTTGATATATTATTAATGGAAATTGAATTTCAGGATAAATATCAAGACTTGTTAGAAGTGGATACTTACTTTGAGTTACCAGAGTTCTTTGATAAGTATATACTTGCAGATGTAACATCATATCCTGAGTTTAGTAATTATCAATTAGCTCAACCTATAAAGTAATGTATTTAGTAAAACGAACTGAAATTGTGTCTTCTGCAAAAGAAGACATTAATGGACAAACTGCTCTTTTTATAACTGATGATATTAAAGAACTTGAACAGTCTAATAAAGACTTTCAGATATCCGGAGCTTGGCAGGATTCTTATATAGGTTCAGAACCTCAATATACTTGGATAGAAATTCCTAATTTCCTACAAGACGCTTATCAAAAGGCAATTGATAACTATGATGAGTTATTAAACTTATTTGATGATTTAGAGCCACAAGAGTTAAATGAAAATACACGAAGTAGTTATTATTAAATGGAACAACAGGAACTAAATAAAGAAGTTTTTAAATTCTTACTTTATGAAATTGATAAACCTAGACATATAAGAGAACAACATGTCATTAGAAAACTTATGAAAGCTATTGAAGAGTTAGATAATTTAGCAATGGAATTAGCTTTTGATGAGTTCTTCAGTGAGAATCCTCCTTTAGAAAGTGTAATAACAACTGAAGAAGAGATGAAGTTTATTTTTGAAAACTTTAATGACGATAATGAGCAATTCATCAAATAAAAAGAATACTGAGAAAGGAGTGACTAAACAGTCATTCTTTTCTTCAGATTTACATTTCTCCCATTTTAACATAATCAAGTATGATAATCGACCTTTCAATTCTGTTGAGGAAATGAATAATGCTATAATTGAGAATCATAATTCAGTTATAAGTGATGATGACGACTGGTATTTCTTAGGTGATTTCTCCTTTGATGGTAAAAGAACAGAAGAATGGTTACAAAGATTAAATGGTAATAAGTTCTTTATAGATGGTAATCATGATAGTGAGCAAACTATTAGATCTTTTAAGAAGTATGGTACTTATTTAGGTAACTTAGCTGAGATAGTAGTAGAGAAACAGAATATAGTACTCTGTCATTACGCTATGAGGACTTGGCGAAAGTCACACAAATCGACTTGGCATCTATATGGACATTCACATCACTCTCTACCTGATGATCCTAATTCCCTTTCATTTGATGTAGGAATTAACGGTAAGGATTATAACTATACACCACTTTCATTTGAACAAGTGAAGAAGATAATGGAGAAGAAAACACCTAAAATTATTGATAAACATGGTAGTTGAAGCAAGAGAGACATTTGAAATAACAAGAGAATTAATTAACGATCTCGAAGATGAAGGTTGTTTTGAAGATTTTGAAATGATAGAGGAGAGTGTAATAGATTATGATATTTATATAGGTTATGTAATTATACAATATATAATTAAACGGCTATCTGATAATAAGTACTTTAGATTTAGTCTACATAGCTGTTTAGATGATAATGAAGAATGGGATCAAGAGGCTATTGAAGTTTTTCCTTATACACACGAAGTAACAGGTTATTTATAAATTAAGTAGGATGAATCTAATATTTAAAAAAGAAGATGATAATAGATGGTTTATTTTTCTTGATGATTATCAAGGAGATAAAAACGATCTAGAAATGGTATCAGGAGCTGACTCTTTGTGTGATGTCTTATCACATAATAAGAGTACTCTTGAAGTTAGTCTAACAGATACACTAACACCTTATACAATAGTTATATTACATAGATGGTTACCTTTTGAGCAAGAAGAGTTTGAGATGGTTGGATCATGGTATAGAGCAGATTTTGAGACAGAAAGACCAGAGTCGTTTGATCTGTGGTTATGTCCAGTAACTTTATTAGTCCTAGGTCACTATCCAAATGTAATTTATATACAATATACAAATTAATGACTATAGAAAACTTAACTACAAAAGGTACAAGGATACTAATTGGTGAAGAAGCTGAGAAGAAGCAGGAAATCATAAGGATCCTCGAGGAACATATTAAGAGACACGAGTTCAAACGAATAATATTACCAGTATTACAGTTCCAGAAGACATACTTAGGTAAGCTTAGTAAAGAGAATAATCATATGATGTATAACTTTAAGGATTTAGGTGATAGAGATTTATGTCTTGCCCCTGAATATACAACAGTAATACAGAAACTTGCAACTACAACCTTTAAATATGAAAAGAATGTTAAATTATTCTACACTCAACAGTGCTTTAGAGCTGAGAAGCCCCAGGCTGGACGTTATAGAGAATTTACTCAATTTGGAGTAGAAATCTTAAATCCTGAACCTGACTATAATGAAACCTCTTGGTACGATTGGTATATGGGTGTTGCAGAAGCTGGTATAAGAAGTGTAATATATGAAGACTATAAACATCATGATAATATTTATGGTGCGTTAATTGATAATAACCTTATAGTAAATAAGTTAGCCACAAGAGGTTTAGATTATTATAAAGAGGGTAAAGATTTTGAGATAAGTTGGAATGCTTTAGGTACTCAGAAACAAATATGTGGAGGAGGTGCCTATGAGAATGGCTTCGGTTGGGCAATAGGTGTAGATAGGTTAATGTTAATATGAAATAAGATGGAAAACAAATTAATATGATAGCATATAAAACAAGTATAAATGAATTAATAAAAGATCTTTATAAAGATCAAACTATTGCTTATCTAAATAGATATAAAGCAGGACAATTATTCTATAGATTTACACTTAAAGATGATACCTATGAGTTCGCTATTGATTTATTAGACGACGGACCTGGTGATCCTTTTAATATACCAACATATTATCTTTCAGAAGACATAGGTATTACAGCTCTTGAAGCTCAAATTCCTGCTCGTTCCTTAGCAAGATATATACAAAAGAAAGCAACAATTAGTGAACTTTATATTATAAAAGCATGTGTTTAACAGTTAAAAAAGATAGTACTGTAAAAGTGAAGCCTGTTGATATTACTGTTTATAAGTTAGGTTATCCTAAGACATTATTCTCAATAGGTAGACTAGATATAGGTAAGGATGATAAAACCTTTATTCCTATCTGTAGAATGGACTTCATTTATGTAGCTAATGTGTTACAACCTAAAGTCGAACTGATAGTTAAAGAGATAGATACTAATGCTTCTCCTTTATATTTTATAGAAGAAGGTTATCATGCATTTATATCTTTAAATGAGTATGTTGCACAGTATAGTAAACAAATGTATAAACAAACAGGTTTTAAGAATGTAGTTGGTAAATTCATTATACCAGCTAATACTAAATATTATCTACAGGATAATGAGATTGTAGCATCACAAATAATTTATAAAGGACTATTATGAAAATTGGAATTTATATGGGTAGATTTAGCCCACTACATCTTGGTCATGAGTTCATAATTGATCAAATGCTTGAGAAATATGATTATCATAACTCTCAATTGATATTGGGAAGTTGTAATAGCCCACTTGATTATAGAAATCTATTTAGCTATAGTGATCGTCATAGCTTTATTAAAGAAATTTATCCTATTCTCGATATAATTGGTTTAGCAGATCATAATAGTGATGAGGAATGGTTACTAATGTTAGAGGATTTAATAACCTTAATGGGTTGTAGAAAACATGAGGTTGAATTCTTTTCAGGTTATGAACAAGATGTGATAAAACTAATTGATGCTGGTTATACTTGTACTATTACTAATAGATATGATGGTTCTACTCCATTGGTAAGTGCTACACAAGTACGTGAAGCTTTAATTAAAGAACAACCTTTAGATGGATTAGTAAATCCTATACTATATAGCCTTTTAAGAAGTAAGTTTAAGTTGAGATATAAAGAACTAAATGAGATACGAGGAAAATATGAACAGTATGGTAGAAGTTAAAATGACTGATAATCAAATAAAAGCTAAATTTATACACTATGCTGCTGGATTTCTAGACCATATGTCTATATTAGACTACGATGATGAATTAGCAGATCTACATGATAGTAGTGAAGAAGAACAAGATAGAATGTATAATTTACTGGTAGAAGCTGAAGAGTTAATACATAAACTAGCCACACAATGCTCCTCCAATTAATAGCTGACAGTCATGGTCAACATCGTAAAGTCATAACTGAAAAATGTGATGTCCTTATACATGCAGGTGATATTTCAGGTAATGGTGAACTTAATGTTGTCTATGATTTTATAAACTGGTTTGCTAATCAACCAGCAACCTGGAAGATCTTTTGTGCAGGAAACCACGAACGAAGTTTTGAAGACCCTATAAGAATGAATAAGATAAGACAAGCCCTAATACAGCATCCATCAATTATCTATCTTCAAGATGAAGAGGTTATCATAGACGGTGTTAAGTTTTATGGTTCTCCATGGACTCCTGCTTTCTGTGGTTGGGCTTTTAATAGTACAAGACAGGAATTACAAGAAATATGGTCTAAAGTGCCATTAGATACGGATGTGTTAATCAGTCATGGTCCACCATATGGTTATGGAGATCAGTTAGAAGGTAGCTTTGAAAGAGTAGGTGATAAAGAGTTATTAGCTAGAATTTATGAAGTAAATCCTAAACTAGTAATCTGTGGGCATATTCATTGTGGAGCCGGCTGTTATAGCTTATCTGATAAGACAACAGTACTTAACGTAGCTTTAGTAGATGAACAATATTATCTGGTGAGAGATCCAGTTATGATAAATTATAAGGACTTTATATAAGTTATGTTTTATTTAATACAGAAGAATACATTTCAGTATGAAAACTATCATAAACTGATAGAAACTCTTGAACGTCTTAATCTTGCTTATGAAGTTATTGATTGTAAACCATTTATTGAAGAAGTTGAATTTAACATAGATAGAAAAGATATATTTGTATTTGGTTCTGTTAAACTTGCTAGATTAGCTAAAAAATATAATTTCTATCCTGGATCTTTTTATGGTGGTAATCATGATTTTAGTATACATAGTAAGTATTATGGTGATAATATGTTAAATTATGACAGTAAAATAATTAAATATACAGACTATTTAGATTGGCAACTTAATGAAGTAAAATTTATTAGGCCGTGCAAGGATAGTAAGTTATTTAATGGTAAACTATTTACTAAAGTTAAATGGGAAGATATGAAACTACAGAGTGGTCTAAATATACCAGACGATTCATTAATCCAAATAGCTTCTCCAAAAGCTATTTACAAGGAAGTTAGATTATGGATAGTTGGAGATAAGATTGTTACTTCTTCCTATTACTTCTTTCATAGTAATGTTGTATGGTTAGATGGAGTAGAACCAGAAGCTTTAGAGTTTGGTCAACAAATGGTTGATTTATACAAAGTTGCTCCAGCATTTGTTATGGATGTTTGTCAAACTCCAGATGGTTGGAAGATTGTAGAAATCAATTGTATAAATAGTAGTGGTTTTTATAAAGTAGATATACAAAAGCTATTAATAGCATTAGAAAATAAATTTAATTAAATGAGAGCAGAGAATTTTGATATAGAAGATGTAATACAGAATCTTCAAGGTACATGTGGACACCCAATATCAAGTTGTTTTGGAGAAGATGGTATACTTAATGATGATTATACACCAAAATATCCTGATATGGATGAAGATGATCTAACAGAAGATGATTACATGGAGTTGGATAATTGGATCTTTGTATGTGAATCTTGTGGTTGGTGGTGTGGAACTTCAGAAGATAATGATTTTGAAGGACAACGATATTGCGATGACTGCTATAGTGAAGCAGCATACGACGAGTAGAATGAAGAATGACAAATAAAGTATTTTTAGGTGGTACATGTGCAAATAGCACATGGAGAGACGAATTAACTCCAAGATTAGATGTAGAGGTGGTATTGCATATATTGATGAAGAGTTAGATAGAACAGCACGTGTTATTAATAATTGTTTCGCATAATGGAAGAAGAAAAGACAGTTAATGGTTATAACATTCCACTAAGGGAATTGACCGAGGAAGAAGCTACAAGAGATATTACACTTGATAGATTTAATGATTACATGTGTACAGTTGGTGAAGATTTCGTGGATCAACATGAAAGTATAGTAGACTATAAAGTATATGGTGGTTGGTTATTAGCAAGGTATCCAGAAAAGAATTTAGAGATACTAAGATGTATTAATGATAGTTGGCCATCAGTTCAAAGTATGATGTATGAAGTGTTTGATGCAGAGGGAGAAGACAATGAGCTTAATGTATTCTACACAGACTTCGCTGAGTTCTTAAATCTAACAGGTGCTGCAAAGGAACGTGTTAATCAAATATTAATTCAAATAGACGAACATTATAATGGAGGATGAAATAATAGGAAGTATTAGTCGTGTATTAGAAGGTGAGTTAACTACTAACAGTTTACCAGTTGTTCCCTTATGTTTGTTATTTGATACTTGTAAACAATACGGTTGTGAGCTAGATCATGATGATTATAGGAGTAATGGATGGCAAGTAGACTTCTGGCAAGACTTAAGTTATAAAGGTAATGAATATACAATAAGTGGATCGTTATTCGATGGTGATTATAAAATATATAAAAAATGAGAACAATTTACCTAGCTGGACCTGATGTGTTCAGAAAGGATGCAACCGACTATTTACAAGGTCTAAAAGACTTATGTAGTCAATATGGCTTTATAGGATTATCACCTCTTGATAATGAAATAGAGCCAACAGCAACTAATCAGAGTTCAATGTCTAATGCTATATTTAGTGGTAATATACAATTACTTAATGAATGTGATATAGTTATAGCTAACTTAAATCCGTTTAGAGGGCCTAATGTTGATGATGGTACAGCTTTTGAGATAGGATTTGCAGGAGCTAAAGGTAAGATTATTTATGGTTATACATTCTTTAATAAAACAACATTAAAGCAATTAACTTCTATATAGTCAATTTTATAGTATTTATCCTGAAGTTGAAGACTTTGATCACTGTAGGAATTTAATGTTAGTTCATGCTATCGAAGAGAGTGGTGGTAAAATTATGAAGAGGTTTGAAGACATTTAAATGAGAAAGTTTTATAGAGAATTACCAAAAGAAATAACAGATATTTTAATGATCTCTAAAGGATGGTTAGTAGGATCTTCAATTGGAGATATCTTAGATAAGAAAGTACCGAGAGACTATGATATCATAGTCTCTCCTGAGAACTATAGTGCAATTTACAGACATGTAAGTCGTTACGATCCTGAATTTAATAATCATGGAGGCTTGAAGATTAGAATGTATGAAGATCTAGAATCTGATAATTACATTGAAGTTGATTTATGGAAACAAAGTTTAGACTCATTTTTAACTCGAGCTGCTACTGTCTTTAGTTATACTTATAACGTTAGTATTAAAATGATGATAAGTAATGATAAAGGATGAGACTTACAACTGAACAAATTAAGTAATTAGAGGAGTTGATAAAATATTAAATGAAACTAAATAAACAGAGCTTTTGGAATGAAGTGTTAAACGCTAATCCAAAAGCAGCAGAACTATTTCTGAGATTTATAGATAAATACAAAGTAGATAATGATTGGTATCAGTTATTTAATGCACATACGACTTTTATTAAAAGTCACTATCCTGGTGGGGATAATAAAATAGAAATTTTTACACCTAAATATCATGAACTACCAGTTGCAATGCAATTAGGTATATTTATGGAGTTTCTACATCAATATAGTGTAGAATATGAAGGTACAGACACAGTCTTTATTGAAGAAGTAAAAAGAATTATAATTGATAACCTAGGAGAAATGAATGATGAACTTTAGTATAAATGATAAATACGCTAATAGCACTATAATTAAGTTATTAAATCAACTGAATACAAGCTATATTTACATCAGTAATGCTACTTTAAGTGCAGTACAAACATATCTAAGAGATGAAGAAAACTTTGAGGTTATTGTTTGTATAGAAGATATTCGTTACTACTATGATAGCTTTTGGCCTTATTATACAGACGAACAAGTAAGTGATGATAGAGAATATTTCTCAAATTATGAAGCGTGTTTAGAGGTTGGAATCACTAATGCACTTATCGATTTAAAAGCATGGAAGAACAAACAAAGTTAAAATATCGAATAGTAAGATTTGTAGATGTTAGCGATTGGGATGATTTGGTTAAAAAGTCTTATGGAAGACCCTATAGTTTTCAGCAACAAGATGGTTGTCAATCAAGAGGCATCTTTAATTTAGAAATACCTTCAGAGGATTCTGAAGATGAATATATGCACGATTCTATATCTGAAGTTGTTAATGGAGATCGAATGGGAGTGAAGTTTAAAGTTTGGTTAGCTAGAGATCCTAAACAACCTCTAATAAACCAAAGTTATAGTGGAGCACTCAATTTATTTTGGAAAAGAAACTTTTATCCAGATATTAATACTGTAGCTAATGACTTATATAACAAAGGTCTAATTGAAGCAGGAGATTATATAATTAATATAGATTGGTAATGGAAGAACAAGCAAGAATCCCGGGAAAACTCATATTTAAGGCTATTATGGGTTCAACTGCCTATTCCAAAAATGTAGAAGGTAGCGATTTAGACATTAAAGGTGTATATATTCAAAATAAACAAGATATATTAGGATTTGACTATAAACCTCAAATAGAGATTAGTAAAGATGAAGTCTATTATGAGGTTCGTAGATTTATTGAGCTACTTCAAACAGCTAATCCTACAGTACTTGAAATGTTATATTCACCTAATGATTGTATTCTTATATGTTCTGATGATTTTGGCCTTATAAGAAGTCAACGTGATATGTTCTTAACAAAGAAATGTCATAATTCATTTGGTGGTTATGCTGTACAACAAATACAGAAAGCTAGAGGTCTTAATAAGAAAATGAACTGGGAGAAAGAGAAAATAGTACGGAAAACACCTATTGATTTCTACTATATCTATCGAGGACAAAGTGTTGCTGAAAACTTACTTAACTTCTTAAAAGGTAAAAAACTAAATCAAGAGTTATGTGGACTCACTAATATTGAACATTTTAGGGATTGTTATACTTTATGGTATGACTTTGACTATCATAATGGAGATAGTCAACCTATTGGACTTAAAGGTATACAACTAGATGATAGCAATTCAATAAGAATTTCTAATATCCCTAAAGGTTTTGATTCATTAGGTATAGTCTATTATAATAAGGACGCTTATTCTCAGCACTGTAAATCTCATAAGGAATATGAAACGTGGCTTAAAGAAAGAAATACACAACGTTATATTGATATTGAAGGTCATGGACAGAAGATAGATGGTAAAAATATGCTTCATTGTAGACGTCTACTTGACGTGGCGATTGAAATTGCAACAGAGGGTACGATTAATGTACGACGTCCTAATAGAGAAGAGTTAATAAATATTCGTAAAGGTAAAGTTGATCTTGAAGCTATACTTACTCAAGCAGAGTTAGATATTAAAAAACTTGATGTAGTGTATGAGAATTGTAACCTACCAGATGAAGTATCACAAGAGTTTTGTAATCAATTATTATTAGAAATAAGGTACTTATGACAAAGCAAGAAATACAACGAGCCTTAAAAATCATAGATGGTTACTTATCACAGTTAAAAGGGCAAGGTGATAGTTTAACACAATTTTATTCTGCTTGTAAAATAGCAGAAAGAGCTTTAATTGAATTAAATAATGTATAACCTAACAGACTTTATTAGTAATACAAATATTATTAATCAAGTAGAACAGACTATGGAGTTAGTCACAAGAGATATGAAAACTGGAGAATACTTTTACTATGTTACTAAACCAAACACAAGTGTAGATAGAGCATGTGAAGAAGCATTTCGAGAGTATGTAAGAATCAAGGAAATTGATGCTGCATTAGCAGAATATACACTAGCTGAGAAATTAAATGAGCATAGTAAAGACGATTAATGATGCTTATACTGCATCAGTTAAAACAAAAGATAACAACACAAGAGATACATTAAAGTTAGTTAAAGCTGCATTCTTAACTTTAGAAAAAGCAGGAAAGACACCAACTGAAAGTGACTATATGTCAACCTTACAGAAAATGGTAAAGGCTCGTAAAGAGAATGCAGCACAATATCCACAGATGGCAGTTACTGACTTAGCAGAAGCAGCTATAATTGAACAGTATATACCTCAACAAATGACTACAGAACAAGTTAGTGCTTTAATTACAGTAGTTATTAAAGAAACAGGCTTAACTCCAATTAAGAAGAATATGGGAGCTATAGTTAAGGAAGTAGTAAAAGCATCAGGTGGGATGACAGATGGTAAAACAGTAAGTGGATTAGTAAGTAAAATAGTAACATAATGTGTGTAGTTTCGATGGTCGGAGACCACTATAATGATAAATGGAAAGATTGGCAACCACAGAGTTGGCCATATCCAACAACAAGACCTATTCAACCAGTAATAAGTCCTAATACTAATATCACTTGGCCTCAAGGTGTAAGTCAAGTTGAGTTTGATAAACTTAAATCAGAGGTTTTGGAGATGAAGAAATTGCTTGAAAGAGCTTTAGAATACGACAAGAAGAATAATGAGCCTCATTGTGAAATGGAAGATAAAGTAAAATTACTTAAACAAGTGGCTGCATTAGTAGGTGTTAGTTTAGAAGATATATTTAAAAATGAATGAAAGAGAACCTAGAATATTTGTTACAACAGATAGTCACGGCTGTAATAAGGAACTTTGTGAAGTTCTGGAACTTAGTGAATTCAAGCGTGGAGTGGACACTCTTATTCATATTGGAGATTGCACTGATCGTGGACCAGATTCTTATGGTGTTATTGAAACACTCTTAAGTATACCAAACTTAATAGCAATACAAGGTAACCACGATTACCATATGAAATATTTCATAGAGACTGGTTATCATCCTTGGGAACATAAGAGTTGTAAGACAATTGAATCTTATATTAATAGTTTAGAATTAGAGGCAGAAGGTGTGTATTGGACTTTAAAGTGGAAGAAGCATATAAGTACTAATTTTGAACCTAGGCACATGCCTAAAACACATCGTGATTTCTTTCTTAATCAACTACCTTATTATATAGATGGTCAGAATAGATTATTTGTACATGGTGGTTATGATCCTATGATGAAAATAGAAGAACAATCACCTAACTTTATAATATGGGATAGAGATTTAGTTCAACACCTTGGATCATTTTGGGAAGATAATAGACCAGTGAGTAATTATCCAGATGTTAATTGTTTTAAACGTGTGTTTATAGGTCATACACCAACTATAACTTTTAAGAAAAAGACACAGGATAATAAACTTGATTCTAATTGGTTACCTAGTGGGGCATTAAACACTAAACCTATGTACTTAGGACAATTAGTTAATCTTGATACCGGATGTGTTTTTGGTGGTAAGTTAAGTCTTATTGACATAACAAATGATGAAGAGCACATCCTTTATCAAAATACATAAATTAAATCTTAGGGAGATATGACGGCTTATGCTGTTGTATCTCCCTATTTTTTTAATTTGATTTGATTATATCAAATAAAAGTGTTATATTTGCAAAAATTATGGATTCCTTAACATTTAATAACCTTTCACCAGAAGAAAAAGTAGCGAAGTATAAAGACTTTAATAACCTTGATGATTCAGATTTAGGTTTTTTAAACTATAAAGCTAATACACCAGCAAAAGTAGATATACCAAATATAGATTATAGTTCTAATTTATTAGATAATGCTCTTATAGCACCTTTATATCAACCAGTAAGTAAACCTATAGATCCTCCTAAGATAGATCCTGTAATAACACCTACAATCACTCCAAAAGTTAATGTTGTAAAACAAGAAACTTCAGTAAATCCTAATCAAGCAGCATTAAGTGCTTATAAATATTTAGTAAATAATAAAAATATATCTAAAGAAGCAGCAGCAGGAATTGTAGGAAATCTATTTCAAGAAAGTGGAGTTGATCCAACACGACAACAAAATAATGGAGGACCTGGAAGAGGTATTGCTCAGTGGGGTGTGGGAGATAGATGGAAGGCATTTCAAGATTGGTCTCAAAAGAGAAGTAGAGATATATTAGATTTACCTACACAACTTGATTATATTTTACAAGAACCAGGGCAAGAGAGTGCTATTAGAAGAACTTTAACCTCTAAAACACCAGAAGAAGCAGCTTTAAATTTTGGTAAATACTTTGAAGGTCCTAGTTCTGATCCTAAAGTTGCAAGATATGATATTAGAATAGGAATAGCAAATTCACTTTACAACTCTAAAATATGAGAATAACGACAATAAATCAGACAGGCTTAGACTTTATAGCTAGTAATGAAGGTTTTGTGTCTAGAGTATATGGCGATGATGCAGGTGTACCAACAATTGGTTATGGCTTCACATACTATCCTGCAACTGGTAAGAAGGTACAACATGGAGATCCTAATATTACAGAGTTACAAGCACAGAGTATGTTAAAACTACTTATAAAGCCTTATGAATATGCAGTTTCTTCAGTTACACGTGATGATCTAACTCAGAATGAATTTAATGCTTTAGTAGACTTTGACTATAACGTTGGTCATTTAAAAGGTTCTACTTTATTAAAGAAAGTGAATGCTAAACAAGATGTATCAACTGCATTTTTAATGTGGGATAAGATACATAAAGATGGTCAATTGGTTGCAGATGAAGGTTTAAAAGAACGTAGATTAAAAGAAATAAAACTATATAATACAAAATGAGAAAGCCATACAGTCCTTAATTGGATTGTATGGCTTATTTTTTTTAATGAATTGTACTTAAACCATTAATAGTCCTATAGATACTTAAATTCTTTAAAATAGCATCAGGACTTTTAGAACCACTAGCAACTTGCCAAGTATCAGTTAGAACTTTTTGACTCCATGCTATAGACGAAAGAGGGTTATCAGGCCCTGAGACTGCCGTAACTGTAGAACAAATAAAGAAATCTCGTGATGAGTTACGAAGAGCACTTACTGCTCTATATCCAAGTGGATTATCCTTAGCCATATTAGGTTCACTAAATGCAGCTATTATAGACATTATAACTCCAAGTACAAGTGTATCACCAAGTAGATAAGCAAAATTAGCTTTTTGAGTTGCATTCATGTTATTCCACGATTTAACTACATTAAACTTATTAGTCTCTAGTTCATGATACATAGCAAATATTGTCTGTGCTATACCTTCCATATACTTACCTTTCCATTCCATAATAGGAAGACCATCTTCACCTATCTTAACTTTCCCTTCATCATCAAGAACTTCTTGAAAATGCCCTCTAGTCTGATTGTTAGTATCAGTTTCTGTAAACCAACGATTCTTCTTAACTGTTAACCAACCTTTAAATTGTAAAAATATCCTACCAAAAGCGGTTTTATCAAAAGTACTTCTATCAACTGCATCATAATTACCGTGTATATCATTAGCAAAAGTTCGCATAGCTGTAGCCTGACGACTTGTGTAAGCACGAGCTAAAGTACCATCACCTTCCTTAATACCTCCAGGTTCACTTTCTAATTCTTGTCTTATTACTTTATATAACGCTTCTTGCTTTTTATACTCTTCAGTTTTACGTGAATCAGGCATAGCTTTATTGTTCGTATAGAGACTAAATCTTTTATCAAGCTTTTCATTATAAACTAAACGATCATTTATCATTTGATGAGCTGAGTCTTTACTTATCTGACCTGTACTATCAAGTGTGATAGTACCATCCTTAATAGCTTGCGAGTTAAATATAAGCATCCTATTATACCATCCCGGAAATGTTGTAAACCACCTACCTATTCTAGATATAAAGTGAATACCTCCACCAACACCCTGTTGTGTTTGATGTACCATTTGACTTACATCCATATGTGCTAGACCATAAATTTCATTAAGAGCATCACTAAAACCAGGAGAGACATATGTCATTTTGTTTTGATTCATTGTACCACCTACTATAGCATGAGCTTGTAAATAATCTTTTAATCCAAAATTAAACTCTGAATATTTATTTGCCATTAATGTAACAATATTAGCAAAGAAGCCAGTTGACATTTCTGTTGCTCCTGCACCCCAATTAAGAAGCATAGTAGCATTAGAAGATATATTTCTTATTGTATTAGTAACAGCTGCTAATGTTTCTGATTCACCTGCTATAAGACTAGCACCAAAAAGTGTTGTTTGAATAAAGTCGTTTTGCCATTTAGTGACATTTGTAGTATCGTTATAACCGAGTACTGTACTAATCATACCTACATCTTTAAGAGCATTAAGTACCGGTAAATATTTATTATATTGTTCTTCTCTATGATGTGCCATCATATAAGTAGAAAATACTAGTTCTATATCAGTTTCAAAATCACCTTTTTTTGCTTCGTCTACTTTTTGTTGTCTTGTATCAAGATCTAAATCACTAATATTAAATCCATTAAACATTTCATTTTGAGTACGCATTGCATCTTTTGACTTTGTATCATTCTTAAGAAAATTATTAGGATTAAGTATATCACGATACACACCATCTATAAATTGACTTAGATTTCTACCTTTAAATGAAGAAAGTAAAGAAGCGTTTAAAAGAGGTATATTACGAGATTCCTCTGATAATAAAAAATTATCAACATAATCTTGATTTCTACCACTTTCTAACATTTTATTAGTACGTATAGTATTAATTTGATTAAGAATAGTAGTTATAGTTTGTTTTTGGAAATCAGCTAAATTTGATTTAGGATCATTAACATCTTTAAATCTCATGTTATCTGTATCTATAAGCTTTTCCCAAGCTGGATAGTTATAGCCTACAGCTTTAATTTGAAAAGTAGTAGAACTTTTAGTATAAAACTTATCTAAAGTATCACGCCATCCACCAGATTTATTAAGAAACTCCAAAAATGCAGAACGAGCATCACTCATTGCTCTATTAACAACTTGAACTGTAGCTGTTTGCAAAGGATGTTGTGCTAAATTAGGTGTTCCCATAAGAGTGTTGTTAGATCCTATAATATTACCTAACACAGCTACATCACGTTCATGCCATATATCCAATCTTTCTAATTCAATAAGAGATTGACCAGCTAACTCTAAACACCTTTCAATATCTCTATACTCTACAGCTCCTAATACTTTAGTATTGTTACCAACATAACCACGTAGCATTTCAGACATTTCACCAAGTAGTTTTCTTCGTTCATTAATGTCTGCATATGTAAGATTACCTAATCTATCAAGTATACCTTTAGTCTTTGTAATATTACTTGTTATACTAGTCCACCTCTTATCAGTTAAAAGTTCTGACATACGAGTAATAAGAGCACGAGTTGGATCAAGTTGTTTAGGAAGCCAGTCATTCTTAGGTAAACCTAAGTTTGGATCAATTTGCTTTCTAAGTGCATTATACCATGTTTCAAGCTGTCCTAACATTTGCATCTTCTCATTACCTATAAGGTTACCTTCCATAATATTAATGGCTTTAATTGAACCTATATTTTTATCAATAAAACTACTTTTATTGTCTTTAATGAAACTATAGACTTTTAAAAGCTCAACATCACCATTTGTTACTTTATGAATACCAACTATAGATTTAGCTTTAGTGTCAGATAGAAAATTACCAAGTACTGTAGTAGCACCTTTAACAACAAGTTCTGGTGCTGCATTAAGATCAGAACTACTAAGAGCTATAAAATCAACTTCATTTGTTCCTGTGTGTTCTATTTGTAAGATATTAAGATCTGCTGCTGGATCACTTTTTACCACTTGCCATAATGGATCATTTATATATTTATGAAGTAAAGATTTTGCTTTAAGTATTGTATCGTTATCAGCTTTAGTATTTTTAGTTGTAAAATTACTCCATTTTACATCTTCATAACCACCACCATCCTGTATTACCTTTTTAGCGTCATTAATGAATGTTCCCATCCTTTCTGGGAGTGTAGAGTTTTCATTTTCCCAATCTTTAAGAACTCTTGCTATCTCAGCTTTAATTTCATTAACAGGTAGTTCCTTACTAATTGGGTAACTAGTATTATTAGCATTGTATGGATGATAATACCATAATTTAGCAGTTGGGGACTTACTATGTGCAAGCATATTATCATATTCGTCATCCACTGACTTACTACCCTGTACTGTTTTTTTCTGTTCAAAGTTAAATGTCTCTTTCATAAACTTATGGACATTCGCATTATCAACTATACCTCTTGTGTCAACTGTATAAGGCATTATCTTCTTAACATTCTGCATTTCAGGATCAGTTTCCCTAAATTGACGATTGGAGTCTTGTCCTATATCAAAGTCATAAATAGTATTTGTATTGTAATCAATATCTTTAAGAAGAACTGGAAGTATATGAGTACTTTGTACATCATAACCTGCACGTCGTTGTATCTGACGATAAAACATAAGTTGATAATTGTTACTCTTTATTTTATCTTTACCCCATTCATTCTCATTCTTTATTGAAGTCTTGTAATCATAGATATGTTGTTTACCTAATTCATCAACTACAACTAGATCCATAGTTCCTGCTATTTTAGCTTTTATATCAAATGTTCTAATTTCAGTTGCATATAAAGCATTAGGATATTTTAGATCTAAACTAGCTTTAAACTTCTTAAGTTCATCAATGTATTTATTAAGTACGTGACTAGTTAAACCTGTTAATTCAGGGAATAATTGTATAATATCCCTACTTTCTGTGATGTTACCATTAAAGAACTGTTGAGCTATTGTATGCCAAGAAGTACCAAGTAATGTTTGAGTTTGCCAAGATTTTATTTGTTTCTGTAGAATATCTAAAGCTTGTTGTTGAGTATACCTAGGAGTACCATCAGGGTTAACTGCTTTCATCATATCTGCATATGCTTTAGCTTGCCAATTCTCTAAGTTAAATGGCCTTATTATCTCCATTCCAAAACGTTTTTCACTCTCTTCTTTACTTAAGATTTTAGTTACAGGTGTTAGTGATACTACCTTTCCCGTTTCTCTATCAATTACACTATAACTATGATCTTCGTCTTTATAGTTAACAAGATTAGAACGTTCTCTTAGTTCTTGATATATCTGTTGTTGATAACTTCTATCGTTACTAAATAACACTTTATCTGATAATAATTGAGAACTAAGTGTTCTTCTATTTTCACGTAAAAATGAATTTAACTCCTCTTCAGAGTTAAATTCATGTAACTGTCCGTTTAATTTTATTCTAAATGCGCAATCCATAATTAACATTGTTGAGTTAAATAACCTTTGTCTCGTAACTCATTCTTTAAAAGGTTAACATCTTTAGTATCTGATATAGGATACTGATCATAAACATCAGTTATTTTATTATTCATTACATGATCACCTACAAGATTAATTACATCTTCCCAAGGTAGTGTTAAGATTTCTTTAGCGTCTATATCATATATTGATGTCACTTCTTTATTAAGTGCTTGAGTAAGTTTGTCTTTTGTATATTGAGCAAAACCTAACAATAAGTCTTGATTACTATCCATATTTTGCTGGTCTTTAGATAGAAGTTTACCATGTAAATATTCACCTAATATTGTTACAAAAGCTTCTTCATTGAGATCGTCACCTTCAAGATGTGAATAGTCGATAGCTATATTATCAAATAAAGAGTGATTCTTAGTTACGCCCACTATAGCGCTATATAATTTAGGATTTTCATATTTTAATGAATTAAGGAACAAATGAGCATATTCATGTATCTGATCACTTATTGAAGCTTTATCAGTATTTATATACACTTGACCTTTTAAGACGAAAGCACGAGAGTTAGAGTAGTCATAATTAGTTGTTTTTTGAAGTTCTTGTAGGTCTTGATTATCAACATAATTAAGTTGTACTTCTGGATTTAACTCTTGAAGCCTATTTCCAATTGTTCGTAATGCGCGAATTGAAGATTTAGGTGATTTGTATTGTGCATCAAGTGAGAAAGGTGTATCTTTACTTTGTGTTCCATTGTTATCTCTTGATTGTTTAATAGAAGAGTTTGCATCATCAATTTGAGCTTTCTGTTTTAAAAGTGTTTCAAGATCTCTACTACGTTTAAATCCACTTGGTATATCATTACGATATGACATTCTAATTGCAGTAACCTTACTAGGAGTTACTTGACTTGTCGTCATATCTGTATTTAAAGTATAGATATTACCACCTTCAGTACGCTCTATTACTGCATCAAATGGGGCTCCACTTGAAGTACGATATTGAACCCAATCGCCAGGTTTTAATGCCTTTATAAGTTCAGGTCTAAATCTCTTTCCAAATTGTGTATCTACTATTGCAAGTCTAGGATTTATAAATGTAGACTTAGTCATTACACCACGATGTACATAATACAAATCTTCACTATTCTTATGCATTGTAGCTTTAACGTAAGCAGCTTTATCAGGTTCTACCTCATTAAAGTTTTTATCTAAGAACTTAGTAGGACGTGGATCGTAATTACGGTCTCTACCTTCCTTTTCATTCTCATTCATTTGTTCTTTTGTAAGAGGATCTAATATTATGTTAGTTAAAGGAATAAAGCGCCAATAATTTTGTTCTAAATTTATAGGTTTACTATTAAGTCCTTTAACATCTTGCATAGTTTTAGCAAAAGTGAAATTATTAAAATCACGATCAGCTTTAGTACGTTCAAATAACCATTTACGTCTATTTAGAAGTTCTTCATTCATATCTGAATGAATTTCTTGTGTTTTAGGATCTTTTGATAGTTTTCCTATATTAAGACCTATTCTTGCTATATTTTCAGGACGTACATAACTTGCAAAATAATCACCAGCTTTACGTGTAAAGTTATCATTAACTTGTATATCTTTATTAGCTCGTGATGCTATAACAACTGTTCCATCATCAAGCACTCTCATTACTTTCCTATATATAGGTATTCTAGTGCCATTGTTACCTATCATGTTAAATCTAGGATCTTTAATATCAATAATACCTCCACTTTCACCAAGTCTTTTTAACATCTTACCATCTATTCTACCATCATCAGTAGTAGCTTCATAAAAATCATATTGTTGCCTTATGTTATGTGGATTATCCCTAGGATCATTAAGCATTGTATAACCACCACCTTCTTTTGCTTCAAAATTAGCAGTTTGCTTATTAGTTTCATATTTACCCCGTTCAGCTGCAAACTCTTCATATGCACGTCTGGCATGAGCAGTATTCTCCATTACATGCGTGATTTCTAAACCACTTTCAGGTGTTAATCTAGAATCATATTTTATTGTTTGTATTATAGTAACTGGATCGTGTGTACTAGATCTTAAGTCTTCTGCTGTAAACACTATGAGAGCATCATCAGTTTTAGCAAGAACTAAACCATTAAGTGGATAAGTAACTGTTTTACCTGAGTCATTAGTATAACGTTTAGAAATACGTACAAAAGATTCTCCTGGCTGTATTCTACTTTTTATAAGGTCTAGGTTATTATCAAAACGTACACTTGATTCTTCTTCTGTTTCTATAGGTTGTCCATCACTATTAGTCCTTTGAATTGGTGGATTAATAAGCTTTTTACCTTTTATTTCAGATGAGTATGTAGTCTTACCGTTAATATTAATGAATGCATCATCGTTAAAGTCTATAACTTGTTGTTTATAGTCACTTAACATAGATTGATAATCGTTAGTACGTTTATTTTTAGCATATGCATTAACCATATTAAATGGAATAATCATACCTTGACCTTCTTGAGTTGCTACTTGTATTCCATTAGCAACTCGTTTAACTACAGTGTACCATCGATTAAGTTTAACTTTTTGCATTATATCTGTACCTGCAATAGGAAATTCTGCATCACCCTTACTTCTTACAAGGTCACCTGCCGATATAGCATTTGATAACTGTTCAGAGTGTCTAGCATAGTCTTTTGCTACATCACCGTCCCAAAAAACATCAAAAATATTTGTATTAGGAGCTACATACCATTGAGGTTTACCATCTATTGTTTTTAGAGTTGGATGTTTCCATAATTTAAAAGCAGGTGAATCTCTAAATTCATGATTAGTTACATCTACATTTGGTCTATAACCTATATATTCATGTTTTGCGACATTCATATAAGTTTTACCACCTTCATTATGTTCAAAAATATAAGTCTTGTATAAGTCTTTAATTTGAGCTTTTATATCGGCAGCTTTCTGAACTAATTCAGGTAATTTCTTAACTCTATTTGTTAAGAATTGTTGGTCATCAAATAACTTCTCATTATTAATAGTATTCTTTGGATCTAATTTAGCTATTAACTTTTCTACTTTTGTAAGTTCAGCTTTAGTATCATTAAGTTGTTTTGTATAATCAGTATTATGATCAAAATATGAGCGATCTAACTCTCGTACCCCTTTAATAAGTGAGTATGGAAATGAAATTGTGTTATATCCACTACTAGAATCTGATTTACCTTTAATAGGTATAGGTCTAAATTCATCATTTATTTTTAGAGTAGTTTTAGCTACAGTAATATGTTGACTATTAATATTAGGATATATAACAGGAAAGGCTTGTGTTCGCTCTTCTACAATATAACCCTCTTTTGTCTTTTGTATTTTACCATTTTCATCACGTATAATTGGAACTGGTGGGGCAAGTTTATCACCTTTCATTACAGGTACTAATTTTGGTTTACCATCTTTCCCAACTATTTCTTTCATAACACCACCTACTTCTTGATAGTAACCTGGTATTTTAACTCCATTTACTTGAGTGGCTTTAACATAATTAACCCAAGGAATAATAATAACATCATCAGGACGTAAAATATCTAGACGAGCTGGTTTAGGATCACTTTCTGTTCCTTTAAAGTAACTATCTCGTTTAAAAGAGTTATCGCCCCATTTCTCATTAAATCGTTGATTTGCATAGAAAGCTTTTCTATTATTACCATACTTAGTATCAGTTTGATCATTAGGTGACATATTTTCTTCGTCATCGATTGGGGTTGAACCACCTATATAGAAGATATTACGATCGTCTTGTATAGCTTCATTAGCAGCTACAGTATCTAATAGTTCTTTAGAGCCTATTATAGGTATCTTAGCACTAATAATATTTATGAAATCACGTAATAGTGTTGGCTTCGTAATGCCTGGAACTACACCATTTTTATCTTTGTTTAGTAGATTAGTAAAAGAATCAAATAGAGACACATTACCATCTTCACTTGGAATATCTGTTAATAAGTTTTGTAAAGTACCATCGTTAAATATAGATGCTATAAACTCATGTTTACCTTCATCATTCTTTTTCTCACCATATTTCTTAGTTAATTCTGGTTTCTCTTGTATTGCCTTATCATAAATATTATCAATCTGTTTTTTAAAAATAGAATTAGAACGGTAAAGTTCTGAATATACAGCATGTAATAACTCATGAATAAGTACATCTTGTACTTGTGCTTTAGCAGTCTTTGTTATATTTTCTTGGTTAATAGTTAAAACTTTACTAGGAACTCCTTTAATTATATGTGTAGGTATAGGAGGTAATACAATTTGTACTATGTTATCAGGACTTATATAAGCACCACCAACTTTAGTAAATTTAGGATCATTATTCCATTCAGATGCATAAGCTATAGACATTTTAACTGACTCCATTCCTGGAAGTTTTAATAAATCATTAAATAATTGTACTTTATCACCAACTTTACTAAATACTAGGTTTTTTATTTGATCAGGACTATATGGAGAACTTTTATAACTATCTTGTGGATCAATCATAAAATTACCATGTGTAAGTTTCTCTTTAGGATCTAAAGAGGAAGCATAAGTTATTAGTTCTTTTAATCTTTCGGGATCTTTCTCAAGTTGAATAGCTTTAAGAATAGTTAAAAACTTATCTTTTGTGTCATTAATTAAACTTTGATAATACTCTTTACCAGCATTAATAAGATTAGCATCATTACTTTTTAAAATATCATCAAGAGTAATATTACTCTTAAGATCACTATATAACTCTCTTAACTTATCAGCTGGCATTGTTTTAGCAAGTACATTGAAATCTTCTTGACTAATATTAGCTCCTGGATCTAATTGTATTTCTTTATCACCAATTTTAATAGTAATTATACAGTTACTTTTCATAATTTTCGTATAAAGGAGAGAGTTTAAACTCTCTCCTATTGTTAGCAGTCATAATTTTTGTCTTTATCAAACTTTTCAGTGACACCATTATGTGTTATTTGTATATCTGTAGTATCACTAAGTCGTGACAAGAAATTGTGTATATTATCAGTAGCGAGTTTCCAATAGTTAAATGCTTCATTTTGATCAGGTCTTAATTCAACTGATTTTTTAACAAATGGATTATAATTAAGACTATTAGATAATTCAAAATTTCCATCTTTTAATGGCATAGTAGTCGTAGATTCATTTATATTTTCCTCTTGAGATTGTCCATTAACTCTAATTACAACTCTTGTACCAGGAACTTCTAGTTGTTTCCACCTATCAATATACATATAGTTACGTGGTATCTTAGCAGCTTCTTCAGTATTATCATCGTTATTGTCGTCACCATTATTATCGTTATAATCATATGAATGATTATCTAAATTAACACCACCATCTACATTACCTGTTTCTTCATTACTATAGTCTTCAGGTTGTTCATTATAAAAGTCATCAAAATCATCACGTCTTGCTAAAGGTAATCTATGAGTAGTTCCAACTTCAAAATAATAAGCAAGATTCCGTAAATCGAATGGGATACCTGCAATACTTAATTTATAAAAGTTTTCACTTTCTGTACCTACTGTATCAGCTTCATTAACGAAAAACTTTTGTGGAGTACCTAAATTAAGTTCTACATCACTAGACTTTCCTATTTTACCTTTAAGTTCAAATAAACGAGAATAGACATTTGGATCTTTATTATCAGCCCACATAACATCACCTAGTAACTTCGCATAACTATTTTTAGTTATATTATTCTTATTAAGTATTAGATTATACCAAAAGAGAGCGTTAAAGATATTATTACCATTTAAATCTGTATATTTATTATCATATACTTCTTTAAGACCTGATACATAAGCATCACGAAAAGGACCTTGTTCTACATTTGTTTTCACATTTGTAGTATCCATTTGAAGTTTCATAAAATCAACTTTATTAAATAATAAAGAATCTTGTTTATTATCAAGTCGTAAGTCTTGTGTAAAAGGATTACCCTTAAGTATTGAATTCTCCTGTATATTACGTAAGAAGTCAGTTTGCATCCAGTTTATAAACTCTTTACGACCTTCTTTAGTAGTTAAAGTAACATCACGACCTTTTATATAGAAGATAGGTTTTTCATCATTATTACTTGAGTTATTATCTTCTGATTTGAGAAAAGTATGTATAATATTAGCTTCAACAAATTTCTCAACTTCATTAAAATCCTGTTCTTTAATATTACTTGTAGGCCCTATATAACCCATATCACGTAACTTATCAACAAAATGATACATACTATCAATTCTATACGAAGATTCACGTAATATAGTATTAGCAGAGTTAAATGCACTTAATTGTTTAGCGTAATGTTCATTAGTTGCTAAAATATTTAAAGGATTAAAGTTAAGACCTAAAGCTCTAAATAAAGGTGACGTCTGATTAATATGATTTTGATGATATGAACCATTATTAGCTAAACTGTCTAAAAAGTCCTTAAAGTTAAAGGTAGGTTGATACTTATTAGTAATATACATACCATTAATTTTATCTTGTAAACGATTAGCGAAGTTATATAAGTCCCAACTATTAGTTTTTATACCTTGATTGATACTTAGATAACCAGCAAGTAGTGTAGCAGTTTGTGCAGGTTTAAAGAATAATTCTTTAAATCTATTAATTTCCTCAATATCATAGATGTTACCTGTATTTAAATCTGTAATAAAACCTCTATTTAAACGTAATTTATAATTAGTTTCAAGAGCGTTTATAGCAATAGGTTTTAATCTTAATAAAGCTTCTGATTTACCATCATACATTGCTTGTTCAACTTTATTAAGAAGATCACTTATCCTATTTTCAGTTGTATTTTTATCATAGATGTTACTACTTGCATTACGAATTAACATATCAGTAAGTGGTGATACCATATTATCAACTGACTCTTCAAATGACTTACTTAAAAGAGCTCTTGAAGGATAAATAGTCATAACTGCTGGTGTAGCGTTTAATTTACCTAAATCAAGTTCTTTAGCATTATCTGTTGCAGAAGATAAAAGTTGAGAATAAAAATCAGCAGAGTCAACATCAAAAGATGATGCTATCTTAGCATGACTAAGTCTCTTATCTGCCTCAAACTTATCTGTATCGTAATTATAATGTAAAGTAACAATAGGACTATCTTCATTCTCAAACTTTTCACTAAAGATATGATAATTTACATTAGGTAAAGTTATATAAGGACCACCTATATTATTTATTTTAACATTAATCTCATGTTTTATATCTTCAATCCTTTGTCGTAATATTTGAATAGCAGTTTCTAATTGCTCTTTCTTATGCGGACCTATGTAAAGATCATCAACACTATGAATAGCGTTAAGATGATAGTTATAGTTCTCTAACTTACCTTCATAAGCTTTCTGTTTATCAAATAAATTACTCACTTCTCGAAGAGCACTATTAGTTGAGTATTGAATAGCAGATAAGTTCTTCATTTGAGAAGCCATTACACTAATACCAGTCTTACCAACCATATTATTATACCTTGCTCTTGCAATTGCAGCTGGATTTTCTTTACGATCGTTATTAGCAATTTCTGCTTTATTAGTTCTACTTGAAAATTGTTTTATAGTATCAGTACTAACACCATTAGCTAAATATAAGAAGTTAGAAGGATTCTCAATAACTTGATTCGTAGTTGATACTGCAAAATTCTTAACACCATTTAAAGCTGTTGGAGCTTGTTCATATTCTAATAACTTCTGTACTATTGCTTGATGTTTCTCTCCATCTAATCTATAATCTTTATCAAGTAGGGAGTATATACCGTTTAATACGTAAGGATTATTAAGATCTAAATGTGATCCAGACTCATCTCCACCAAACTTAATTAACTTAGATGGATCTACAATATCACCAGTTGGAGTAGTTTCAGCCGTAAAGTCACTTATAGTCCTTTTAGAAGGAATTGGTAATTTTAAGCTCTCTAGTAAAGATTCTTTACTACTATAATCAAATGCTGGATGCCAACCTGTTAGAATGCCATTATTATCAATTGAGTGATATATAACGTTCTGTTTGTCGATGTCAAACGAATTGTTGCGTTGTAATCGTTTCCATTACAACTCTCATACTTTCATATGAGGCCGGACTATATCATCATTCTTACGAATGCCTTGCACTTCGATGTCACTTGACACCTACTCTACTCCATTACGTTAGCCTTAACGCTGTTTCGATAGTCTCTGAGGCGAAAATCCGTCTTTCAGGATAATCTGCCTGCTGATTGCCATATAATGTAGAATTTTCAAACATTCAAGCTTACTATTACTAGTTACTTTGTAGTTTCTACACCTTCATGGGTTTCCAGCATATCACAAGGTTTTAAGCGGACTTTGACTTCTTAGTTAATCCGCTCCACTCAGTTTTATAACTGAGTTTGGTACATGCATATGATTTCCTTCTGCAAAACCTACAATCTTCATACCTTGAAAGGATTGAAAGTGCTGTCCTGGAACACGTGTGCCTATCAATTTATCAAGATAAACTTGCCACGAAGTAAACATTTTCTGTGCTCTATCTTCTAAACCAATTACTGCTTTATTATATGCAGCTTGTCTATCCTTATCAAAGATTAAAATATTATAAGTATCTTTAATATTACCACTATCTGTACTAAGTAATTGACGACCTAAACCATTATTTAAATTTTGAATTAAAGGATTATCTTGTATTTGATATTTATTATTTAAGAAGATATGAAGTTCATTATTAGTATTACTTACAGTCATTCCTGTAGGTACTTGAAACAATCTATCACCTGAATCGTTAGTAAACCACTTAGTGCTTTTACCATTAGTGAAATAAACACCTACATTTGGATGTTCTTCTATACTAATACTATTAGGACCTTCTGAGCCAGTATGTAAGAATATCTTTCTACCACTTTGTGATATTATAACGCCATCAGCATCAGTTTTAAAATAATCAAGTGTTTTAAGTAGTCGTTTCTTAATTAAGTCTTTAGTTATTGAACCTACAGTATCACCTTCTTGAAGTAAGAAGTTTTGTCTTGCTACTATTGGAGCAATACATTCAGCCCTTGATACTTCTACTTTAGCATTTTGTGTCTTATGAGCATTTTCAAATAGATCAGGATTCTGAAGAGATTGTGGTATATAAGATACTTGACCATTAGGTCCAATATAACCATTACTAGCTTCATCTAAGAATTTCTGTAATCTACCAGTATAAAGTAAACCTACATTATTCAGTTTATCAAGATATTCGTGTTCTTTAGCTATTAATAACTGTTTAACTCCTTCTGCTGTTTTATCACGTTCTAATCGCTTTATTTTACCATCACGATACTTCTTACTTTGACTAAAGTTTTCATAAGAGAATTTATAAGGATCTCCTACTGGTGATTGTTGAGGTTTTATATCATCTATACTTTGCTCTTTATCATCACGTTTAATACTTGTTTTTAATATCCCTTGTAACTCTTTAACATAATTATCAAGTACATGTGCAATCTCAGGATGCTTTAGTTTATTAGATTCGTTTAATATGTCACTAAGTGCTCTAGCTTGAGAAACTCTTGTATTAGCAAACTGATCAGTTAAAGTTTTACCTTTAGATTTATCACGTAACTCTTTGATTAGAGTAGGGTTTTGTTTAGCCCATTCATCCCATAAAGGTTTATAACCTTTAGAATATGAATAATCTTCCTGTTCCTGTGAAGTTTTTAATGAAGGATTATAAACTATAGAATCTTTAGAAGGAGGTCTACCTTTACCTGATCTTTTAATATCAGTTTGATATACACTTTCTATAGTTCTACCACCTACATCTTTACCATCTATTATTGTTTTAGGTTTAAACTTAGCAGTTAAAGCACTAAATCTTGCATCACCTTTAGAAGATACTTCATAATTATTATCACTACGTTGAGACCAACCAGATAACTCATTATCACTCTCCCTTATAGTACGTAATTCCTCAAGATCATTAGAAAACTGTTTATGTTTAGTTTGAAGTTCAGCAATTTTATCCTTATCACTTAATTGAATGTAAGAACTATCATCAAGTTGCTTTTTATATTCATCAACCTTACTTCTTATAAGGTCTAATGCTCTAGCTTCAGGTATTAACTGTTGTTCACTATCATCGTCATAACTAAGAGCTTGTTTAGTACCATCAGCATAATTTAATGTTACTTGTTGTCCTTTAAGATTACGAGGTTCAGTGTATTGATGTGTTTGAGCATGTTTCCTTATTTTTTCTGCATTATCTAGAGCATTTCTATCGTCATTAAGAGATTTAATTTGATTAGGGTGATCTACTACATAATGTGTTTCACCTGGAGTATAACCTGCAGTTATTTTAGTAGGATCTTGTATATTAAGATAAGCTTCATGTACATCACCACTATCTCGTAGATCTGTAAGCTCTTTTAATGCCTTTTCAGTACTTTGTTTCTCTTGAGGAGATAGATTAGTTTTTAATTTCTCTTCATACTCATGTATTAGTTGTATGTATTGACTCTTAGTTAAATCAGGATGTTCTCCAGCAGAATAAGCTTGTGCAGATTCTCTTGAAGAAGTAAACCATGTAGGGAGGTCATTAAACTTATCAAATTTATTAGGTGATCCATGATATACAAGTAAAGGTTTGCCTTCCTTATCAACTACTTTAGAACCATTAAACCATTCTTTAAACTCTGGTGTGTTAGTAGGATCTATATTATGATGTTCTATCAAATGCTCATTAAGAGCTTTATAATCAGCAAATTCAGCAGGTTGAAGAACTCTTGTCTCTCCTGGTTCTAACTTAATAGTAGTGTAACCACCTTCATCAGTCTTAACTGGCATATAACCACCTTGTACTTCTCTAACTTGCATAAATTCGGAAGCTGGATGTAGAACTGCAAATAAACCATCAAACTTAGTACGAATACCTGTTTTAGTAAGATAGTTAGTTAATTCTGCAATAGCTGAATGAAAGATTTGAGGATCGTCAAAAGGCATGTCTTTACTATTAAACATATTAACAATCAAACCTTCAAGAGTAAACTCATCTTTATCATCCTTTGCTACTTTATTCTGCATTATATTATGAAAAATATCAAGTAGTTTATCTCTATTCTGTTCATACCACTTACCAGGTGTTAACTTGTTACCATTAGAGTCTTTACTACCATCTGGAGGTTGAGTATTAAGAGCTCTTACAAGTTCAGGAATATTATGTTGTTCTTGGTTTAGTATATAAGTAAGCTCTTGATCAACTATATTTCCAATAGCTCTATACATTTGCTGTACTTTCCCAAGACTCTTAGCGTTAAATATAAGACCATTAAGCATTTGAGTTGGTGTAGTTACAACTGTATTATCAGTTTCGTGAAAAGCTGATAGCTGTATACCTGCATTAAAGTTAGAAACTTGATGAGTTATTAAACGAGTAACTCCTGGTATTCCTGGATCTTCTTTACCCTGTAAGAAGTCAGAACGCTTTTTCAAGTGAACTGTTTCAATATTATTCATATTAAACTGTCCAACCTTTTGAGCTCCTGCAAATGTAATGCGATCGATGTTCTTACCTTTAAACCTCTGATAAGGTCGTGAAAGTTGACTTTCTCCTTTATTAGCATACTCTACTAAGTCTTGAAGATTATCTTTATATTGATTTAATATGGTTATAAACTCTTTAGGGTCTTTAGTCTTTATATCGTGTTGTCCTATTTCTAAAGCTAATTGACTCTCGTTAATAGGTTGTTTAGTATATTTATCAATAAGATTAATATGTGAACTAACTAATCCGTTATCATTAAACAGTTGTTTATAAGCTTGATAGCCACGTTTTACATTATCATTACCACTGACATAACTTTCTGGTATTATAGTTTCACCTTTATTACCGATATAACTTTCATATTCAAGTAACTTTTCAGCTGATTTATAATTTCCAGTAAGATAAAGTTTAGTATCACCATCTCTATAATGAAATTGAGTTTCTAAATCTGTATGTTCTACTGAATCAATACCACCTAAGATGTGCCATAAGTCAAACATTGTATTAATTTGCATTGGCTTAGATACTGGTTTATCAGGTGCAATTGACATATTACGTGTCGTAACTATATACTTAGACTTACCATCAATATCTTTAGCTAAGAATGTAATAGAATCTAACTTATGAAGTGTGCCATATAAACCTGTCTCAAAGTCTATACCACGTTTGTAATAATAAACATCATTGTGTGTACTTAAATTAACACCATCTTTCCAAGATTTAGTTATATCGACATTTGATATATCAGTAGCATAAAGTTGTTTATGAAGTTCCATTAAGTCTACATTTGAACCTATAGTTTGACGTATTAAGTCATTAGTCATGGTAAAGTCAGCAAATTTAGTTATACCAAAATGTGCTGTTGTAGGATCATAATGAGATATGAATGGTTTATGAGTTGTACCACCATTACCATTAAATTTACCATTAAGAGAATTCCATGTCTTAAGACATTGAGTCATGGTCTTAAGTGAAGCACCATCCCAATCAACTACTTGAGAACTATCACCAAGTATACCTTTAAACATGGAAGTCATATCATCAACAAATGCTGTACGAGTATGGTCTTCAACTCCAGTTTCAAGACCTAATGAAAAAGGACGTATAGTAGCTGTAAAACAAACATTACGTTTAATATTAGTTAACCATGATGTATTTTCATTATTACCTTTATAGAATGATGAATCTCCTACACTTGCGTGCATTAAATTCTGTTCGAGAAGGTTATGATCCCAAAAATACTTTATAATAGCTGGGTGAATATCACTAAACTTCTTGGCTTCTATGTTACTGCTAGTAATAAACATATTAGCTTTATTACCAAACTCACCACCTAATTTATGATAAAGTCTAGTAATTGTTTCTCTAGCTAATGGATCAAAAGTAAATCCAATCTCACGTAAGTCATTCGCAAAGTTAACTAACTGTTTATTATATTTTACTTTAAAACTTTCAGATGTTTTATTAGGATTACCTTCATAGTGAGAGATGTTATCTATTAATTCACCTTTAATTTCAAGTCTAGTTTTAGGGCCAAAACTCTTTGTGTCATTTATATAATGAACCCAGTTGGTGAGTACAACTCCTGCTTTATTAGCATAAAATCTAGCTGCATTTAGATCTTTAAGCCCATGTTCAAAGGTTCCTGTTTTCCAAAAACCATCTTTATGAAAGTCATTAAGAGCGATAAGTTGTTTACTAATACTACCTTTTGATTTTATATTACTTTCAAATACAGAACCATGACCTGAAACACGATAAACTTGTTCCCAAGTATCAAGGATACTTTGTCCTTGTGCTCTATAATACTGTCCATTAGTCTTATATAATAAGTCCATTGACTGTTCATATGATGGAGCACGATTATTATCATCAACAAAAAGTTTAACTCTACCTTGTGAAGGTATTAAAACTTCATTGCCAAATTCAGCTAGTGGTTGATTACTCTTATCAGCAGGTACGAATAAATTAAAAGTTGGACGAATATGACCACCATCTATACCTTGTTGTAACATGCTTAAATAACCTAAGTTTATATCATAATGTAAAGTTTCAAGTGGAGTTTGACTTCCTACTGGCTTTACAGTAGCACCTACTTTAGTTGCTCCTCTAAGAGGAAAACCTTTTAAGAAGTTAGCATCATTAAGAATAATATTATTATGTAATGGTGATTTATCAATGTCAGGTCGTATTGCAGAGTTTAATGTTCTTCTATGAGCAGTAAAATTTTGTTGTAATGCAGCAGCATATGTATAATTAGTAAATGCAGCAGATGAAGTACCATCAACTGTAGAAACAACTGATTTACGTTGGTTACCTGTTGCATTATTTTCTGCTGTAACTATTAATTTACCTATATCTGTAGCATTGATATTATTAAGTTCAAATTTATAGTTTGAAGGATCACTAAATGGGAACTTAGCACCTTCCTTTTTTATAGCATCATTAATTGGTTTATAGTTTGTCTCTATGTCACCACCTTTTTTACGTTGTTTTTCTTGTTCAGTACGAAGAAAGGTTTGAAATTCAGGATCATTTAATTTAGATTTAGCTTGTACTATATCTAAAGCATCTTTAATATAAGTTAGAAAAGGAGATGCTACAGGTTCATCATTTCTACTAAGAGATTGAACTTCCTGCCAAAATTCAGCATGACGTTTGTCATTCTTATAATCAAAACCAAATAAGTCTTGAGATAGTTGTTGAATAGTATCAATATCTACTATTTGATTATTAGTATTCTTTAATACGTAATCTATACCATTTTGTCCTGTGTAGTTAACTGTAGATGGTTTACCCTTTTCATTTATAAAAGATATATTCCACTTCTTTAAGAAGTTTTGTAAATCTTCATTGCTCATATTAATATGATCATTAATGAAACGAGTACTAGTAAAACCTACACTGCTTTTATTATTTGCCTCAGCTGTTTTTAATCTTATATCACCATTAGGAGCTTCAACTGCTTCAGCTATTCTATTTGGAGACATTTCACTTATAGGTTTAGTTATAAGTTGCATTAGAGTTTGATCTCTATTGTCTTTTATAGTCTCGTAAAATGAAGCGACAGTGGTATTATCATTCTTAGCTGGAGTATTAAGTACATCTCCTTCACGTTCAAAAAACTTTTTATATAATGTATATAATGTATTTTTTTCAGTATAACCTATACCTTGTGCTCCAATCCTATCCATTATTAACTGTCTAAGTGAATTAGTTACATCATTTCTATCAATTTGATTGAAATAAGGAGCCATGATAGAAGTTACAAGTGTAGGGTAAAGATATTTACCAGTTTCATCACCTGTGTTATAATTTAAGATAGCTGTGTTATTAATTACAGTTTTATAAAAAGGTGAAGATAGCTCTACTCCATTCTGAATCTTTTCATCCCACGAGACATTAAACGCATCAACAGATAATGCGTCTTTAGTTTCATACTTACGTAAGATAGGATCAAAGTCAGGATTAAATTTATTAACTGAAATAGTACCTTCTCCATAATAATTAAAGAGTTTATTAAAATCACTAAGTATTACATAATCACTAAAGTTATCAATAATTTCTTTAAGATTTGAATCTAATGTATCTTTAAATTTCTCTGTTATTTCAGATAGTAGGTTAGGTTCAGTGAGTGATCGTTGTTCTCCATTATATTTTATAATAGTGGCTCTATTAGCTATATCTTTAAGAGTTTTATCAAAGTTAGCTTTCTTAAGAAGATCATCACGATAAATAAGAGGGACTGTTTCACCTTTAACAGTTTCCTCAATACCAAGTCTACCTATAAGGTCTTTAAATAAACTAATACGATAGTTTTTTATATTTGTATCTACATCATTTGTATATCCTTCTTTAGCTGGACCTTGTAGTTGATTTACTAATACTCTATTATTAACATCTATAAAGGCTGTTTCAATTAATCCTTTAGTAATAAACTTAGAAACTGTTATCTTCTCCATACTTGAAGAACCCTTAAACCTATCTAAACGATAAGCTTTTAAGTTTTGATAATTATTCTCATGTATATATTCACTAAGACTTGTGTCAGTAGCTATATCTAAAGGAGTTGCATCATTAAGTTTAGAAGCTTCTACTACTTTTTGAGTAGTAGAAGCAACATCACCTTGTTCTTTTTTATCTATATCTGCTAAAAGTAAACTTACTATATCAAATTTAGGAAGTATAGGTCTAACAGTAAGGTTAAATTTACGCATATTACCTTTTAATTGTGCAATTGCTAGATTTATCGCTTCACTGTTTAACTCATTATTTATAGTTTCTTTTATGTCACTATAATCATAATCTTTGTTAAGTTTACCTTCTATAATTGCAGGTAATATATCTTCATTAAGTTCTTTAACTAAAGAGTCTATAGTCGGTAATTGATCTAGATTACCTCTATAATAATTTCTTAAATTACTCGCAAAGTCACTACCACGTAGTAAATCATTAAGTACTCCTTGGTTTGTTTCTTCGTTTAAATTAGTTAGACATCTAGCCATTTAACAATTATTTGATGATTTTTCCACTCTATATTTAGTTAATTTATTAAAAGCAACTCTATATTGCTCATATAAATCAGGATCTTGTTCTATCTTATCTTGAAATTCATCAGATAGCTGTTTATCAGTAAATTTAGTAAAATCTTTCTTTAAATCTAACTGCTCTAATGAAAATTCACGACCAGTTACTATTTTATTAGCTATAGCTAATCTATGACGCAATTGATAGTTCTTAATCCAATCTCTAAGTGTTGTCTGTTGTTCCTTAGGGATATTGTTAAATAGTTTTCCAGCTTCTAATTTGAACTCTTCTATAGCTTTATTATCAGCACTATTAACATCTTTCTTTAACAAATTAAGTTTATCAACTTTAGATTCTTCTTTAACTTCAGCTTCTATAGGATCTGGTTCTTCTGTATCAAGACCTAAAGCACTATCACGATTATTATCCATAACTGTCTTAGCCATATCACTTACCTTTGTATACCAATTTTTACCGTCTTTTACAAAATTATCTACATAAGAGTCCATTAAATTAGAGTAATAGTCTTTATCAGTAGTTTTAGTATCAGGTAATAAAACTTGTGTTTGTTCAGGAGTTAATAAATTGTATAACCTATGACCTAATTCGTCTTTCATACTATCTATTGTAAGTAACTTGGAAGGATTCACCTGTTCAGATGTGTCTTTAACTACTTTACTTAAAATATCTGTAGTTGCCTGATTAATTTCTGCTGAAGTTTTTAAATCAGGAAAGAATCTTTGTAGTTTCTCTTGCCATGTTTCAGTATCTAAACGTTGAGGATCAATATTACCAGTTTTAGCATCATAAGTTACTTTAAATTCACTATCACCAACTTTAGCTTTAAATACAGCTTTATTTTTATTAAAACTTACATTTTCAAGTGTAATTTGATCGTGAGTTAACTTACTAAATTCATCTTGTTGTTCTATTAAACCTCTCTTTACTTCACTTTCAACTGTATCGATAGCTACTATGCCATTAGGTGATACTTGATAAGTTGTTTTTGTACCTGGAGATAATATTTCATTAGATGGTACAACTCTTTCTATTTCATTTAAACTATCAATTTTATCATTTATGCCTTGTAAGAAGTTATATTGATCATTAGTATTAGTTAATTTTCTTAAATCATTGTTAAAATCACCAAATTTACTTGTTAACCATTTATCTCCTAATTCATCAAATAATTGTAACCTTTGATTTGTATTAATATGTAGTGCACTAACTTCAGATTCTGTAATAGGTAAATTCTCAGAGTCATGTAGAGATAGGAGTTTAGCAAAATCTATATTATAAGCTGCTTGTTGAATACCCCTAAATGGAACTATAAACTCATGTCCTGTAGACTTAACATCTGCTAACATATTAGATATTTGATAACCTTTAAGTGCTGCACGTGATGCTATAACAAGATTTTCTAACTGTCCATCCTTAAGAACCTTATCTAAACGATAGTTATCAAATCTTGTCTCTCCTTGTGGAAATTTTGTAAATTCTATTAGAGCTTTATCAATCGCTGCTGCAAAGTTAAGGTTTTTTGTCTTATTAAACAAATTTAATAAATTTAAATCTAGTATAGACTGGTTAAAATCTACACGTTTATCTGGAGTTAAGGTTATTTGTAAATCACTAGCTTGTACTGGATTACTATTCTTCTTATCAGGTACGTGAGCACTATTTATTTTATTAATATCAGTATCAAACTTACGTCTAAATATAGTATGAGGATCGTTAAGATCAAGAAGATCATTTAAATACTCTGAGAACTCATCTACACCTCTTTTAAAAGGTTTAAGAGGATCGAGCATTAAAGTTTTAAAGGAATCATTATCTTGAAAAGCATCTCCAGTTTCACCATAAGTATTTAAAACATGAGTTCTTAGTTCTTCAATTTTTGTGTCTAAAGTCTTATTAACTTCATCTAAAACTTCCTCTTTAAACCATTGTTTATTATCAGGTGTTGATTCTATAAATTGTTTAATAGTTAAGAGAGATTTAGCCAATCTATCTTTAACGTAAGGGCTCATGTCAAATTTCTCAAATAAATCAAACACATTACCACCTGATTCTTGATCATGAATAGCCGCAAGAAACTTTTGTCTAAACCCTAAGAAAGAGTCACGTGGTGTATCAAGACGTATCATTTGTACCATATTTGGTTTATATGGAAGTGTAAACTGTCCATCTACTTGTATTCTATCAGGTTTACTTTTTATATAGGCTTCTTTACCATCTTTATCAAGTGATAAGAAGTCTTTAGTACCAAAAAGTTTAAGTTGTTTTAAATAGATATTTAAAAGATCATCATTCTTAACCTTTTGAAGTTCTTTATATTCTGACATGAATACTACACTCTTACCACGAAAGTCTTGTATAGGATCACCAGCATCATCAACTATTAGTTTACCATTCTCGTCTTTAAATAAAGAAACTATAACTTGTGGTTCACTTATGTGATAATCTGGGTATTTAGCTTTTAAATCTTTTAGAGTTGGATATACAGGAGGTGTTTTGGGATCATTAACATTATAACGGCCATCCCAAGTTTCAGATATACTACGCCATTCTCTAGCAGATAGATCACGTGATCTCCACTTCCCCTCTTCCCATACACCTTGTTTGCTACTATTTCTATCACCACTTATTAACCAAGTACGAACGTGTTTTATAAATGTGTTAACATCTGTGTCATCTTTAGTAAGTGGTACTTTAGATTCATTATTTTGAGCTGCTTTAAACTTATTTTCAAGATTTGTAAAACTATTAAGTAAACCTAGAGTTATGTCAAGTGGTTGTTCACCAGTTTTAGATGGTAGTTTAACACGTAAAGAAAATAAGAATTGATCTGGCTTAGGATCTTGCCAATAGTCTTCACTTCTACCATACTGAACATTAGTACCTTCCTTTTTAGCAGCTTCTATATAAAATATAGGACTATTATAGTCATATTGCTTTAAATACTGTTCAAAATTAGCTTTAAGCGCAACGTTATTCTCACTTATTATAGGGCCTTTAACTATATAATATTTAAGTGACTGTATTATATTTTCTATATGACTCTTTTTCATATCTTCTGTTTTTAAAGTATCTATATCGTCGGCAACACTTGGTATACTACTTATAAGGTCAAAGTCTGCTTTAGTAGAATATGTAGTATAAGCCACTATATCCTTAACTTTCGCTTTATTAATTTTGTTCTCTAAATCTATACCAGTATTTATTTTAGCAGCAGGACTTTTAGGATTAAGAGGGTCTTGAGTTAGTTCTATAGGAAAAGAATTACTATAAAGATCAGCTATAGGTTTAGGAGGTGGAACAGCACTTGTATCAATTTTAGAACCAGGTTTAGCTCCTTGTGGAACATAATCTTCACCAAGAATAGCTGCAAGAACTATTTGTTTATTCTTCTTAACTTGTGCTATAACTTGATCAGTTATTTTCTTTTGATTAGTAGCTTTTCCTTTAGCTACATTATCTAAACCTATATAGTTAGTTATAGAAGGATCTTCAATAAGTAGTGTAGCTTCTGTAGCACGTGATAACATTGTATTTAAAAATTCATGTACACGAACTAAACTATAATCATAATCGTTACTTTTAGGATCATTTGGTGTAAGTCTAGGCTTAGCGTCTATAATAGTATACTTATATTCTCCACCTTGAACTTCTTCTGGCTTATAAATCTCAATATCAGCAAGACCTTCCCAATTAGCACCTAATGCTTCACGTAATAAAGCTTGAGCTCTAGGTATATCTATATCTGAATTTATAATATAGACAATATCTTTTCCTTTAACTGGTATATCATTACCATCTTTATCCTTAAATGTTTTGCTTTTATTATCAGTTATAAAGCTAAGATCAGATGCTTTAAGATTACCATCAACTTTAATACTTTTCATACCAATATTTCCGTCAACACCTTGATAATTAAATAACTGAAGATGTTGGTCACGATATTTTTGTATTATTTCAGATGTTGTAAGAGCAGCTGGGTCAACTCCTGATATTTCTTTAACCTCCATAGTCCTACGTTGTAAATCAACAAGTGTGTTATTGATTAAATCCCATCCTGAACGTAATGAAGTTAAAAGAGGTTGTGATATTATAGTTGTAGCTACATTAGTGTAATCACGTCTAGTGCCATCATCCTTTAAAAAACCCATTTGATTTGCATCACCAAGTACTACTATAGAACTACGTTTAGAAGGGTCTTGTAAAACTATATCAGTCTTATTGTAATCATTAATTAAGTTAGTAATTAAACATAAATCAATAGGATTTAAGTGTGTAAACTCATCAGTTGCAAACAATCTTGTTTTTGAAAATAAATTTGCTATTTCAGATTTTAACTTTTTATTATCATAAAGGTCAAGTTTATCAAATACTTGTGTATCAAACTTAGTATAGAAATCAATCTTTGCATTACCAGTTTCTTTTTTATCTATATCTACACCATTAAGTATTTCATCATTCTTAGTAACATCATACTTACTACCATCCTTATATTTAAGGTTAAGATTGTTAATAAATTCTCTAACTGTGCTACTACGATCATCTAAACGTTTTTCATAACCACCATTAATAAGTGTGCCTCTTAATGTATTAAATTGTCTATTCTTTGGTGTTAAGAGCATAACATTACTATCTTCATCAGGTATCATATTCATAATACTATATAGAACTGCTGTAGTCTTACCTGTACCAGATGAACCTAAGATTGCTACTAGATTACTACTATCAAAAGAAGTATTACCATCCTTTGGACTACTAAAATCACTAACTATATCAGTACTTCCATCATAACTATAAGCATTTAAGAACATTCTAATAATAGTTGGATCACCATTAATAACTAAATTAGCAACACGTACCGCACTTTCTTGTTTAGCAAATGGTATATAAGGGGTTTTATTTAAATTTGTAAAAGCCTCTGCATCACTATCATATTTACCTGCATAATTAGCATAAAAGTTAATAGTTGATGAACCAAAAATAGTAGCAAGATATATAGTTCTATGACTATCATTTAGTGGTTCATCACCACTTATATTATCATAGAAATCTTTTGCAGATGAATTTATTGGTCTAAAACTCTTATTTACTAATACTTTCTTATCATCATCAGTTAGGTTTTGAACATCTTGATAGATATTCTCTTCAATTTTAGCGAATTTAGAAAGAGCTGTTAACTTAGAATCATCAGAAGCACTTTTATAGGAACTAACAAAGTTATTAATATCCTGATCTGCCTGTAAAGCGCCTAATGATGGAATTAATTTTAAAATATCAGGATCTTGAGCTAAATCATTTAATGATTGTACTTTAGCTGATAATTCAAAACCATCTTCACGTAAAAGTCTAGCAATCGTATTATTTTTATTAAACTCATTAAGATCTTTAAGATAATTAACTTGACGATAAACTCTATTTAACTCATTACCTAATGTACCAAGGTCATCATTATCAAGAATTGTAAGAACTTTATCTCTTAGATCATCAGATAATAAACCTCTATGGTTAGCACGAAAATCATTTATAATAGGATTTGATGTATTAGCTGCATTAAGTAAAGCACCAATTCTTTTAATAGCGTTAATTTGAGTATCTAACATTTCAGTAAAGCTATCATCCGCATTAAGATAATTAGATGTACCAACAGTATCAAGATTTTCTATTTCTGAATTTAAAGTTTTATAAACATCACGCAATATAGATTTAGAAGATTCAGGATGATCATTGTCTCCACGTAATGGTGAAGGTATACGAGTTTGATTAAAATTTCTTACTGTATCAATAGCACTACGTAGATTTGTATCATCTATACTATTAATTGTATGTAGATTGAGGTCTGAATTTCCTAGATTATATTTTCCTTCAGTTAGAAGACGAGTATAAATATTATTAGTATTAAAGGTAGTAAAGAGATTATCTCTCTCACCTTCTGTTAAATCACGACCAATAGTTTTCTGTAAATGATTTATATTAATAAACCGTTGTAAGCCTTCAGTTGAAAGGTAACGCTCCCACATCTCATAAGGTAAACCTTTTTGAATAGAAGTGTTAATATAATCTATTAAACCATCAATTCTACTAAATTCAGAGATAATGGGGTTATTCTTGTCAATATTACCATCTGCATACTGTTCAAAGGTATTTATAACTGGCCCATTATCAAACTCACCAGTAGGTTTAGGTTCATCAAGCTTATCAAGTTGATAAGCTATTTGACGTTGTTCATTAAGTTTAGTAGGATCAATATTCTGTGCATGAAATGCTAAGTCTTTAAGTACTTTAAGAGTACTGTAGTTAGATTCTGGTGACTTATTAGTTTGTAAATCTTTAAATTCAGGTGTTTCAGTAAACTCTTTAAAGTTTTTATCACCTACTAATTTATTAACATACTCTTTAATTAATTCGTTAGATAAATCTTTATTAAGTGCTCCATTAACAGTAATTCTAAACTGATTAAGTTTATTAAAACGTTCTAATAGTTGTGGTTCTGTTAAACCTTCAGGTATTCCAGGGCCATTAGCAAGTTCACCAAGTTTTCCATTAGCTTCATGAGATGCAGTTAAACTAATTGCTTTTTTAACATGATCGTAAATATAGTCAGGAACATATTTGACACCTGCTAACTTACTCATATAATCTTGAGTTAGAGCATGAGTTTCACTATCTTCTAAAAATACTTGTTCATTTGTTAAAAGAGATTCAATGTGTTGTTTACCTTGTTCTTCTGTTCCTACTTTTGCTAAACCTATTGTAGGTTCTTGATTAAAGTAAGGAAGTGGCATTTTCATTACATACTTCTTAAGATGTTCTACAGACTCACGAAAGGTTTGTATCTCACGATAATAACCTTTAGATTCCATTTTCTCATCAAAGTGTTTGTATTCTTGATAAGCTTTCTGTAAAGATGGCATTAAACCTGTATCAGGATCAAGCACATACTTTTTATACATATCATCAACTTTAGTTTGTTGAACTGAATTTAACTGCTTATAAGGTCTACCTGCCTCTCTTTGTGCTATTGTCTCTCTATTATCAACTCCAAATGGTTCATTAATGTCCATACGAATATTAAATAAACCTTGAGTAAAGAACTCATCGATCGAATCGTTACCTTGTAAATGTTTAAGTTGCTTTAGTGCTAAAGATAGTTCTGCCTTTTTATTTATAAGAGATTCATCATCACCGTTTTTATCTAATTTATCATAACTTCTTATATCTGTACCTAACTTAAAGACATTCTTCATAGCGTGATTAAGTTGAAGATATAAGTCAGTATCGGTTTTAGTATCGATTATACCATTATAAAAATCATTCTTAGCAGCAGCAGTCTTATCAGGATCTTGCATATTATAAGCAGATTTTAGACTCTCTAACATTTTAATACCAGCTAGAACTTTCTCACCTATTGCTTGATTTTGTGATAATGGGTTTTCTTTACTAACTGGTTTAAATACACCAGGAATTACATCACCATTTTCATCTGTCATAGGTGTCATCGATAGTTTAGTACTACCAAACTGACCTTTCTTTAACATATCTGCATGAGCAGCATATAACTCTTGTATATGACCAGCATTAACATAATCAATAACTTTATTAGCACTATATGTAGGTGCAGGATGAGAACCAGTAGCTATACCTGCTAAGTGAAACATAGCACCACCAATAGCTCCACTAAATCCTTCACTTATAAGATCTTTAGCAAAAGAGATTGGATTAATGTCAAATTGTTTATTCTCTTGACTTGAAGTTAAACCAGCAGATGATAATCCATTATATACAACTTGCAAACCGTCAGAAATTGCTTTCTGACTAGTCATGTCTACAGCATTTGCTATTATTGCACCTTTAAATTCATTAGTATTTAGGCCTTTTAAGTACTTAACGACCTTATCTCCTAACTGTTTACCAACAGCAAGATTAAACATTGCTTTCTCTTTAATTGTAGATTGACCAAGTACTTTACTAGTTTTAGTAGTTATATCATCGAGAGCAGGGGCTTGAGTTTGAAGTGCATTATCAGCTACTTTAGCAGCATCATCAGGAGACAATGAAGACCATCCTTCATTAATAGTATCACGTGCATTTTCAAGTGCAGGTTTAGCAGCTTCATTAGCTTCTTCTATACTACCACCCATTGCTTTATTTACCCAACGACCAAAACCACTACTAAAGAATGGAATAAGAGCAGCTGTATAACCTAAATATAAGAAACCTTTGTCACGTTCATCAATACCTCTTTGATCAGCTAAATTACTTATAGAAGCGGCAGTTGAAGCAGCCATATAAGCAGTAGAGAAGTGTTGAGCGTAAGTGGAATACTTAACGAATAAGTTTTGATTTTGCTGTAAAGCCTGTATAGACTTCATTACACCCTCTGGGTTACCACCATATTTAGCTACATAAGCAGATAAATCAACATCAGAGCCAAGACCAAGTGCATTTGTAGCAGCATCACCTACACTAAGCATACCATCCGTAGCTACACCTAATTCTTTAGCCATTTTCCATTTAGTAAATTCTTGTGGCCATTTAACTAAGTTATTCTGTGACTTTAAAATATAAAGAGCATCAACAGCTTGATTTAGTAAGTTTTCAGGTGAGTACCAAGTATCTTTACCATATTGAGACACACCACCTTTTAATTGACCAGTATAACCTTGTAATGTATTAGCCCACTTATACAAACTATCTTGTTTCGCTGAATCACCATTAATAATACCGTCAACTGCCTTTGCTATTGAAGCTCCACTATCGACTAAACCTTGTGCAATAACATAAGCAGAGTAAGCCTCACCCACACCAGGAATTAACATTGGTAGATATTGAACTGCTGCTTTTATAATAGAACTAACTGCACCTTTTTGTATCTGATTACTTTTCATAAAGTCAAATTGACTATAGAAAGAGCCTTCTTTAGTTAAAGTATCTTGACGAGATAACACTTGCTTTCCTGAAGGATCGCGACCACTAAGTGTTTCATAAAATGGAAGTCCTTGAGCATTTAATTTGTCTTCACCTTGCTTATGAATTATTTTTCCTTTATCATCACGAATATCAGAATCATACTGTGCAAGGACTAAAGGTTCACTTAAGAAACCATATAAGTTAAAAAGACCTGTATCTTCTGGTTTATAATTAAGTTGTTTACCTGTAGTAGGATCTACTACATTTTGAGTAGTAGCGACTTGTTGTATACTAAGTTTTGGATCAGACCACTTATTAAATTCAGTTAAACCGTAAAATGAACCTTGAGCAGTCTTAAGATTAGTGAAAGGGTCTTTACTAACAAGTGATACTTGTACTGGTTGTCTACGTATATTCATACCTAAATACCTTGTCATAGAGTCATCACTTACTATATTAGTAGCTGCATTAGTTACAGATGGTGCTGATTGTATATAGTTGTTATAAGACTGTACAGCTTTCTGATAGTATGAGTTAAAAGCATTATTATCAAACTTACCATCTTGTCCAGTAAATAACTTTTGTATCTTAGAAGTACTTTTATAAAAGTCAGGAGTACTTAATGTTGTATTATCAGGATCAACTCCCATTGAAGTTAAATCTGAAGGACTCTTTCCACCTCCTGTTTGTAATTGTACAGCTATCCAGTCAAAACCAGATGAGTCAGGTTGTGATGTAGCAGGTATAGGTGTATATTGAGGTACTGAAGTTTGTGTTGCAACTGGTGTTGCATTATCCGGCATTGCGTTCATATTATTATTGTAAAGATTGTCTATCCATATTTAACTGTTGAGCTGTAGCTGGTTGTCCATAAGGAGTTCCTCTAGTTCCATCATTTCCTTGTCCATAACCTTGTTGTATTTCATAAGCCTCTTGAGGTACTTTAGCATAATTTCCATCTTTTGCATTCCAAGTTGGAAGACCTTTCATTGGTATATAAATTACATGTTGACGTGCGTCATTTTGCCAGAAATGATAATGCTTTGTTAAACTACCATCAGGATCTAATATTTTCTGTAATACTTCTTTATTAGTACCATCTATATTTTTATAATAGTCTCCATCACGACTAGTAAAGAATTCATCATCAAAAGACGAAGTGAGTGCTGCTACAAACTTTTTAGTTTGCATACCGGTTACACCTGTTTGTTGGCGTAATTGAGCATCTTTTATAGCATCTTCTTGTGTTAAAGGATTACCTTGTTGATTGTAATTAATACTTGATGATTTTTTAGCATCAAGATATTGAGCAAATTTCTTAGCACCTTCAATATCAATACTATAGTTACCATTACCATCGGTAGTAAATGGCATTTCGGTTACATAAGCTTCACCTGTTATAGAAGTTAAATTAGGATTAACTTTATCACCATTTGCAGTAAACGCTTGATCTAAATAAGTTAAACCTGCAAGTTTAGTATTAGCTAAAGGAATTTTTTCATTATCTTTTCCTGTATATGCTTCAACTGGAACAGCAGACCCATAAGTATCTACTTTCACAGCTTGTTTCTTTGTAAGGTCTGGTGCAGTTATTGAGTAAGGTACAGTATCAATGGTCATTGAGAACGCTTGTCCATAAGGACCCCAATCAGCTTGTTTATCAGATGCCTTAGCTGCTTTACTACCTTTAGTCATTGTTTCATCAAAAGTAGTAGTGTTCTTTTCTTCATAAGCAGGATTAAGTAATTGAGACATCATGTTATAGGCTACTCCATCAATTTGATTCGGATCACTAGTTTCAGTAGCAGCTCTAGCACGTAATGTAGCTTTCGCACCAGGAGAAAGATTAACCCATAAAGCTTGTTGTGCAGCTTTTATTTGCATAGAGTTATTCTCAGTAGTTTGACCATTCTTAATTTTAAATGCACCACTCTTAGCTGCTTCAGCCAACTCTGCTATATTATCTGCTTGGTTACTTTGAAAAGTGCCATTTACAACTGTATTTGAGGAACGACCTATCTTATCAAGCGCTTTATAAACTTCTTCTTGAATTTTAGGCATACCAACAGCACTATTAAGTACACCAAATATAGCACTATTACCTGAAAGAGATTGGTTATACTCACGTTGTTCAGCTAACTGTGCATTAGTAAGTGGATTATATTTATTTTTATTTTGAGCATATTCAGCAAAACCCACTTGAGTTATTTTACCACTATCATTATCACGAACTATCATTCCTGAATCTGTAGCAGCTAATTCCCCTAAAGCATTGTTTGAACGAGCGTTTTCAACAGATGTATCGAAGTCTTGCTTACTTCTTACAAGGGCATTAAGTTGACCTAAGTCCCCTTTTAACATCATACGAATCTGACGACCTTGATATGAATTTCTTTGAAAGTCATTCATAAATTGATACTGTTGATAGGCAGATTGTAATTGTTGAGAATAATTCATTGTATCTGTTGTAATTCCTTTACCCAACATACGACGCATAATCGCAGGGTCTAAATATGTCTCTGGAGTATCTGTTTCAGATTGACCAGTTGGACCACCGTTTTGCTGTTGAGGAGCTTGTTGCTGTTGAGGAAGAACTTCGTTTGTTGGAACAGCCTGATAGTTAAGATAACCACCAGACTGTAAGTTCTTTATATTTATTTTCATTAGCTTAATGCTTTCATTATTAACTGTTGAATTGATTTAGATGCTTGAAGCTCTTGTTTTTCTTCTCCTTCTGATTGTGCTTTAAGTGTAGCTAAACTATTAGCTTTTACTTGTCTTACATTAGCTGCATTTTCTTTTGACTGTTCCACAGCAACCTTTGAATTAGCAAGTATTGTTGCTGAAGCTGTACCACCACTAGCAAGTAATCTTAAAGTACCACCAGCTTTTTGTGTAGGTAAAGGAGTTGAAGGATCAAATAAGTTACTAGATCTCCAATTACCATAGTTCTTAGCTACTTGAAGCTGTCCATATTGAAGTTTATTTTGAAGAGGATAAGAGTTAGTTATTAATTCTTGTATTCGTTTATTATTAGCTTCATACCTATCTTTTTCAGGTTGAGTAACACTATCAGGATTATAACGCATTTTATTATTAATACCTTCATTTTCCATTTGTAATGAGTTCATTTCCATCATCATAGGTCTCATAGCCATATTATATTGGTTTTGTATAGCATTTTGACCTATTTGTGTATTTAACTGACGTTGCTGTAAAAACTGTTGATTATTACTTGCGTCTTGTTTAGCCCACCAATCGTTAATAGGAGCATTCATTGAAACCATCTTCTGATTTAAAGCTTCACGTTCAGCTTGTGTAGCACGAGCATTAGTTTGTACGTTCTGATTTGCAATTTGATTACGCGCTTGAGCAGCTTGTGACTGTTGCTGATAAGACATTTGACGTGTTTTATCTAACATATCATTACTTTGCATTACACCTTGTTGACGTAGTTGCTCACCTTTAAATCCTGCATTAAGAAGAGCACCAGCATTAATTCCTGCATCACTTGTTAATTGAAGTCCTGTATTACGCATTAAGTCATTAGCACCCTGATTAGAAGCGGTTATAGCTGATAGATTACCATGAACTGATACTGGAACTTCTACTGGAGCATTTAACATTGGACGCTCAACACGAGTGTCTATCTGTGAGTTAACTTGCCTTGCGTATAAAGCACGTCCTAATTCTGATACAGAACTTGGATCAAGATTCTTAGGTGTTAAATTAGAAAGAGAACTTCCTACACTACCCCAAAAAGTCTTATTATTAGGAACATCACCATTTTGTATTGGTGGTGGATTCCAATTTGCATTTTGAGATTGTACAATAGGTAATGTAGAAGGAGTGTTATTAGTTATAGGTTTTATCCCTAAAGCTTTTCCTACAAGAGTATTTGGATCGTCTCCACTACCATAAATTTCATCATCAGAAAGAAAAGGAACTATACCACTATTTTGAAACTTAGGAATACGACCACCTTCTTTAAATTTAAGACCTTTACCTTTAGTTTCTTTTTTATTCTGTAAAGCTGTTTGTAAACGTTCTCCTAAAGTATTTTCTTCATAGTCTTTATTACGTGCATTACCTTCAATTGTATTTTGAGTATAATTTTTATAGAAAGCACTTTTATAAGGATCTTGCTTAGATATAGACTGCTTAACTTGTGGTAATGACGGTGTTGCTAAAGTCTTATTAGGACTAATACCATCACTTGCACTAGTAATTCCACCACGTTCCTTAGGTTGTAATTTTATAAGTTTTATAAGATTATCAGCTGTAATAGCTTGTCTATCATCCATTGATGGAGATACATAATGATTATCTAACACTTCTCCCTTTTCTCCAGGTCTAAGTTGTATTTTATTTATTATCTTATCTGCTGTTAATTTCTTACCTACAGTTGAAGATGCTGATTTATAATTAGGATCACGAATGATATTATCACTAGCAGAAGTTACACTACCTTTACTTTTAGGTTGAAGTTTAATCATAGCTAATAAATCATTAGCAGTTGGTTCTCCTTTACCTTCATTTAACTTAGATATACTTTCTTGACTTTGACCACTACTAGCTAAAGGATTAACTTTATCATTGGAAGGTCTAAGAACATTCTCTTGATCCTCATATGGGATTACAAAGTTTGTACCTTGTCTATCATTAGATGTTGGAGCAGGAAGTTGTTTAAATCTAAAAGATTGAGTACCTGTTCCAGTATTTTCAATTGGTGCAGTTATAGTAGGTGTTACTGGTTCTACAGTAGGTGTTACTGGTTTGACTGGAGATGCATACTTCATTCTATAACTATTAGCTATCCAATTTAAACCACTTCCATCCTTAGTAGGACCTTCATCTGGATTAGCACCTGACCAAAATCTACCACCATCTATTGTATATTTATCAGCACCAGTTATATTAGGATTCTGTGCTATTGTATTAGGTATTGCAAATTTCTTTTGATACCAATTAGCATTGTCATAATCTATAAGTTGTCTACCATTACTATTTAAGTCTATTTTAGGAACATTAACATTAGTCCCTTTATCACCAAGTAAGCCAAATGATTTCTTATTTATAAAACTTCTAGTGTCATTAAGAATAGAAGTGTTAATTTTAGTTAAATCTGCATTTGGGTCTTTAGTTTTTATTATACCTTTTAATAAGTCAAGTTGCTCAGTAGGTTTTGCACTTTGAATAGTACTTAGCTCAGAAGCGCTTAAGTCATAAGGTTTACCTGCTACCTTTACACTAGCAGTTTGACCACCAGATTTTGTAGCAATATAAGGATCAGCTAAACGTTTACCAGCAATTGCTGCTTGTATACCACCTGCAATATTTTGCCAATCGTCTATAGTAGCTTGACCACTAGTTACTTTATATAGAGAACCTAGAGCCTTAGCAGCACCTATACCAGTGAAAACTCCTTGTATTAATTTAGACGATCCTTTAACCATTTTAGCTAACTTACCCATATCAGCCGCTTCACCTAAACCTGGAATTGCTGTAGCTGCATCTAAAGCTAAACTTCCACCAACACTAACTAAATCACCCCATTTCCAACCACGTTTCATAACATTAGAAGTTTCATCAGCAATTGTAGAACCAACACCACCTAAAGCAGATACTACAGATGCACCAGGAGCTGGAATAAACCCTATACCAAGACTAACTAATTGACCTGCTATAGCTCCAAGTTCTGTTTTATCAGCAGTTGATAAGTTTCCTGAGTTGCCATCAAATACTTTACCAGCATTTGCAGAATGAAAACTTTTATCACCACTATTACTATCCCAGTCTATTTTTGCACCAGTTTGTGCTTTAAGTATGCCACCTTTTTTATAATTTTGAGTATCTAATGCTTTCTGTATGCTTATTTTAGCTTCACTTGAAAGTTTAGGTGTTTTATTAGGAGTATTATAAACTCCTGAATTATAAGGTATCCTATATGGGTCAGTTACAGTTATTTTATTATCAGATTTATTACCTAAGTCAATTCTATTCCCTTTAGCATCTTCAAGGAAATCACGACCATCTACATCTGTTTTTATAATGCCATCAGTAGTCTTACCATTAGCTGCCATATGTCTATATCTAACCAAACCATCTGTATTAATATTAGTTTTACCAGGAACTAAGTAAGCAGCTAAACGTTCTCCTTTATTAATAAGATCGGGATAACTTCCAGTAACAGCGGCTGCTTTAACATGTTGTCCAGCAGCAATTTCTTTTCTAAATATAAAGTCATTAGCGGTATTACTATCATCAAGTCTATTACCATCTTCATCAGGTTCACTCAAATCTTTTAATCCAGATACTCTATCGTTTCTACTCTGAACCATTTTATGTTCTTGAGCTTGAAGACCTGCTAAATCTTGTGGACTATCATTTCTATGAGCATTCCAAAACTCCTGATAACTAACTCTTTTCCCGTTTAATGCGTAAGGAGAGTTTGAAAGATCACCTGATTTACTTTCAAATGCTGAATCAACTTTTGGATCTGGGGGTAATATACCGTTAATAGGAGCACCATTTTGATATTCTGTACCATCTTCCATTTTACCAGTAAATAGATTTTTAAGATCTGCATCAGAGTATGTAATACCTTTATTTGTAAATTTATATCCTTGCTGTTGTAACTCTTGATTATGTTTTAGGTTAGTAGCATCATTAGTTAACTTAGCTTTTTGATCATCAATTCCTTTTTGTTGAGCTTGCTGTTCAGGAGTAAGTGCTGAATTTCTATTCAAGTAAGAGTTCCATTCAGGACCTACTTGTAGATCACGAGAAAGACCTTGTAGACCTTCCATTGTAATATCAGAAGGTAGTTGACCATTATTATAACCAGCTTTAGTCATTGCTGCTCTAGCATCATTTACAGATAAGCCCCATTTAGATTTAAATGCTTTTTGATTATCAGGATCATCAAGACCTTTATCAAAGAGAGTAGAACCTATTCTTTCAAAACCACCTTTAGCTATAGTTCCTTGACCTGTCTTACCTGACCAATAATCATCATATGTATACTTAGTATTCTGACCACCTACAATACCATAAAGATTTGTAGCAGGATCTCTCATTCTATTAACATTAGCCATATAATCGGCACTTGCAGTGTTCTTATCTTGTAGTGCTTTAGCAGCATCTGCATCACTTTTAGTTTTTGCGGTAGCTAAATCATCACTATGAGCTTGTGCTATATAGTTACCTATTAAAGGATTAAGTTTAGCCATAGCTTGAGTATCACTAAAACTATGACCTGAGACTACATTACCTATACCTGATTTTTGAGCAACTGAACCATCAGGATTTAATCCTAAATTAGCACCTGGAGCACCAGCATAGGTAGAATTTACATACTTACCATTATTTGTATTTATATTATATGTACCAGATTTAGCTTGATCAACAAACTGTTGATACACCTTCTGAAAATGTTGTAACTCATTAGGATCATTATGACCAGCTGATTGTAATTGTGATTGTACATAACCCCAGCCCTCAGAGTTTAATTTTTGAGGGTCCATTGATGCAGCTTGACCGTTTATCTTTAAATTTATATTTGGGTTAGGGTTTGTCAATGGTGTTTGAGCAGGAGTTTGTGTAGTTCCTCCACCATCATATTTTCTGACTTGTGACATTTTTGCGTTTTTAAATGTAAATAAAAAGGGAGTATGTGTTCTACATACTCCCTTGACTATTTCTTAGTTACGTCTTATTAGGACACCACCACGTCTATAGGTTGGAGCACCTTGTTGAGGTTGTCCACCTCCTTGTGAAGGATCTCCCTGACCACCTTGTTGACCTTGCTGTGCTTGGGATAATACTTGTAAAAGTCCATCACAAACTGCTAAAGCTGCTTGGCAATCTTTTGATTGTAATGCTTGTTGTGCCATTTGCACTAATTGAGCTACTGGATCTTGTTGTCCTTGTTGTGAAGGATCGCCTCCCTGTGAAGGATCTTGTGCACCACCTGGAGCACCTTGTGATGGGTCACCACCTTGTGGAGCTTGACCACCATCCTGAAGTTTTGTAATTTTGTTTGATAGTTTCATTACTATAATAAGTTCTTTAATTAGCTGATCGATCTTTATAGTTCATATTTACATTTTTAAGTGGAGTAAGTCCAAATATAGCTCAATAGCTAAATCTTTACAAAGATACGAAAAATATATCAAATGACCAAATTTATTTTGAACTATTTATCTAAGTTTATTTGCAATTTTGAAATCTTTTTCGTATCTTTATACTAATTCAGATACAGAATCAAATCCTACATTTAGGAGTTCATGTGCTTATAGATAAGACAAACTCAAACAACATATAATTAAAGGATTCTAATATTAGCTGAACTAAGCCTCATTACTTAATTGTAATGAGGCTTTTTATTTGTCTGGTAAGCTAACATAGTCGTCTTTTTTATGATCTTGTATGTGTAAATACTTAAAAACTCGTCTACCAAGTGCTTTGTAGTCTTTTTCTTGCTTACTTTTATACGCTCTTTTAGCTAATGATACAAGAGTTTTTGTATTTGGACGACTAAATATCCTTTCTCCACCTTTTAATTCCATTTGAGACTCCCCTTTAGGATCAAGGACACTCATTACAACTGGTTTCTCTTCTTCTTTTTCACTTTCTTCCCAATCTTCAACATCTTTAACTCCAAGTTCACCTAAATCTAGTTCATCTCCTTCCTTTATATTTGATCCACAGTTCAATTCTAGGACATAGAGTGTATTTTCACACGCTACAAGCGATTCCTCGAACGGTTCTCCACAATATACTTTCAGAACCTCTCCATATTCATCAATATAGATTATGTCAAGAGGAATTAATGTGTCTTTCATCCAGAATTCTACCGTTTGAGGTTCTTCAAAGATAAATAGCATTCCTTCATTAGAAGGAAGCGAAGTTACGCCTTGAAGTCCCTTCTCACGTAGTTCTGGAGTATCAGCTATAAAGATAAGATAGTCTTTATCATTAATTGTTAGGTGAATTGTTTCCATTTCATCTTCTATTACTGGTCCACCTTCTGATTGTTTTATTACTTCCTCTTTCATTTCTTCTTTAATTTAAACTTTCCAGTGTTATCCTTAGTATTTTTTACTATCTCCATAGCTAATAACTTACCAGCTTCATATGCAGCTTCATCAGTACCTTCTTTTTGTAGTTTTTCTAACTCTTTAGTTAAATCGTAGTGTAGTATAAGCTCCTCTCTTTCAATTTCTGCCGACTGGACAACATCCCCACTCTTACTTTCTGATATAACTGGTATTCCTTTTAAAGTAATATTAGCATCTTCAAGTTTAGGAGTTTCTTTTAAATCATGTTTCCTTGAATGAAAAGCACCATCAGGTATTATATTTATAGGGCCACCTTCTTCATAACTTATAATCGGAGTGATAAAATCAACACCACAAGTAATAGTAGTTAACTCTTGTTCTATAACACCACCAGTTTCTTTCCTTTTAATCTTCTTCATACGTTTAAGGTCAACTTCTTTAGATGCTTTACCTAACTTATGTGAGTATTCTTGATAAGTTTTAGTTGTATTAGAACCTGAACTATTAATAGAACCACCTAATTGATGTTGTGCTACATTAGCTACGCTATCCACATATTTCCTAAAAGGAGCATTAACAGGTTCCATTAAGACTTGCCTTTCTTTAGCTACTTTATTAGCATAATTAGGATCTCCTGCATTATATCCCTCTATATTAGTACCATTTTTAGTTAACTGATTAATAGTTTTCATCTCACTTTGAAAAGGATACTGTGTACGATTATTAAAGTACGTATTCATCCTGTTATATATAGAAGCGGGGACCTGACCACTATTCTTAGTAGCTGCCCTATAATCTAGTTGTATATTACCGAGATCATTCTCCGCCCAGTTAGAAAATACATTCCTAGGAGTGTAGTCCATCTGATCATTACCTATACCAGACTCTCTCTGTGCAATAGATAATGCAGTATAGGGGTCAACTTTATTTCTCACAGAAGCCTTAACTATGTCATTTAACATACTCTTATTAACATGTTCACCATCTCTCATATTGTATTGAGGATCATTAACTTGAATAGTGGTATTATTAGCTTTATATTTATTATAAAGGTTATTATCATAGTCACTATATTTTACTTTTAAATCAGCAACATCGCCACTATCATATGGTAAGTTATTATTACCAGTTAACTTTACTAACTGTGGTCTAGATAGAGGTGGAGACTTATAACTTCCATCTTGATACCCAACGTTTGGCCCAACATTACTAGATAAGATAGCCATCTTATCTGTGTTTTGTGGGGTAAGAATAGGTGAAGTTATATTAGGAATAGGTATAGTACTTCTCTGCATAACAGGTCTACTAAAACTATTAGGATCTAGCAAAGTACCACCCTGTTGTAACTTCATACCTAACTTTCCTACTGGCACTTTAACTCCTTGAATAGGTTTTACACCTAAATTAGGAGCTAAACCTTTAGCTGATGGTGCTTGCTGTTGTGGTTGACTTTTAATTAATTGATCAAAAGAATCTCTTTGACCTTTTAAGTAGTCAACATCATCACTATCAATATAACCAAGATTTCTAGTAGAAGTTGAAGCCATCTGTTGTGTACTTTCTAATCCTGGACTAAACTGACCAGATGTCTTTTGAGCACCACCAAGTGTACTTAAGAATTGTGAAAATGGCGAATCCTTAGCAAAACTAAAAGCAGTAGAGTAACCTCCACCGTAACCTGACATGTAATTCTTAGATACACCAAGTCTAGGTTGATAATCATAAGGTATTTGCATACCTTGATTAGATTGATAATTATCTGGTGCCATCATTTGACCACCTTGTTGCATTTTAGGAGGATACGTGTTACCCCATTGATTAACCCCTTTAAAATAAGAGGTTTGATCATGAGGTACTATAGGTTGTGGAGTTACTTGTCTTAACCTTATTTGTTGTACTAACTGGTCATAAGACTGCTGATTAGTAATAGGTGCTTTTTGTGTTGTATCTATAGACCTAGGTTTTAGAGGTTCTCCCCACAATCTTATAGTACCATCTGGATGTTCTGTAATTAGTGGATTATCCTTCCAATAAGGGTCTCCCGGGTCAGGAAACCTACCATTAGCAAATATAGGTTGTGATTTTATTAGTGTAGTATCACCTACAGGTTTAAACATATTAGAAGCTAACAATTGACCACCTTGTTGATGTTTGAAACTCTTCGCATTAAGAGCAAACTGAGCTCTCTTACGAGTAAGTGGATTCTTTGAATGTGTCAACTCCTCTGTAGTTTCCCCTGTTTTCTTTTTAGTAGCTATAAATTTACCTATATTCTCTTTCTTAATATGAATACCATCTTTAGCTTTAGGTAATAATTTCATACCTTCTTTACCAAATGTAGTTTGTCCTGAATTCCAAGTATTAGTATTAAAGTCTCTTTGCTGACGTTGTGAGTTATACATATCAGTAGAACCAGCTTGTTGTTGAAAGTCTTGTTTACCTTTAGTTATTAGACCTGCTGCTTGAGTCTGTTGTTGATTACTTGTATTTATTTGATTTTGAAGTCCTTGTACATTGGTTGCTAACTTCCCAAATAAACCAGCTTTTCTATAAGCAGTACCATCTAATTTAGTTGTAGCAGCATTTGAAGCAATACCACCATAACTACCTGACTGTTGTACATCATTATTAACTGTAAACCCATTAGCCATACGAGCAGTCTTATTAGTATTCATAAGAGAACCACCAATACCATTTACAAGATTAAGAGCAGCACCAGCTACTTGACCCCAAGGTCCAAAAGCACTAAGTCCTGATGCTACTCCTTTCTCTATACTATCTCCTTGCATTGTGGTTCGTTGAGCTCCTTGAAGTTGACTAGCAGCTTCAAGACCACTTATACCTTGTGTTACACCACCTAAAATGTCCATAGTACTTGTAGCACTACCTCCAGGACCTTTACCCCATCCAAAAGCACTTGAACTAGATTTTGGTTTATTAGCTGCATTTATATCAGCTGCTGTACCTGGTGTTAAAGTTTGTAAGGGTGTTGAATTAGCACCTTGTTCAGTTATGGCATTATTAATTTGTTGTTGACTTTGACCTTGTCCATTAGGATTGGTTAGTTGTTGCATATTAGGGTCATTATCTGTTGCATTGATATCAGCTGGATTACCTTTTGGAGGACCATTTAACTGATTATTCATCTGTTGACCAGTAGTTTGAACACCTCCACTAGGACCACCTCCAAAGTTACTAGATAACCAAGATGAGAAGTCTGATATTCCACCACCAGCATATAGTTTTATATAGTTTGTTTTACGCATAGCTTTGTGTATACATTGTTATTAAAGAAGTTATTATAGCTAAATCTACACCTGAATAGATTACTGTTATTTTACAATACTTATCTCTAAGTCTTGATTGTCTAATTGTAGTAGGGTCTGTATAAGGTATCAAAATAGGTTTAATCTCAACATCCCATAAATCTTCTTTATATTGCATATTACCAAGTCTACGACCATAAGTAACTAGATCAAGTCCTGTTTGAGTTGTAGTCACCATATCTGAACCTACAGTTGTAATATAAGTATTAGCACCATTACTATATGTATAATTACTACCTTTAAATGTATAAGCATCACCAGTAACTTCAAATTGAAAACTATTAGGTGCTGCTTTATTAGATATAATTTGTAAGTTGTCATATATCTTATGAACTCCAGGATTATCTACAACTATAAAAGAGAATTGAAATGGCTGTTGTACTCCGTACCATACTGTAGGATATATTGGAGTTTCAATATTAAATATTCCAGCTTGACCATGTTTCCAAAACGCAGGAGAAAAATAAGTATCAAATAAAGCTTGATCACCTGAATCAAGTGTACTTCTATTTACTATTACTGCTAAGTAATCATAAAAGTATTGAACTTCAGTTAAGACATCATCAACGATTAAATTAAGACCTACACGTACATATAATTGAAATTCATACTTAGTCCATGTAGAACCTACACCAGTAAAAGTAAGGGTACTTCCACTTATTGAGAAATATTGATTATCAAGTGTTGTATCATCTATAGTATAAACTGCTGTATACTGAGAATAATAAGAATAACCTTTAAGTGATAAAGTTCCAACAGTACAACCTGTAGAAGTTCCAAGTTCTACAGCACTTAATACAATACCTTGAGCAGTTGGAGAGGAAGCAAGTGTATAGCCTATTAAAGCATTACGTTTAGCTGATTCTCTATCAAATGAAAAGAAGATATTATAAATGTTAGCAGAAGCTACAGGAGTCCATGAATAACGTGTTATCCATTTACCTAATTGCTCATTATAACATAAGTTCCATAAAATTTCAGTATTGTTTCTAGTACAATCATAATATGTGAACATTACGTCTTGTTTAAAGGCATTATAATGAGACTTTACATTTAAAAGGGCAACTGATGGAAACTTTTCAGCTTCTGTAAGAGTTATGTTAGCGTTAAGGAAAGATTGTACTTTAAAGTCTGAGATAAGTTCAAATTGCCTTCCATTAGTACGCCATATCTTCTTACCTACTGTATCAACTCCATAAATATAATTAGGTGTTTGAATTATTGAATCTTTCCATGTACTTCCATACTCTATAGATAATGGTTGTACTAACTCTGATATAACACCAGAACCTTTTAAGAAGATAGATTGACCATCTGTAGTTTGTGTCATAGCTCGTTCATTAATACTAATTAAACCAACACCATGTTCAAAAACACACAAAAGATCACCTCTCCATTCAAGAAGTTTCATTATAGCACCATATTGACGTGTAATATCTTTATATGAAATACCTTGAAAAGTTCTATAACCATTTCTAAAAGCATCATTAATATGTATATCAGAGTACATTACTCTATTATCAAATAAGTTTTTAATATAAGGAACATTTGGTTGTTCTATATATACTTTAGATGATGTTGAAGTATTATACCCTATATTAATAAGAGTTGATTCAGGTATTTTAGACTCACCACCAACTGACATAGCATCAAGTGGGAAGAACCCTCTATAATTACCTGTAAGTGCAATCTCTGATGAATATGTATCGTCTTGACATCTATATGCTAAGTTTGTATTACTCTGTAATTTAAATGTAGCCCAATGACCTATTTTAACAGCGTTAACATCACCTAAGTTTATATTAGCTATCTTAGTAGCATCTAAACCACCAGAAGCTGTATAACCTGTATAGTTATTAATCCATGTTAGAGGGTCAATAATAACATCGTTAATTGGAGTAGATGGATCTATAAAGTTTCTTGTCATACGACAAGTGTAATTATTAATAAAGCAATCCCCTCTATACTCTATAAATTGTAAGTTATCAGATTGTGCTATTATTGTAGGATAAGGTGTAGTTGTACCTAAAAGATTAAGATCATAACGATCAGATATTGCATAATAAGGATGAAAGGAATTAGACCTAACATCAAAATAAGCTTCCATTTCTGACGTATCATAACCTGGTATATGTATATCAACAGTAGCGCATTCTTGAGAAAAACCTTCACAACCAACAAATCCAGTATACGAACCACGTAATATATTAGTTGCAAGTGCCGCTTTATTTTGAGTAGCAAACCAATTAAATATCCATGCTGTTTCTGGTATTCCAACTCTAGTTGAAAATCTTTGAGTCCCTGAATATCGAAGTGGTTGATTATCTTCAATTAAAGTGAGCTTTACATCATTATGTAAAGTAGTAGATGCTCCATTATTCTGATATGATGCAATATAAAAGTGATTGTTAGTAGTAGGATCTTGTGTAAAGTTAGTTTGTGCAGAACTAAATGATGCAAGCGATAGATTAAATAAAGTTCCAACAAATACTTCATTATAGAGATCTGAACGTAAAAGAGCTTCAGGACATAACAAACCACCTCCAGGTATTATACTAGTAGTAGAAGTCAATAGTCTTGATGCAAAATCATGTACAACTTGTGTACTTTTATTAACAAACGCTTCTGCTATATAAGCTGTAGTAGGACTACCGGTATTACCAGCTATAGCTGCTTTAATTGTAGGTATATAAGATACAGTATCAACCCCTATTGATAAAGCTTGACATAAGATTGTAGGAACACGCTTTTGTCGTACAAAGAAGAAACCTTTAATGTACTTGGCAAGTTCAGTCATAACCTCACTTGATATATTAAAACTAATCGATAATGGATATATACCAGTCTGACTATCTTTATTTATAATATCACTTTCATAAATTATTCTAGATACACCATTAGCATTTTCTAAAGTTTGTGCTGAATTTTTTATATATCCATTGTCATCATAAGGTATATATTGTCTATTTCCAGAACCATCTAAAAGCGGTTCATCTGTATACATATTAGCTATATCTTCATCATATGTTCCACTTCTTGTAAAAGCTCCAAGCATATCTTTACCACGCACATTAAATACAGGTGACAAAGAATCATCAGGAAGAATAAAGACTACACCAAAACGATATATTTCTTTATTCCAATAACCTGTATAATTATAGACATTTAAAGAATCATAATACTCATAACCTATAGTCCCATTAGCTAAAGTTAAAGCTTTATAATTTTGATCCATATAACCAATGTTGTTGTTATTAGTTATAGAGGGATATATCCTAATTGCTAAATCAGCAAGGTCTTTATAATCTATAGTAGGTCTTGTAATATTACCAAAGAATAGTCTATTTTGTATTTGAGCTTGTGTTGCTACTGCATCTACAGTGTTATACTGTATATTTAAGTCTTCTATACCAATTGGTATAGTATCTTCCAAACCTGTTATAGTTATAGTAAGAGTTGAACCAGTTATAACTTTTTTAGTACTTATCTTATAAGCAAGGATAACATTATTATCATTATCATCACCAGTTGACCTTGTAAAATATATGTTTAGATAGTCATAGGTACTATCTATATTATTCATAGTAAAGTTAGCTATCTTGTTAGTAATTTCATTAGCAATACCACCTCTTGTTGATGGAGGATCGTTAAGTTTTCCAACGTAACAACTTATAATACCACTTTCTGCTACTATATCAGTCTCATTACCGTCTGCATCAGCATATTTAAAATAGAAAGTGTAATTACCAGCCATTAGATTACCACCTTCAACTAAACCATTAAATACAATATAAGGTATTTTACTTGTTGTTTTAAATAATCTTGTAGTTGAGGCTATACTACCTATAGGATAAATATTAGTATCGTTATTACCACTTCTATCTATTATCTCATATCTATTGTCTGCAATAGGAGTGAAACGTGTATTTATTAATTTAGGTGGATTTAAATTATCATTAAGAATAAGATTAACTGTACCATCATATGAAGGTTGAACTTCTATATCAACTGGATGGTTTAAATCAAATGCTAATTCATTAGTCTGAAAGTAAGTAAGTTGTCCTGTATCTAACTGTAAATTATGAATAGGGTTATATTCATATGTTAAATCTCCTTCTTGATTGAATAATTTAGCACTTAGTTGATAATCAATATTAAATTGAGGTAACACTAAGAATGTCTTTGAACTTAGTAGAGTTGTTCCACTATTTGGATTTATTGTCATTGTGTTGTTACGTCAAAAGATGGAATTAAACTAGGTGCTGTTACACCATTACTACAACCACCAACTCTATAAAATTTACCATAATTCCATATTGGAGTAGAACCTATTATTTGTACATAGGCTGCACTTGTTCCGGTATTAACAATAGGTGTATTAGTTACAGGTGTTGGTTTAACTTGTAAAAGAGGTACATATTGTGTTTGATAGTCTGGTATATTAGACCATAGTGTACCATGTGTGTGAACTCCAGCTCCATTCTCTCTATATTTTGGATCACTTAAGTACTGATTTTGTCCTGCTAAGAAAGATGTAATAATAGCTGAATCAGCTGTTTGATCAATTGTAAGATTTGGAACTGCTACATTACTAGTTGTAGTTTGTAAAGTATTTATAAATGGAATAAAACCATCACGTATTGTGTTACTACCATCTACTATTGTAGAGCTACCTTGTCTCGTTGCTATATAACTATTTATATTTGTAGTACTAAAATCAGCTGTTGGTTCACTAAGAGCTTGAAAATTAAATGTAGATAAATAAGTATTTACATAAGCCATACTCACAATAGTAGGAGTAAAGTTTGTAGTAAATATAAGATCGGGATATGTTACATTAGTTTGTATATCATCATTAGATTCAACTGATGCGTTAGGATAATAAACGTATACGGTATTTGATACACTTGATGTTACATATAAACTATTAAAAAAATCTTCCATAGCTTTTATATCAGTAACTTTAGTTAAACGGTAGGTACCATCAGCCATATTTACTACTAAAGTAGTATTTTTCCACTGACTTGTTCCATGATCGTTACATGAATTATATGTAGGACCGCTAACTGATCCATAACCCCAAGTTGGTTCACATGATGTCATTAACACTGCTGAATAAGTACGTCCGTCATCACCATAAGTTGTGCTATTAATAGCTGTATTAATAGCTGTAACAACGTTACCGTCATAAGGATGATCTGATCCTAGGGTGTAAATATATTGAGTTCCATCCTTACCCATACATTGTAATTCTTCTTTTTGTATAAGAAGTGTTGCATTTGGAGATGCGAGTGTACCAGATGCTGCTCCAGCTGCTGGACCGGCTGTAGTAATCCATATACTATCACCATTGGGTCTATATGAGAATGAACCTGCTAATGGAATTTCTTGATATGTAATACCTGTAGGACTACCACTAAGCGTTGCTACAGGAGAATAAACTGATCTTGATGTAACTGTATCAGTGTTTAAAAGATAATTAGTACCTGAAGTATTTATAAGAGTCCAACTTGCAACACTATTAGGTTCAATATTAGTATCACTATTATAATTAACATCAATTATAGTTGGTTTCTCTCCACTACTCATACTATTACTAGCAACAAGTGTAGGAGGAGTAATTGTCAATAGTGAAGTCTTAAATGTACCAAATATATAAGATAAACCTTGTAATGTTAAATTTACTGCATAAGTGTTTTGAGTTTCGTAAGTTTGTGTATATTTATAACCAGGTGTTGTACTAAGTGAGGTAGGACTTACTATATAATAGTTACCATTAGTCATTAGATCAGTACGTTGTTGAGTAACAATAGGTGCTATATTAAGTGTATTATTGAGTGCTATTGTACTACTATAATTTATATTACCAATTACAAAATCTAGAGAGTTAAAATCAGATACATATGAAGGATCACTAACTGCAAGAGAGACTTGGTTATTATAAACACTGTTAAACATATCTGTAGTATATAACCCTTTATAAAGATCATAATGGGTATAAGTATAAGTTCCACCACTATATGCAGTATCTACTCCACTAATCCTTACTATATAAAAACCATTTAAACGTAGTGCTTGATTAATCCTAATTTGATTTGTAGAATTAAGCATTGTTTTAGCGTAAATGGTATCTGGATTAGTTATGAGTAAACTAGGAAGTGTACCACCAGTAGTTGTACTATCAAATTGACTAATGTAAGGTTCAGTAACTAATGGTAGAATTACACTATTAAGACCATAAAAAGAGGGATTATCAACTGTTTGTACAACTGAATAATCAGACCAAGGATCATAGAATTCTATATAAAGAAATAAGCCATTTGGTGAGTTACCTTGAAACTTCCAATCAAAATTAAGTGTTATTGCATTATTAACTGTATCTACATAATATGTAAAAATATTATTAACCCCAGAACCTGAACTAAGATACTTACCTATTGTTAAATTAAATGTCTTAGTTAAATTAGGATATAAACAATAAGGTGAGTAAGGTGTTATAGAACATTGAAAGTTTTGATTCTCAGTTAAACCATCTACTATAGCACTTACTTCTGCATTAGGAGAGTTTGCTGTATTATCTAAGAAAAAAGTTTGACTACTTGGTTGAGTTACTATAACTCTAACTCCATTAAAAGTTGAAAGAGAAGCACTAGAACCTGTTGCCACTATACTTATCTGTTTATCTGAATTTGTATTTAGTGAAATATCTTCAACAAATACGTTAAAAGTATCAAGAGTCTCTAACTCTAAACCTACTGTCAGAGTAGTTTGTGATGGTTCAGGATAATAAGTATAAGAACTACTAAGGTCTGACTGATAGGGTATTATATTGATTACACCAAACGGTAAAGCAGTAAGAGTATTATTTGATGTTATTTTAGAGAAGGTGAGTCTAAACAACTTTCTATTAGTTGGATCTTGTGAAATCCAATTATTATACTTAGTGGTATTATTAATATTATCAGGTAATGCATCATTAGCTGAATTAGGATCAGTTATCGTGTAAGTAACTACATATAAATCACCAGGAGATAGTTGAAGTAATTCTGGTTGAAATAAATTTGAATTCTTATCAGTTATTGTTGCAACAGAATCATCACCAGTATCTACAATAAAATTAGCAGTTATAAAATTAACAGGCCCTATTTCACCATAATCTGTAGTACTAAAGTCTTCTTGTGGAGATGGAAATGAACCAATCTCACACATACCTGTTTGAGGATTTAATGATGCCACATAAACTATACCACCATATTCTTTCATCCCCATTGGTATAAAACCAGGAGATAATTGAGCACTATCTACTTGACAGTTACCTTGATCGTTTTGTAGTACAAATTCTGTACCATTATAAGTTATGATTGTACCATTTAAACAATCTACTAATACATCTCTTGGAGTTGATAGTGGATTCAAATCCATTATCATTCCTCCACTAAAAGTGTTCTGTGTACGCTGTCTCATATTTATTGTAACTCTAAAGCTGTACTTATATCTAAATCTTCTATTATCATTATCCATCTACGAGGCTCTTCCATTGCTATTCTATAATAGTGCATATTTTTTACTAACTTAGCTTCTTCTAAACATTTAAAAAGTATAATTCTTTGTGTAGTTTGACCGTTTAATAAGTCAGTGTAAGCATACTCATTTAACCAAAAATACATAAATCCAGAATAAGGTGTTTTCTTAAGTGCATACATTATTCTTATCTTTTGCTTAATCTTTTTATTATGTATCTCATACCTACGCTCTCTATTGTGACTTACTGGTCCAACATACATATAAGTATCTTTATGAGTATCATTTAGATAAAGATCATGATTTTTTGTCTTGAATAAAGCCATCATAGCAAGACCGTGCCTTACTACTTCTCTTATTGATTTTTCATCTACCTTTGAAAACTCTTCATTTAAATAGGGTAAGAGTTCATCGAACATTAACGTCTCCATAATTTAATTAAGCATAAACAAATCCTGTATTTATCTTATCGTGTATTAATTGAGTAAAATTTTTGCTTAATTTAACATACTCATGTGTCATTCTCTCTCCTACTTTCCAAGACATTACTAATTCGTAATACTTAAAATTAGACTGTAAGAAATCTATATCTTGTAAGCAACCAACTTCTAAATTCCTTTTTATTCTTTCTTCTGGTACAACTCTAAAGTGAAGATCGGTATAATATCTATATGGAAATACAAATAGCTTATCACCTTCAATTAGGTGTAGTAATAACATATGAAGATAACGTGTAAAGATCCTCTCTGCAAGTGATCTCTTATCTGCACATTTATAAAACTTCTTAATGTTATTTTGACCCCTTGGAGAATTACCTTTTAATTTGTTAAGATCAAAGTTACAGAATAAATCAGGTGTTCTGATTACATGATTAAGTACGCGATTTTCATTCATCGTATAGGTTTATATGTTATACCAAAACGCTTTCTATCCCATGAGGATTGTACATTGAGTAATCTATCCATATCATTTTGATTAAGATAAATAGGTGTACGAGCATCATCACAGGCAGACTGCCATTGTTGTCTTACCATTTGTGCAAGTTGCATACTTGCTTGATCTTTCATTATAAAAGCTTGTTTCTGTATAGTTATCCAAGCACAATATTTAGCTATTGCATCTACCTCTTTAAAGTTTAAGAGTGGAAGTCCAACTTCATCAACTAGAATACCTTTATAAAGTACAGTAATATGATAATCTCTATCGGTCTTAAAGTATAAAGTTTGACCGATCTGTTCATATTGTATCATTGTGCCAGCTTCATATAAAAATTCATTTGGTATCTTCCAACCTTCAATATAATTCTCTAAATTTGCATTAAGTAAATCTATACTATAAGGATTGACACCATCTGTTCTTTGATGATCTTGTCCAAGTTTATAAACACCTTCGACTATATCTACATTGATAGGTAATTCTAACTTACCATCGTGCATTTGTGCTCTATAACGATAAACACGATAGTTTTTATTTCCTATATGATCCCATGCATGAAGAGCTAAGTTTTCATAGTCTTCTTCTTTAAGTATAATGCCAAAATGATCACTAAGTTGTAGAAGTCCTGCATAAAAATTTCTTATTGAGTCTATCATACTTTTACTGTTTGATCATTAGGTGTAATTGTAAGAGCAGTTTGTCTAAAATAGCGTATATAATCTTCTGTAACCCCTTTTTCAATATCTGTATCTATAAAATTTATATTCATAACCTCTTCATTTAAACAACAAGGGTAGTTCATAAGTTGGCGTATATCTTTTGGAATTATACGCACTGTCATCTGTTGTAACATCGATGGGGCATTAAAAATAAATGCGTCTATCATATTACTAGTATTTGGTGTTATGTCTATCCATACATATGGATTATTTGCACCACGACGTCTATATTTATGTAATTTATATGTTTCATCAGTATATACAATATATTGTATATTACCATCTGTACTACCTATATAATCAATACTTTGTTGACCAAAATCACTAATGATTTGAGGAAGTTCAATATGTTTGACTAAAGTATCTCCGTTATTACAACAACAACGATCTAATGACTCACAATCTACAGGTATACACCTAATTGAGTAAAGAAGATCTTTAATTGGTATTAAGTTTTTACCTGCATAACCTTTAATTATATTAAGTCTTTTTTGTATAACTGCATCTTCTATCTGTTCTAATGTAAAAGGAACGTTAATAGTTGCACCACGTAAACCAGACATTACATTATTATATATACGACTTACTAATTTGTCTAATGTCATTATTTTATACTAAAAAAGGCAGGACAGTTGAGCTGCCTGCCTTTTAATTGTGATAAGGTATCTTAGTTTAAGAGCAAATTAGTTTGTGCATCAACTATACTATGAGTTCCAAATGCTGAGGTTATATAACCTTCAAATGTTGAAGCTAAAGTTGTAGGTATGTATAAAACATGAGTAGTCTTCGAAGTAATCGATTGACCAACAGCACCTACACCTGTAAAGTTACGTAGAGCATTATAAGCAAATGTATATTGATTATAAAGTACTCCATTAACTGGGCGCTCATCCTGATCTTCACCAAAGAATCTTGTAGCTTCCTGTGTAGGTAAACGAAGGTTCTTAGTAATAAACCAAGCAGTACCAAATCCTTCAACACCTACGGTTGTTACAGTACCAACTGCAATAGGGTTATAATTTTCACCTGTTGAATCAAGTAACTCAATTTGGAAATAATTACCGGAATCAGTTAGGAAACGCATATATTCATTAGATGCAGTAATTATAATACTACCTGCATTAGTACCTGAGTTTGAAGTATAAGTAGGCACAATATCTTTAATATTTTGACCATTATATTTCTTAAGGCCATTAATGAAACCTGCACACAAAGTAGCAGCAAGTACATCACCAGTTTGAGCAGTTGGTACAACTACTTCCACAAAGAAAGGTTTACCTTTATTAATTGCCCAACGATCATAGTCAATAGGGTATGATCCTGACATTGTAACATCTACACGTAAACGATAAGTTCCAGAAACATTTCCGGTAGTAGGAAGTACAATAGTACCTACTTCGTTAACAGGGTTGCTAGCAGAACGTTTATAAACTTTACCCAGTAGATTTGAGGCAAGATATTTATTAAGACGTTGAATTACTAAAGCAGAAGTACCAGTAACTGATTCATCATCTGTTTCAAAAGCTGTATTAGCAGCAGGTGGAGTTATTGATGTATTAGTAGCTGCACCTATGTCTGTATAAGTAGCAGTTGGTGTAAATCCTAAAAGATAAAGTACACCAGTAGTAGTACCACGATATACATTATAACCGATTAAGTTACCTGCAATTGGATCTGTATCAGCAGTCCAAGTCATACCAACTGATAAGTTAGCACTACCTAATGTGATAGTTGACTGTGTGCCTACAGTAGTTTCGCCTTTTGCTGTTACTGCTGTTTGAGCATAGTAATAAGTTGTTGCAGCTAATGTACCACTTGAGGCACCACCAGCTGTTAAAGTAGCTATACTAGGAGCGGCTAAAGTTGTTGCGCCATTATAAACGCTAATTGCGGAAAGGTCATTAAAGACACGTTCCTGTGTGAAATCAAACATAATTTAGTTTAAGTTTTAAATTTTATTGGAGAGATTATCTTCTACGAGACGAGTGCTGTTGCATCTGTTGCCCTTGAGCTTGTGGAGGAGCAATTGTCTGGTTTATTGGTAAATTTGTATTTAATCTTGGGTCGCTAGCATTCTCCAACAATAAGGCAACTAGTTCTTTTATAATTTCAAGACAAATGTAATTTGGAAATTCCATAATGTCTGATAGATCTTCTGTAGCATCAATCTGTGATTGTAATAATGTAATATATCTTGGGGACTTAATATATTGAATATCTACACTATTTAGAACGAAAAGGGTATTGTCTCGACCATATCTTATCTCTATATTAGGAGCAACAAATGTTTGATATTCACTTCCATCTGCTGGATCATAATTAGAACCAGTATTTGTTGGAGGAGCTACATCTGTAACATTGTTAATATAATAATAGGGATTACGATAAGATGGTTTTAAATATGCATTATTAATAATTTCAGGCCACATTTCAGCAGTCATACGTTTAGCACCAAAATAAATTGATTCACTAGTACTATAACACTTAAAATTTGATGTAGGTAAAAACTCACATGTACAATTTAAAAGGTGAAAATAATCAAGTGGTAGAGTTGCTGTATAAGTAGCTCCCTGTAATTTATTACCTGTTGTAGCTGTAAGTGATCCACTTGGAACATGAAATGAACCTTTAAGAATATTTAAATCATCTGTGGACTGTTGATTCGCATCATAAACATTATACTTTTTATTAGCATAAGCAAAGATTGCTTTATTGATATAATAATTATAATCTTCAAGTAAGAGGGTAGGAGCCTCTACCTTATTAGTTTCAATCAGTGAGTATTCGTATACTTCTCTTACTGTCATTTTATTACTTTATTGGTTCAATAGGTTTAATTGGTTTTATAGGTTTAACTACCTTAACTGGTATATCAGTATCATTTAATTCATCAATTGTTTTTGATGAGTCAATGTGAAATTCAGGATACACCTCACTTTTTATAAGGTCAACAACTCGTTTATTAGCTGGATTTTTAAAATAGTGAAGAACTGCTGAATCTGTTGCACCAAGAATTATAGAATCACCATAGTAGTATAACTTATCTTTTATAAAGATAACGTGTTTATCAACTGCATCAAGTAAGAATATACGTAAATGAGTATCAGATCCTGTATAAAGACCGCTAACTATTTCAGGTTTACGTTCAGCAACACTAACTAAGTAATCTTCTACATCGCTTGTTGGAAGACCTGGCATTGCATTTCCAAGTAACCTTACTTTCTGACGTAAACCTTCATCTGTATCAGCATAAATATATGATTTAGCATTATGAATTTCACGTTTCCGATTGTTTTTAGCTTTAGCTTCAACACCTGGACGTTCTACATAGAACTCTGCTGTTCCATAACGTTTAGCATTACCATCTATAAGATATTCTTTAGTTACTTCATCACGTTCTGATCTATCTTTTGCAATCTTAGGACTAAATTTAATAGCTTCCCACCAGGCAGCATCATACGCATTGTCTAAGTTAAATTCTTTTCCATCAAAGATCTCAATTACGTCTTCTTCAGATATAAATATTTGACCTGATGATCTTTCACGTTCAGTAAGTATAATCTTATGATGCTCATCACATGGACGAACACAATCTGCAAATCTCTTTGTACTACGGTTCCTTGCAGGTTCCATAAAGCAACGTGTTATTTTATAAACGCTCCTTATAATTAGTCTATTCTCTATCATATTTGTTCTTATTGAATTTACAAAGATAATAAAAAGAATCCATTATTCCTAATGGATTCTTAATTATTTTTTATATCTAAACTACACTAATGGTAGTCATTTTATAGCATTTCTAATGATCTTAGAACGTTGTTTTATCTAAATTAACTACAATTAGAATGTAGCGATGTTTTCTTCTACTATACCGATTTTTAAATTTATATAGGCTCTTTATCCTATATTTCCTATGTTTTCTTTAGTTATACATAGAGAAGACTATATCATCATCTTAAAACTTAAGATGTCGGGCGTTCGTGGTTGGATTATTGTTACAATACTCACCAACTAGTCGTTAGAGGTTCTTAGAACTATTAAATTGTTTTCTAAGCTTCCTACGGGATTGTCTACTTCTAGAGTTTCCCCGTTTAACCCAATTTTCAATTACAACTCACGCTGCAATGGCTCTATCGTTAAAGCTCCTATAAGGAGAAAATACACCTACACCTGCATAACCAGCGTGAACTAAACGAGAACCAGCTACCGGAGTAGAGATTTCACCTGATTCAACACCTGTCATACCACCAAGACCTTTCAAGAAGCCCCTAATAAACTCTCCACCACGTAAAGTGAACATTTGAAGAGCGGGTGACCCTGTGGTAAGATCAGCAGTCAAATCTATACAGATTCCATAACCTTTTAGCGAATATTCCAATGTAAGGGCTTTGTCAACCTTAAATGAAATTTGGTTACCACCATTACGGTAAGAATCGAAGGTAGCACCTACTTGTACATAACCACCTGCTTTTTGTGAAAAGAAGATAGGTGCAACTGGTTGCCACTCTTTCAAGTACTGACGTAATGTAGTTTGTATCTGTGACCACATGCGCTCATTAACAATAAATACGTATTGGTTACCGTCAGATTTCTTTGATTTCTGACGCATGGTTTCCATTACAGTATCCATTAAGTTAGGAGACATTGTAGCATATGCGTATTTTTGAGCATATCTTTCTATCTGAGCAATAATTCCATCCAAAGATGTTTTGTTATCGTAGAAACTCTTTATTTTCTACTTCTACTCATTTCTGAGTAGTTCAGACTATATCTTCATCTTACTTATTAAAAGGTAAGATGTCCCGCACTCTTGGTATTTCATATTCTACAGCTTAACCTGTTTAGATCGTATATACTAGTCGTTGATCCTTCGTTCTGTTTCCATAACGCTTGGATTAAGGTTGTCCTATAAGGAGTTTCCTAGATTCACGAGATTTAATCGAGCTACTTACGCAGCAAGTGGGCAATGGTTTTGCTTACCCATCGGTATAGGCCTACCTGTATGTGGCTCAGTAATAGTACATTTACCATTTACGTCATAATTCGATTTACCAAACAGTAAAGCGTTATTACGAGCAAACATGAAGTTTTCCAGAAGTTCTACCTCTTTCTTCTTCATTTTATAAAGTACTTGTGACTGATCACCTGAACCTTTATTAGCACCTAATCCTATAAATATATCTTCCATAACAGCGAACTGTGAGGACCATGATATATCATTTCTATGGAAAGAGATGTGATTACGATAGCGCTCGATATTACTCTGGTATTTTGTATCATTTTTGTTAACTCTATATTACTATAGAGATCAGACTATATCATTAACTTCTACAAATCTAAATATAAAATCTTTGAAATATTCCTGTTGTCCTCTAAGTGCTCTATCCACTCCTGATCCATACTCTCTAACAGCTTCTATAATACTTTTAAATTCTTTGATGAACTCTCCACTCTTTGAATATTGACCTACTCTTCTTGGCGTAGCACTATTTATAAGTCTCTTCATCCTAGTAACCTTCTCCAAAGACACTTGATAACCTCTAAAAGCACCTCCAGTTTTTAATGAATGATTTATTCCGCTTGAATTTTTAACTCCGAACTCTTTACAGACTTCTATTGGTGTACTATAAGTTTTATAAAAATTACCTTCAAGATCATATAAATGAATAAGTTTCCCTTTAACCTTAATACTTGGTTTTGGTTTAAAATTATCAAGTAACTCAGTTGAATAGTAAAAACCTTTCGTCATGTTTTCTCTCTTAATTGCATTACTAATATTATCAACTGTAGTGTCTAAAGCTTCTGCTGTCTCTCTAATTGTGTTATAAGTTCTTATTAGTTTACCATACTCATCATATAAATAAACTCTTCGAGTTACCACACCCGTAGTATATCCTTCTAAGTTGAGTTTATCAAACTTCTCATAACTCCAAAATAGACTCTTACAAGTAGCTTTATACTTTAAGGCAGTTCCTATTGAAGAGTCTCCACAATTATGAAATTTTGACGCTTCTACTATAGAGTCCCACTCTCTAATAAAGATCCCATTAATTGAGTACTCATAGATTTTAACTGCATTAGATGGTGGATAACCTCCACCAGGAGTAGCATTATAATTGTCTCTTTTTCTAATAAATTCTTCTGTTACAATCATTGCCTCAAGCTCTAATGCTTCTTCTAATGTGTCAAGAACTTTTAGTGTCACTCTAATAAAGTTGTCTGGCCCATACTTACTTACAGCATAAGCGAATGGAGTTTTTGAACGTTTATACGTAGATGGTTGTGTACTACGGATACCGTTGCCCAAATAACCATCCCAGCCGTCTGGATTTATAGTTTGATGTACTCCAACATAAGTCTTCTTATTTATTTTGTTTACTGTCACGTAAACTATATATTTCATGTTCATTTTATTTCTTTGATTTTATATTTATACTTTTATTAAGTTATCTCCCATTTCGGGTACTATTTCAACCCTACGTCCATTCAGACTAGTCGTTGAACCTTCATTTAGTGTTCCCATATAGGTCTACATATTCTAAATGCTTGGCTGCTGATTATCCTAATGTCTTTCAATTAGGAGATCCCAGCAATTAGAGAGATTTGCAAAACTACTTACGCAGCAATGGGGCTACAATATAACCCTTCTTCACTGAGCTCGGGGTGATAGTTAGTCAAGAACCGAGTCTGCATTCCGGGATTAGTTGCAGTTGTGTCAAGGATGCTAGAAAAGTCTGCATCGATCAATTGAACTACAACTTCCCAATAATTGTCAGCTTTCCTAAAAGGAGCGGTCTTAACAATACACATCTGGCGAGATCCTTCAATACGGAAGGTGTCATATTTTTCATAATAACGTTCACGGAACGCCATAATTATATCTGCTCCGTTAGCACCGTCACCAATAGGTACAGCTGCAAATTCAACTCTCTTAATGAAGTCTACGTCCACTTCCCCACTTATGTTATCTCTACATTACTATAGAGGTCAGACTATATCATCATCATTAATTCTATTAGTGTTTTAATGATGCTTCCTGTTTCCACGATTAGATCGTGTACTCTACTTGTTTATTCATGTTAGTATTTCTCTAACACTATACTTTCGATAGTCGTTGAACCACCTTACTATTTATAAGGTTCGGCTGCTGATTGTCTCATAATGAGATGTCCCAGCAATTAAGGAAGTTATTCAATGTTGTTTACACAACAAGGGAGCGAGATTCACTCAAATAGCAAAGCATCAATGTTTTGAAACTTTGTAGGTTTGGTCTTATTGGAGTATATATTCATTAAGCTCTCTGTTAAATAAGAAGCTGTAAAATCTTGATAATGACGGGCAACTATGCCTAAACGATGAGGTTTAGCACCTAAAAATTTGTGAAAATCCTCATAGGTCTTTGTAGTACCCATTGTAGACTTCACAGTCGTTAAATTAAATAATTGCATGTAATTAACTTGTTTTAAAATTAGTCATGGTCAAAGTCCATAATGTCTTTGAATTTAGTTCCATTTGACTGTTTTGGTTGATCACGTATAAAAGTTTTTC